GATCCCTGTACACAAGAGCTTAAATTTATTAATGCTGACATGTCTAGTCCTATAGTAATTGCTTACTATGGACAGGTTAAAACATTCTCTTATACAGAATTACAAGACGGAACATTTGACAATTGGATAAATAGTGTATATTTGAAGTATAAAAATACATCACCCTGTCAAGGAGTTGGAGTAACTACTACTACAACTACCACAACAAATACGACTCTAAACATTGTAAGTAATGTAATGAACTTAGGGGCTATTTCAAATGTTGGTAGTGTAAATATAGATGTAGGATCTAGCACCTCTTCAGGAACTAACGTAGGAACAACCAATAAAACAAATAATAATGACAGCAGAACTAATTCTCGGAATCGTACTAGTAACAGCTCTAGTAATTCTAATTCTTCTAGCGGCTCGTCAGGAGAAACTGGAAGCAACAGCAGTGGAGGAAATCCACCAGAAAATCAAAGCGGGGATAACTCCGGATCCAACCCCAGTACCGGAAGTGGTAGTGGCAGCGGAGAAGGTAATGGAGGAAGCAGTGGCTCCGGCTCCAGTGGAAGTTCCAGTGGAAGTAGTAGTGGAAGTTCCAACAGTAGCGGAAATGGTGGCGGCTCAGGAAGCGGAGGTAAAACCGAAGAAAAAACGCAAGTACAAGAAGAAAAACCCACAGACCAACAAGTAGAAGAAACTAAGACTGAGCAACAAAAGACTCAGTCTAGTGGTACTGCGAAAGCAGCCAATAAAGCTAAAGCCGAAGTTGCTAAGCCCGCAATATTAGTAACTGGTGATTTAGTTGGTATTCAGACTAAGTCTGATGGAGCACAAGATGCAAGAGGTACTGCCTCCTTTACAAGAGTAAAAGGAGATGGTACTTCTTCTCTTGGGTTTTCAGCTGATTACATGCTTAATGCTAGAATCGGTAATATCTCGTGCGTACGCTCGTGGATAGGAGCAAATAAAAAAGGCAACAAACACATTAGTGTTGTTTCAGATGGTCTAAGTCTGATGCCTAAATCAATATCAAACACACTCTTGTTTGTAAGAGTAAACTCAGTTAAGAACTTTACAGCACTTTACGGAGCAGCTGGAACCTATGGTAAGTTATTTGGAGAAGAGATGATTTCTACAATTGCTATAGGTGGATTTATGTACAAGGGAAAACTTACTAAGAATATAGATGCTACAATTATTGCAGCAGGAATCTATTCTCCCTACTCTAAATATTATACAGAGTCTTTATTTGAAGCTAAGCCTATTGTAATTCCTTTCTTTAACTTTACCTACAAAATGACCAAGACTTTTGGCTTAGGTATTACTGGAGGAGGAACTTACGTAGCAGGACAAGATATCTTAAACTTTCAAATCTTAATGGGAGCTAAGTTACTGATATGAGGTGGATCATTGTTTTACTCTTCTTTGTGAACCCACTGAGTGCACAATTCACTTACTCAGGATATATGTACAGTGCTAATGGAGGTGCTGCTATAAACGTTCCTGTGAAGCTTTATAAAAGAACAACAACTACTACAGGAAATAACTCTACTACAGTAAAGGTTTATAGAACTCATAATGGAACTGGTGCTACCACACAGTACTCTACTTATCCTTCTACGAGATCAGAAATGGATAGGTGTTTTAACACAAGTTACTCTCACACTAGTTTGTGGTCAACAACTACAATGTCGGGTAACTCTTCTTTAAATTTTGGAACTTATAGTACATTAACTTCTGCAGGTGCTAGTGTTCCTAGTAGTGGGGATTACTATGCTACAGAAGTAAGTTTTACTTTTACCCCTGCAGAAACTGGCACTTATTCTTTTGGTATGACTTCTGATGATGGATCAGATCTTTGGCTAGTAAACACAGGAAGTATTATTGAATACTATGGAGGTAAAGGAGTAGGTACTTACAAATACGGCAGTGTGAGTTTAACCGCAGGTACTTCTTATACGTTTATTGCACGCATGCAAGAATACTCTGGCGGAGATGGATTATATCTTATCTGGAGAAGACCTTCTCAATCTGCACATTCTTATCAATCTTCTGAAGTAGGGACAGTAACTACTACAACCTCTTCTTGGACTTTAGATGCTACAGCGTATACTAACTCTTCAGGATACTATGCTTTCTCTAGAACCACTACTGCAAGTACGCAATGGTATATACAAGTAGATGTACCTACAAGAATTCAGGCTTACACTAGCACAGATATTCAAACAGTATCTAATATTATCTTAGGTAAGTCTACAGTCAATGGATTATCTTATCACAGATTTGATGTTAATGATGACGGAAGATTAAACATTGCAGACAAGTATTACGTAGCTGCTAGGAAGTCAGGAAGATTTACTAGATGGAGGTTAGCCTCTGATGTAAGAATATTTACAGCTACTGAGTACAATACAATCTCTTCTTCTACTGGTAATGTGCGTACTACATATCCAGGAATAACTACCTTCTCAACTTCTACTTTAACTAGTGGAGGAACCCTTAATCTATATTTAATAGCTCCTGGATACTCTGGAGCAGTAACTTACTAACATGAAAAAACTATTTATACTTTCTGCCCTAGTCACTATGATGACTTCTCTGAGTGCTCAATGCTACAAAGTTGACACTGTAACTTCAATTGCTTCTGTAACAGAGATAGGAGGAAGGCCTATCATCTTCGGAGCACAGACAACTCTAGAAGAGATCGCTTCTTCAAAGTACCAATTATGTAATGAGGGCAGTCCTATTTCAGGAGAAATCAAATCCATTGCTATGCCTGAACAACTCTTAAACATTGTAGGCTTACAGTTTCTTAAGCGTGAGTACATTGTAATTACACAGATCAATGTCAATGGAACTGTTGTAACAGGAGAAGCAAAGAAGATTGTCTATGTAAATGCAATGTTTGTTTCTGTAGAAGGGATTCCTCACAACAGAAAAGCTTACTCTAAGGCCTTGGAGAAGTCGTTTAAGAATGGATTTGAAAACTTGAAATAGGATAATATCCTTCTCAAATGAGAAGTTGTCTATTTTGACTTTCTATTCTAACTTATATTACAGCAGTTTTTAACCAAATAGCTCTCGGAGCTAAGTCTCTGTTCTGTCCACTTATTGCCTACGGTCTATTAGTTGTAGGTCAGAGCACTGTAAACTTCGTAAGAACATTTCGACACTATCGGAGAAAACCAATTTCACCTCTGAGGGCTACTCTCACAATCCGACTTCTAGCAGATTACTTTCTAATCCTCATCTGCGAACACTAAGAAGTGGTGTCAGTCTACAAATGTAATAGCATTTGTAGGTCAGAAGTCTGGTGTGTTGAAAATTTGTGGATTTTTTAGAGTCCTGCAGCCTGCTGACCCTTTAGATAGTCAGTCTGTTGCATTGGAGGATCATCGTCTACAAGAGAGTCCATAGCCATTTCTATGTATTCCCACAACATTTCTTCTGTGTATCTCTTTCTGTAGGTAAAGTCTTTGAAGCCTTCGTACAAAGCATTTTTAAATCCTTCTATATCCCCTGCTATCTTAATCTCTTCGTCTTGCAAGGCTAACAGGAATATGTCAAACACTTCCTGAGCTGTGGGTCTTTTAATCTTTTCCATCGACATAGCAGTGTTTTTAGTTAACACAAATATAAGTTTAAATCTTTTTTTGTCTATAGTGTTTGTCTAATACTTACAAACTAATAAAATAATTATCTAGATTAAAATTTCTCTTAACACGTGTAATATAAAATGTTACACGTGTCTTTAGACTTAACATTTAACTTGACTTTTTTTGCTATAATGGTATATTTGTTTAAGTAAAAACAAACCAAACCAATGAAAGTAGCACGTAGATATGAAGAAGGAGTCAAGTTACATCAAGCATATATTGATGTATTGCTTAGACTTGCAGGGTATAGATTGTCAGATCTATACACTAGTATATTAGCCCATAGTTCTTACTACGGTACTTTAGACAAGGAAGTAAAAGAAAGAATCGCAAGTGAGTTTAGCACATCAGTCCAAGTAATTTCTAACGGGATTACTAGACTAAGAAAAATGGGCATCTTAGAAAAAAACACAGTCAACAGAAGATTGTGTCCTACTAGCAAGCAAGACGTTACACTCACTTTGATTCTTTCTACAGGAGAAACTAAAAAGGTAGAACCCCAGTTGGAAGCTGCACAAGCATGAGAACTGTAAAGGATAAATACGACAACATCGAAATAAAAACCTATGCAGCTTACTCCGAGGTTGCTAAGGAAATGGATATGACTATAGACCAAGTAAGCACAGTCTACGAGTGGTATCTTAAAAAAACCATCGAAGAGATTAAAGAGCTACCCACAGTTAAAGTAAGATTGTCTGGATTAGGAGTTCTAGTATTTAATCCTAACAAGGCAATGAAGACTATAGCTACTAAACTTAAGTCTGAAACTTTGCTTACAGATTCTCCTAGAGAAGATCTTACAGCACTCAGAGGATATAATAACTACTACTTGCTAGAGAACTGGATTAAGTTATTTGAAGACAGATATGAAAGAGGAAAATCTAAAAAACTATACGCACCTGTAGTAGTTGATTACTTTGATAGAACTGTTATAACCTTAAAACAAAACCACAAAAAATTATATGAATCCTTACAAAGAGTATATGGCCCTGAGCCTGAAGGGTCTAAAGAATTTGAACAAAGTACTGGAGGGAGTGGCAACGAAGACAGCGAACCAATTCAAACTATTGAATAATGAAAAACAGAACATTATCGCAGAGCGAATGGATATTTGTCTCAAGTGTCCCTACAATTCAACAAACGCAGTATCTTCCCCTGAGTACTTACAACTCACGGGCGAACACTACAGCACTACCAGGTCAGAACTACACTGTTCGTTTTGTGGGTGTATCTGCACCTTCAAAACAGCATCTCTATCTTCGAATTGTGGAGTAGAGAGTTGGAACGCATCTAAACCAGATAAACAAATAGAACTATTATGGCACAAAGTAGAGTAAAGAAACTCACAATCAAGAATGGTTGTGACAAGAAACCAGGAAGTAAGTGTGGAGTACAGATTTACTTCTTGCCTGCTGACAAACCTTTAACACAGGTTTCTTCTAAAAAATAAGATTATGGAAAACCACCAAGCCCCTAGTCAACAACCCTACGTATCTAAGACTTTACAGGATAACTTATTCGAGACGTTTAAGATTTTCTGGAAAGCAGGATACTCGTACGGAAAGACTGGAAGAGATGAAGACTTCTATGCACGTGTTCTTGAAGACATCATGAACATGAACCAGTCAGACTTCTTAAAAAAATACAACAATGGCAACTAAAAAACTATCCTATATATCAGCAGAACTTGAATGGGCAGAACAACGCTTAACTGAGTGGAGAGCATATATAGATAACAATCCTATCAATGGATTGAAAGACAGAATTGAATGGAAGCCTACAGCCAAAGGAGGAACAATGCCTATGGTTATTGCTAGCCAAGAATCACAAATCAAATCTCTTAGAGATACTATGAAAGAATACTTAGCTTTACTTGAAGTAGTAGATCGTCTTAGAGAGAAAGAAGAACAAAAAGCAGAAGCCCGTGGATCTCAAGAGATTAACGGTAAGATGAAACAATTTAGTTAATGATACATCCTAATCTAGATAGTCCAGAGTTCCTAATTAACGTAAGGAATTTCCCTGATACTGATTCAGAGGAATATACTGCGTTTTGGGAAAACGAGGATAAGAAGATTACAGAAGGTATTACTATTAATGGATTTTACTTTTCTCCTTTCATTTATTGGCATTTAAACTATTGGTCTATTTATATAGACACTATAGTAGGTAAGCGTCAAGTTCGTAAACTAGATAAACCTCAACTTTGGGACACCTACCTAGCTGTAGATGAAACCATTCACAAGGCAGAGAATCACGAGGATGGAAAGAAAGGAGTTGTTATGGTAGGATCCAGACGTATCTCTAAGTCTGTTTTGACTTCTTCTTATATGGCTCACAAAGCCATTACACAGAAGGGTTCTGATAACTTGATATCTGCACTTAACCAACCTGACTTAAAAGTAATTACAGATTACGTAGACTTAGGTATTCGTAATCTTCCTGACTACTTTAGATTTCCTCGTATTGAGGATGACTGGAAGAAGCAGGTTACTTTAGGTTTTAAAGATAAAAAGACCAATGCTCGTAATGAGTGGTCTAAATTTCACGTACGTAACTTTGATGAAGGCAACAATACGGAAGCAGCTGCTGGTCTTACTCTGTCTTCTTTTCTTTTGGAAGAAGGAGGAAAGGGTAAGATTCTTAGTTGCTTAGCGGCAACTACTCCGTGTTTCGATAGTCCTTATGGATGGCGTTGTTCTCCATTTGTTATCGGAACTTCGGGAGACATGAGTAAAGCTGCTGACCTAGAAGAATTATTTAATAACCCAGAAGCTTACAACTTCCTACCTGTAGAGGCAAACGAAACAGGTAAGAGTTATGGATTGTTTATTCCAGGAACTAAATCTCTAAAAGTACCAAAGGAAGAAAAATCCTTAGGACTTTATCTAGGCAAAGAAGAGGCTTCTGAGTTAGACTTAATTAAGATTTGGGTAGCAGACGAAGAGAAGGGTAAAGAACTTATCTTAAAGTCTAGAGAACAGATTAAAAAGTCTAGTGGATTAGAGACTTACTTAAAAGAAGTAATGTACTATCCTCTCACGCACGAGGAGTGTTTCTTAGAGTTATCTCAGAACATTTTCCCAGTAGATTTACTTCAAGAACAACTACAGAAGTTAACTGCCCAAGAGATTGTAGCAGACAACGTAGAACTCTACATGTCAGCAGACGGAACAGTACGTCACAAGTTTACCGAGAAAAAGGCTGTTACGAACTTCCCTGTTAAACCAACAGATAATATTGAGGGTTGTGTACAGATTTGGGAATATCCTCTGTCAGAAGCCCCCTATGGACTTTATACAGCAGGAACGGATCCATACAAACAGTCACAGGCACATTACTCAACTTCTTTGGGGTCTACTTACATTTATAAGCGAGTACATAATCTTAACGGAGAAGGCTGGCAGAATATGGTAGTAGCTTGTTATACAGGTCGTCCTAAGAAGATTGAAACCTGGTACGATACTACTAAGATGCTTCTTAAGTATTACAATGCTAAGACTCTTTGTGAGAACATGGACTATGGTTTTATTCAGCACTGTGTAGATAAGCAAGAGTCTCCTAGAGTTTTAGAGAAGACACCTAAGTTTCTTAACGACATCCACCCTAACTCTACAGTTAATCGTGACTATGGAATTCACATGACCAAGGATATTAAAAACTATTTAATGTCGCTTATCATTGAGTACATCACAGAAGTAGTAGATATAGAAAGAGATGCAGATGGTAACACTATAAAAGAACGTCTAGGAGTTACTAGAATCTTAGATCCTGTTCTAATTAAGGAATTAATTAAGTTCACACCTAAGTTAAACGTTGACCGAGTTATTTCATTTGGTCTTACTTTAGCTATGGCTAAGTCTTTAAACACTCAAGTAATTATTTCTGATGCAAGTCAGGATACTAGAATGCAAGCATACTTTAGAGAGAAGAAAGGTTCGTCTCTTTTTCGTACAACTTCATCACCTTTTCGCTATTAACTAAAACTAAATAACAAATACAATGATTATTGAATCTCTCAAAGAGTACACTGATCCAGTCAATCACGCCTACTTTTATCCTGAGCAGTTTGTAAGCTTATCGGATAAAGAAAAGGAGAGCTGGATTAAGTCTACTATGGACTACTTTGCAAATATTGCATTTGCACAGTACAAGCAGAATATCACCTTTAGAAAAAACTATAGGTTGCTTAACGGAGAATTTAACTTCTCTGACTACACAAACATCCCTGAGATGCAGGAACTAATCAGTTACTTAAATGATGTACCTGATCAAGAGCCTGAAGTACCTCAGCACTTAAAGCACTATCCTATTGTTAACCCTCCTATCAATCAGTTGAAGGGAGAGTTAATTAACCGTCCTCACAAGTACAAGGTTAAAGCAGTAGATGACGAAGCTGTAAACGAGACTATTGATTTCCGTACAGAGTTAATTAAAGAACATTTCTTAAAGAAGTTAGAAGCTCAGTTAGAAGGTCAACCTGTTGATCCCGAACAAGAAGCTCAGATGCAACAAGAAATCCAGAACAAAATTTTGGATTATACTTCTGTTGCAGAAGAGTGGGGTAACAAAACTTTAAATGCTCTTAAGTACCACTTTAACTTTAGAGAGAAGTCTCAGCAAGCTTTCTTAGATTTCTTGGTAACAGGTAAAGAGTTTCACCACTTCTACCCAGATAATTCTCGCTTAGGATTTACCTATAAGACAGAGAACCCATCTAACGTATGGTACTTAGCTAATCGTAATGCTCAGTACACATCTGACTGTTGGGCTTTAGGTTTGATTGAAGTTCTTTCTATGAGTGAAATCGTAGAGAGATATAATCTTACAGGAGAAGAAGTAGAGCATTTGAAGAATCGTTCTTTACAGAACTTAAGAAACAACGAATACTCTCCCTTAGCTCCAGCTTTGCCAGATCCTAACGATCCTTTGTGGCAGTTAACCTTCGAGAACGTAGGTGACTTTGCTAACGGAGGTATTGATCATAACGTATTCTCATTTAACTCTCAGCACTCTTACACAGTTGTTACTTCTTACTGGCAGTCTAAGAAACGTATCTTCAAACGTACCTACTTAGATGAGGAAGGATTCCAACAAGAGATGTTTGTATCTGAAGATTACAAGATGGATAAAACCTTAGGTGATATTACTCTTGAGGAACTTTGGATCAACGAATGGTGGAGAGGTATTAAGATTGGTGCAGACATCTACGTAAATGTAGAACCTTTAGAGTTTACTCAGAGTGCTCCTATTGTAGGTATTATTAATACCACTCGTAACACTCAAGGTAAGTCTTTGTTAGATCTTCTTAAACCCTATCAGGTTCTTTACAACATCTGTATGAATCAGTTGTGGGAATTGCTTGAGAAAGAAATTGGTGTTGTATTCTTGGGTGACTTGAAAGTAGTTCCTAAGAAAGACTCTCAGGATCCTATCGAGACAATGCTATGGAATGCTAAGAACAGAGGAACTCTTTTGATTGATACTTCAATTGAGAACACAGGAGGAGCTGTACAGTTCAACCAATTCTCTCGCCTTGATCTTACTCGTTCACAAGAGATTCAAGCACGTATCCAATTAGCTCAACAACTTCGCTTAGAAGCTTATGAGTTAGTAGGTCTTACTCGTCAACGTCTAGGTAACTCTCAAGCATCAGATACAGCTACTGCTGCTAACAATGCTTTGATTCAATCCTTTGCTCAAACAGAAACTTGGTTTGCTTGGCATGATAACATCTTACAGAAAGTTTATCAGACTATCTTGGATATGGCTCAGTATATTGAATTACAGAAGCCTACTTCTACTTTAAACTATCTAAACTCTGAACTAGAGACTGTATTCTTACAGGTATCTAAGAATGAATTACTTCATGAGTTGTTTGTATTTGTTTCTTCTTATGCAGAAGACAAAGTTACTCTTGAACAGTTAAAGCAGTTGGCTCAACCTGCGATGCAGAATGGAGCAGAGCTTTCTGAAATGGTAGATTTGTTTACTGCTAACTCTGAAAGAAGCTTACGTAAGACTTTGTCTGATGTACAGAAACGTAAAGAAGCTATCCGTCAACAAGATCAAGCGCTTAAGCAACAACAGTTGGAGCAACAACAAGCACAGTTTGAACAGAAGATGCAAATGGATGCAGCTCAGAAAGCAGAAGATGCTAGAAGAGATGACATGAATAAGCAGCTTGATCGTGAGAACAGACTGCAAGTAGTTCAACTCCAAGGTATTGCTAACGAAGGTTCTTATAGTCCTGACGTAGATACTACAGGTCTCTTAATTGAACAGACTAAGATAGCTCAAGACATCTCTAAACAAACCTTTGAAAAAGTAACTAAGAATAAAGAGTTAAATTTAAAGGAGAAAGAGTTGGCACTGAAGGAAAAGGATATCGACACTAAGCTTAAAATAGCACAAACAAATAAAAACAAGTACGATTCAGGCTCAAAAAAGAAATAAGAGATACAAATAAGTAATAGATTATAGCACTAAAGTAGGGGGTTTTTGAGCCTAAAAATCCCCTATTTTAACTTATTGTGCATATCGTAACCTAATTTATTAATCTCTTGTGTTAATTTTTTAAAATATTACTTTTGAATTAAACCAAACTAACCTTATGACAACCAATAGTCCATTAGAGAATTTAGAGTTCTTTGACAGTTTTTCCGTAGATGATCCACTAGATTTGGATACCCCTACAGAAGATCCTAATGCCCACATTAAACCAGATATTTTAGGAGGAGAAGACTTTGATCCCCTAGAAGAAGATGAAAATCCTGAACCTATAAATCCTCCTAAAGCTCCAGCACCTGTTGAAGAAGAAGAGGAAGAAGAGGAAGAAGTAGATTTAGAAGGAGATGAAGACGAAGAAGATAATTACTTTGAAGTCTTTGGTAAGGGTCTTGCTAAAGCAGGAATGCTTAACGTAGAAGAAGGAGAAGAAATAGAGTGGAATGAGCAAACATTCTTAGCTAAGATGAACGAGACTATCGAAGATAGAGCTTGGAATCAATTAGAAGAACTTGCTACTGAAACTTACGGAGAAGCAGGAGTACAGATGATTGAAGATATCTTCATCAATAAAGTGCCTGTGCAAGAATACTTACAGATGTTCTCAAACGAACAAGTAGTCGAGAATGTAGACTTATCTGTAGAAGGAAACCAAGAAAGAGTTTTCCGTTTGTATTTAGCTAAGACAGGAATGGATGAAGATGAAATCGAAGATCAACTGAACTACGCTAGAGATAATGATCGCTTAGAAGCATACTCTCAAAAGTACCAAGTTAAGTTGGTAGAGAAGATGCAACAGGAAAGAGCACTACTTGCAGAACAAAGTGAAGCTCGTGTACAAGCGATGAGACAGAAAGAAGAAGAAAGAGAGCAACTCTACGCTGATGTATTAGATGGAGCAATTGCTTCAGGTGCTATTGAAGGGTATCCTATCAACGAGCAATCAGCTACAGAGTTATTTGACTTCGTTCTTTCGAGACCACACGTTCTTCCAAACGGTCAGCGTATTAGTGAGTTTGAATACAAACTTGCTAAGATGCGTCAAGAGGATCCTTCTAAGTTTTTAGCTGTAGCTAGATTAGTTCAAAATGATTTAGATCTAACTCCTGTAAAAAGAAAAGCTGTAACAGAAGAGACCAATTCTCTATTCAATGATTTAAAGACCAAGAGTAAAAAGTCTGGTAAGACTTCAAAATCTAACGATGACTTATTCTCACGGTACTTCAAATAAAACATAAAAACAAAAATAATAAATTACTACTATGCCTAATCAAAGTATTCCAAGGGTTAACGGGAGAGTTATAGCTAACGCTCACATGACCAGCTCATTCTATTCTAAAAATGGTTTGGGTAAATTGACAGACAAGAACTTCGTTGAAACCATGCTGCGCACTAAGCCTGATCAGTATGACAAAATGATGATTCGCCTTTTCACCGACACTAAATTGTACAAGAACGACTTGTTGGATTTGGTAATGAAGACTGGTAAGCCTTTTATGGTTAACGATCCTAACGGAGTTTTCACCTACAAAATCAAGAAGCGTGCTGAGTTACCTAAGATCATTGTATCTACTGCTGCTACCTATCCAGGTCGTGATGGTTCTACTTTCGAATTGGTATTTGACAAGAACGTGTTTGTTGTTAACGACATTATCACCGGCCACCGCTATGAGCAAGAAACTCAAATCCAAATCGTTTCTGAAGGTGAAAAACACCAGAACGGTTTCAAGTACAAGTGTACTGCAGTAGGTGCTTCTTCTAGCGACTACGTAGCTGCTACTTTCTTGGCTGTAGGTGTTGAGTACTTCAAGATCGGTAACGTATTGGGTGAGTACACCACTTCATTCTCTAGCTTGGGATTGTTCGATGGTAACTTAGAAGTTATGGCTGATGTATTGCAACAGTATGGTGTTGAACACACTATCACTGACTGGGCTGATGCAACCAAATTGGGTATGCAGACAGACGCTTCAGGCAATCCTATGGACATCACTTACTACTCTGTAAGCGATCCTATGGCTGAAGGTGAGAAAACCAAAATCGTTGGTTGGGAGCCTACAGTATCTCGTTTGCTCCGTATGGAGATGATGCGCATGAAAGCTAACACTTTGATGTGGGGTCGTCAAGGTAACGGTAAAGATGAAAAAGGTCGTCCTACTCGTGCTAAGCAAGGCTTATGGCAGCAATTGCACTTGGGTAACGTTATCTACTACGATCGTGGTCAGTTCTCTTTGAACTTGATTCGTACTGCTATCGGTGACTTGTTCTACAACCGTGTGTTGTTGAAAGACCGTAGCGTGAAGATCTACACCAACCGTTCTGGTATGGAGTTGGCTTCTACTGCTATCCGCAAAGACTTCAACGGTCAGAACTTCATGGTATCTGCTGATAAGTTCTTGGATGGTAAAGATCGTACTAAGCAAGGTTATGCTTTCCAATTCGATCACTTTATGACTACTGAGACTGGTCCAGTTGAATTCGTAGAATTAGAGCAATTGAATGAGCATGCTACTTTCTTGGAGTTGGGTCCTAACAAGAAGACTCCTCCAATCTTCATCATCTTGGATGTAAGTGGTCAAGATGACGCAGGTATCCGTGAGGTAAAATTGTCTACTCGTCCTAACATGTACTATCAGTACATTGCAGGTTCAGTAGGATTCGGTGCTCAACAGACATCAATCGCTAGCAAAGATCCTTATTCTACCTACATCATGAAAGACTTCGCAGGTATCTTCTTGGAAGATCCTACCAAGACTGTGATCATTAAAGAATTCCCTCGCATCTAATTGCGAATCTATGACGGAGGGGGTTTAATAGCCCCCTCCTAAATAGATAAAGTTAGAACCAAAAATTAAACCAAACCAAAAATGAGTAAAGAAATAGCACAGGGAGTGCGAATTATTCGTCCCTACAAAAGACAACCTTCTAGCATGCGCACATTAGAAGGATCATTGTACCAGAATGGATATAACTTCATTCCAGGAACAGTAAGAAAGTTTTTCCCACGAGTTGATTCACGTGGAGTAATTAGAACAGGATTAGATGAGAACTCTCCGAAGTTCCGTGGAATCTTGGACACAAAAGCTAGAGAGCAAGAGATGCAGAGAGTTAAGCAACTTAGAGAATACTATGAGTCGCTTCTTGATGAATCATTACTGCCTGCTAGTACGTTCTATGACGAAATTAAAGAAAACGGATATACCCTAGAAGATGGAGATAACATCTTCAATATGGAGAATCCTAGAGAAGCAATTAACTTTTATTGGTTAATGGAAACCGAAATGGTTGCTCACTCTATGGATGATATAGAAAGTGGTAAGATAGATACAGCTATTGTAAAGTTCTACGTTTACAATGGTGACGTAGAAACTAAGACTACTTTTGAACGTAAGAAACGCATTAACAGTGCAATTGCATCTTTAGATAAGATGACTGCAACTAAGCGTAAAAAAGTTCAAAAGCTTATTGGCTTAGGATTACCCATGGATGCTACAGAAGAAGAAGTTTACAATGCAGTAGATGAGTTCTTACGTACACCAGCATCAGCTCTTGATCGAGATCCTATTGATCAGTTTAACAAGATTATGTCATACAGTGACGACTTGTTAGATGTGAAGGCTCTTGTAAAAGATCTAGTAGATAAAAACATCATTAGAATTAAAGGTTCTATTGTATACGAAGGAGAGCATGTATGGGCTAAGTCAATCGAAGAGTTTGAATTATTCCTTGCAGATCCTAAAAATACAGAAGAGTATACATCCTTTAAGGATAAGTTGAAAAACAAAGCACGAATTGACGCTCTATAAAAACTAAATATATAACATGATCCCTGTTGAGGAACTCATCTATGAGTTTAAACTAACTTTAAATAAAATCAATCGTCAGGATAATATAGATATCCCGATTGAAGATATTATAGTTTACCTCAACAAGGCTCAGGTTAGTTGGATTAAAACTAAACTTAATCCTAACAATATTTATAAAGTAGGCTACGATTCAATCAGAAAGCGTATTGATGATCTCCAGATATTGAAGACCAGTAATGTGCCTCTGAATCCCGTAAAAACAAATGATCTCTTTCACGTTGGCTATGATTGTCCTCTGAAAGACGCAGCAAACTATATGTTTTATATTTCGTCTTACGCAATAGCAAAGAATGGAACCTGTTCTGAGCCCATTACTATAGACTTAGTTAGACATGGAGAACTTACTACTAAGTACCTTGACAACAATTACAGCCCTTCGTTTGAGTGGAGAACAACTTTAGCCACACTGGGGAATGATAACTTGACAGTCTACACTGATAGTAAGTTTAAGATCGAAAAAGTGTTTGTAACATACTTACGTTATCCCTTAGATATAGATGTAGAGGGCTACGTTAAGTTTGATGGAACAAACTCTAAGAATCAAGACTCAGAACTCCCTGAGTATGCTCAGTCAGACATTGTCGACTTAGCTGTTAAGTTCGCTGCTCAATCAACTGATAATCAAGCACAAGCTGTGTTTGCTGAAGATCGTTTAAACAAAAACTCTGAATAATATATAAAACTATGAATCACAAGATCACACAAATCTTCGTACCTAGCGCAGTAGATGCTGCTTATGTACCCTCCTCAACTGCAACTCCAATGGTTACAAAAAGTATTTCTGCTTTAAATGCTGATGGTACTGCAAACTTAGGAGCTACTCCATCTGTTCCTGCTTCTTTTAAATTAGCTTTTGGAACTGGTACCAATAACAAATTTGGTAATTTTCAAACTAGTATTATCAAGCAAAGCAATATTTTGTCTGTAACCAAGACTAACGCTGACTTGACTGTAACCCAGCAAGTTTCTTACATTGGTTGGGATGAAGCTTCTGCTGCTACTCCTGTTTTCAAATGTGACGAAGAATACGTTGTTACTTTGAAAATTGACGAGTACTGGAGCAAAGGCATTTACCAGCCAATGATTCAAGAGTCTGTAGTTGTTAAAACTGCATGCTGCTCTGAATGTGGTGGTGACTGCGATGCTTTGTCTGCTTCTACCTACATGACTGCTATCGTTACTAAGATCAATGCTTCTCCTTTGTTGAGCAAGTATGTTGTTGCTTCTTTGGTATCTAGCGGATCTAACTACGGTGTTAAATTGGTAGGTAAGGCTTTGGATGAATTCGGTAACGCTTGTGTTCCTGATGCAGTTCCTTACGTATTCAACTTGGTACGTTTCAAAGTAAAAGTTCACGAAGGTCCTTACAACACTCAAGACTTCGATATCGAAGATGCTTGTGCTGCTTGGACTATCACCTATGCAACTAACGTTAAGTATCCTATCGGTGTTAAAGCTGCTATGGCTGAAATGGAACGTCACTACTTCCGTAACAACTTGCCTAACGTAGCTGAAGCTCGCTACTACTGGAATCCTATTTACAACGAAGATGTAAATCAATTCTTGTACGTACCTACTTATACCGCTGCTACTGGTTTTGAAATGTACGAAATCACTTACTTGGAAGATTCTCCAGTAGGTTTTGAGAAGAAAACACAAAACACTCACTCTATCATTATCTTGAGTGAAGAAGGTGGAGCAGGTGAAGCTGGCATCCGTGCCTTCATCAATAATTTGACTGGTTCCTCTTTCGTAGACTAATCAAGAGATTATGTGGGGGATTAATCTCCCCCACTTTTTCTTACCTATTAACTTAAAATAAAATGAAAGATATCAATCTCAAACCTGGAACATTCAGTGAAACCTTGGAAAATGCTTCTGGCAAAGGTCCTGGGAAATCACTTGTAAAATTTATCTTGGGAGTTTTATCTAGCAACTCAACTTGCTGCGATAAAACTTTTGCTTACGGTACAGTTAACAACTCTACTATTACTTTAAAAGTATATACAGCTCCAGAAATTGCTGCCTTAACTGGTATGACTGCTGGTACATTGGTATATGATAGTACTAATACAGCCCTTAAGTTCTACAATGGAACTGCATGGGAAACCGTAACTTCTGCCTAATCTCTAAATAAATGGGGGAGATAACACTCCCCCTTTTTTAAAAAACTATGAACGTACAACTTAACTTAGAAGCACTTAAAGCAAAGGATTGCTCTTACTTGTCTATCCTTGATACATCAGTATACCCATTAGCTCCTGATACTGCAGAGATTTCTATCTCAGTACCTGGCTATGATAATCCTTTTACTTTCAATTACACTATTGGCGAAGTAAACATATTCAACTCTTATAACTTTGGATTCACTACTTCTTCTACCAGTGGCTTTACTGCTTTACCTGATGGCGTTTATACTTTAACTATTACCACTTGTCCTGATACTGGTATCAACACTCGCTACCACTTGAGGACTTGTAAGATTGATTGTCGTCTTGGAGTACAGTGGGCTAAGTATGTAGACTGCTGTGATGACGAGAAGACTCTTATTTACTTGGACAAAATTGAGTTTTTGCTTAAGGGTGCTGAAGCACATGCTGATTTATGCAACCCTGCAAAAGCTACTGAATTATATAGAAAAGCCGATGACTTACTCAGAAGACTTGAGTCTGACTGTTAAGAAGAAACTTGCTCATGCTGCTTACAAAGAGTTACAGCATATCAAGTACTTAACAAAGCCCTATTACAAAAAGTCTAAAGCACTAGCACGCTTCTTGAAGTATGCTGACTGCATAGACTGCGATACAAAAGCAACTCTGAAAATTAAACTTTAAAACAATGACTAACTGCTGCCCTAATAACAACTGCGTAGAAATCGTTCCTTCTGGGTGCGTAAAGTATACAGGTACTCCTACTGAAGGAGGTCTGATTGATTCTTTTAATTCCTGTGACCCTTATCTGAATGACTTGCTTAAGTTATTGGACGATAAAGTAGTTAACTTAGACACCCGTCTAGGATTAGATAAAACTACTTTTGATGCAGCAAACAATGCATGTGGTACTAATCCTGTAATTTCTATGACAGGAGTTACTGTACAAGATGATAAGTACTATTCTGCACAAGTAGTTATTAAGTTGGTAGGAGTTATTTGTGAGTTGCGTTCTCGCTTAAACTATTTGTCTGCAAAAGACATCAACGTAAATTCTGGAAATATTCACTGGTTAGATCTTCCTTTAGATTCTTCTTTTAAGGTATGGTTAGCTGATCAGTGCCTTGGCGATAATCCTTGCTCTGGAGACGAGATTCAAAATCTTCGTGGTTTACTTCAGGCTATCATTGTTAAACTTTGTACTTGCTGCGCATAACCATGTCTACTTGTCTTGATTGTTTCGGAACATATACAAACACTCCCTGCGATTCTGTAGGATGTTTGTCAACTAATTACGCTAAATGTATTACCTATTCTGGACTTCCTTTGTACTGCGGTACAGGAGCAGTAGGTAGTGTTAGCAAAGCAGGTTTAGCTTTAAGTCCTACAGTTGTTACTGAATACACTGTATCTCCTACAGGAGGATCAGGTTCTGGAGTTTCTGTTAAAGTTACTCGTACTCCAGGTTCTAATGTTTATACTGTAGTAGTATTATCAGGTGGAAGCGGATACACAGTAGGAAACTTCTTAACTGTAGCTGGTAGTGCGTTAGGGGGTGCTTCTCCTGCAAATGATTTGACTTTGCAAGTAACTACTCTTGCAGCTATCATTGCTAACGGAGCTAACTTAGATACAGTTATTGCTAATCTACACCAACGTATCTGTTTGTCTACTGCAAGTGGTGCAGACTACTCTACATTTGATTATGGATGTTTGAGATTAGGTGGTGCATTAACTAGCTTAGGTACTCCTATTACAACTGTAGAAGGATTTGCTGAATCAGCTTCTGCTGCTTTGTGTGCATTAAACATTCGTACTCTTGCATTAGAGACTCCTGCATTCACAGTCCCTGGTTGTATCTCTTTAACTTCAGGTGTATCTACTATTAGTCAAATCTTAACTGCTTATGGAGCTAAGATCTGTTCTATCAATACTCAGTTAGATTTAAGCGGAGTAACTGCAGGTTGCTTTACTACTGCTCCTTCTTCTACTGCTGACTTACAAGTTTGGTTTGATTGGGTAGTAACTAACGTTTGTTCTATTAAGACAACTACAGATGCTAACGTAACTTCAGTAACTACTAACGCTAACAACTTAAAGACTTATATCTCAGGTGGAAGTGCAGTACCTGCTTCTATTGATACTTCTTGTATCACAGGAGGATCTAGCACTAGTACTTTAAGTGCAGCTGCTATCTTGTTTACAAGTCAGATCTGTGCTATCAATACTACCTTAGCGACTATCCCAGCTACAAACTACACTTTAACTTGGGCTACTAACTTTGGAACTACTCCTTACTACGGATATACTTTTAACTATACAAATACTTCTGATACTCTTTCTAACCAGCTAACTAAGATTGTTGCTGCATTGGGAAGAATGAAGATGAAGTTAAATGCTTCTGACTTTACAGCATCAAGCGACTCTGATGGATTGAATGTATCCTTGGCTTCAGGAGTTCGCTTTACTTGTTCTCAATTAAACTCTTGTTCAATTACTAGCTTAGCAGATGTAACCTCTACCTCACCTGCAGCTTATCATAGTTTGTTCTGGAATGGATCTGAGTATGTAAACAAAGAATTGATCTTTACTTCTACTGCAGGTACAGTAGCAATCACACGTGCAAACAATGCAGGAAACATTACCGTAAACTTAGAAGTAGCAGGTGCAAGTATCACTACAGCAGTAACTACTCCTAGGACTGTTTCCAATATGAGTGTTGTCCCTTCAACTAGATACTCAATTGGATCTCTTCCTAAGTTACATAGGGCAAATGGTATGGTAACCATTTCTGGAACATTTGCAATACAAATTACTGGATCTACTACTTGGGCACATCATCAGTTGATTGACTTCTTGGATATCCCTACAGGATATCTGAACGCTAATCCTGAGTATTTCCACGTAGCAATCTACACCTACACTGCAGCCTCTCCTTCAATTCCTACAGCAGTTGCTCAAGGTCTTGCAGCTTTATCTGGAGGTAGTGTATTGATTTACTTAATCAATCCTGCAGGAACTTTGAGTTTCTCAGCAGGTGATTCTTTAGAAATTGTACTAGGCGGCAACACCTATAAAGTATAATAAAAATCTTGGCAGGGTTTTTTTGGTTGGTTTTCCTGTCATCTTGCTAGTAGGAGCCTGCGAAAGTGGGCTCTTCTAGTTCTTAAATAAACACTTGACTTAAAGTTAAAATTAATTTATATTTGTAATAAGCCTTAAATTAACCCAAACTATATACTAATGTATACTAACTCAGACTTAATCGCTAGGGTAAAGAGCGCTAACAAGTTCATCAGTGATGATGATATGATTAGTGACCGCTATATTTACGGCTTATTAAAAACTAAAGCTTCTACACTATTACGTAGAGAAATCAACTTACGAAGACTTCTTACTTCAGATAATGTGTATCAAGCATATGAGTGTTTACATTTAATTGAGGCTCCCGGTTCTGAATGTGATCTTAACTGTCCTATACGTAGAAGCAAAAACAAACTACCAAAAATAGATGAGGGGTTGTATTCGTACTTTATTCAGGGGGTGTTCAACACTTCTAACTCGCAGGAACTTTTTCCTACTACTATTAGAGATTTTATTAATCATAATTCTTTACGTTTTAAGACCCCTAAAAAGTACTATACTATCCGCAATGGATATCTTTACGTTTTAGATCCAGATGTAGAGTGTGTGAATATGTACGCTTACTTTACTGAGTCTATCGAAGATCTTGATGGCTCACAGTGTATGAGTATGTATGATAAACAATTTAAGTTTCCTGGCTACTTGCTGGATACTTTGATTGAAATGTGTAATCAGTCTTTAATCAACTATCATAAGTTGCCTTACGAGACTGAAGACAACAACAGGGATGAACCCAACTAATTATGTCGAAAGACTTTATAAAACCAAACCCAAGAAAACAAGTTAGGAAAAAAGAGAAGGATACAACTTCGGATACGAACTATCTTTCCCTTAGAGCCTACCATCTGTTCTTAAAAGAAACTAAACGCAAAGACATTACCTATAAGCAGTTTTGTGGCATTCCTAAAAAGATTCACATTAAACTTATAGAGAGGTTATTACGTGGAAGATACTCACTGCGGTTTCCAAACTTCGGATCAATTAAAATTGTAAAGACTGAAAATGCGATTAAAGAAGGTAAACATACAATTATTAACTGGAAGCTCTACAATGAAACTGGCATCAAGGTGCCTTATAGAAATTCACATACCGATGGTGCAGTCTATAAATTTCATTTGTATCCATATTCTAAACGAATAGTTGAGTTTGGTTTCTACGATCTAAGAATGTCTAACAGACATAAAACAGCCTTAGCTCAAGCAATCAAAGACAACAAACTAAATATAAGGTAAACTAAAATAAAATGAAATACGATAACACTAACTTTATTTCCTCTGAGCCTTTAGTTGCTGAAGTAAAGCAAGAGCTCAAGTCGTACTTTGAAGCTGGTGCTATCAGTGAGGTTCTTATTCCTACTTTCATTGATCAGGCTTTACGCAAACTTCGTGTAATGGTATTGAAGCCTGAAGAAGCTGTACTTACTTTCTCTAATTATAAATCTGAATTACCCTGTGACTTTTCTTTGTTAGACTATGCTTTGATTTACGAAGCAGATGTACAATGGACTTCAGGTGTTAATTCTATGCAGGGATACTGGTGGCAGAATCTAGAATGTACTGGAGGTTGTGATGCAGGAGACTGTGTCAAGCAAGAAAACTATTACGAGACTATCAGTGTACCTACACCCGGTTTTAAGATTACTATGCAACACCCTAAGATGCTTAGAGTGTATCATGGTTCTAAGACTATGTGTATTGAGGGTTGTGAAAACCTCAATGTGTCGTCAGCTGATGTATTACAAATTTATCCAAATAAAACAGTTAGTGCAACGTTTGAAACAGGTTGTGTTTTCCTTAGATATTACTCACGTCCAATGGACGATGATAACATACCTATGGTGCCAGAAATTCTTGAGATTGAAGAGTATGTCAAGTCTTATCTTAAGTTTAAATTTTTTGAGCAGCTTTGGCATTCAGTAGTAGACGAAAGTCAACGTCAAGTAGAGTCTAAGTTTCAGTACTACAGACAAGATCAATTAAATAAGTTACAAGCTGCTAATGGTTACTTGTTAACCTACACTAAACAGCAGATGGCTGATAACGTAGCCCGTACTAAAAATCGCTTTACTAAGTTCCATATCTCCTAAGTTTAATGGATAACAAGATCAATCAAAATATAGCAGGTTTAAACCTTGATTCGGTTAATTACCAGATCAAGGAGAACATGATTACGTTTGCTCTAAACGCAAACATTCAGTCTCATGATGGTAACTCTACCACATACACTAACGAATCTTCTAACCAGTTATGTTTTGATTTTACTTCTCAGTATCCAGGGTATAAGATTGTAGGTAACCTCAGTATCTTAGAACAATCTAAACTTATTGTTTTCTTAGCTCATCCTGATGGAAGATCCTTAATAGGCGAAATAACTAACTTAGATAAAGATTGTACAACATTAACTGAAACTGAAAAGGATTGCGGTTGTGTATCTGGTACAGTAGTTACTAGTACGGTAGGTTCACAATTAGGGGAGTCTTTAGATACCTGTTGTACCTTCACCCCTTTAATCGTAGATGATTGCTGCCAAGAAACAGGTGGTTGTTATTTCTATTCAGTAGAATCAACTGAAGAAACAGGAGAGTCAAATCAAGCTTATACAGTTAACTGGACAGACTGTAGTGGTCAACCACAGAGTCAAACTTTTTTTGGTATAGGCTTCTTCTTAGCTCGTAGAGGTGAGTATGTACTTCCACCTAACGTAAGACTGATTAGTGAAGTATACGAAGGGGGAGAAACTCCTTGTGAACCAGGAGGAGGATGTTGCTTAAAGTTATCAGTAGACTTTCCTGTGTATGCAGAGTATCGTATAGATAACTGTGAAACTAAAGTATACTTTGTTGCTCGTAACATACAACCTCGTTATTTCTCATTAGAGGAACCTTTGGGTAGGGATCAATGTGGTGAACCCATTACATCTCTTTCAAACGCTTGTGAGCGCTTAAAACTATTCCCAGACTTCTGTCAGCCTGAAGTGTATCCTACTGCAGTTGATTCAGGAGGAAGACTTAAGGGTGGTGTATATTCTTTCTCTGTAGCTTATGCAGATGAGAACGGTAAGGAACTTACAGACTATATTGATTTCTGTAACCCTATTCCAATCTTTGAGAGAGCTATTACTGAACAAACTGAATACGAAACTTCTAAATCTATTAGAGTCTCTATAGATCATAAAACTGCAATCTTTGATTACTTTAACTTAACTGTTGCAGAAAACATTAACGAAGTAACTACATACCACTTGGTAGGTACTTACAGAGTGAATCAAAGTTCTTTATCTGATTCTATTATTTATACAGGAGATTACTCTTCTACCTTCTCTTCTATTACTCCTTTAATCCGTAGTCCTCATTACGAGCATGCTGAGATTATCGAGAAACAGAATGACATTTTAATATTAGCTGATTTAGTAGAGACTCCTAAGTACAACTTCCAACCTATTGCAAATCAGATCCAACTTAGGTGGGAAACTGTACAGATGCCAGTAGATAAGAAGTTTGACTACTCTAATCCAGAAGTTGCTTATTTCTTCCGCACTTATCAGAGAGATGAGGTTTATCCATTTGGTATTAAGTTTAAACTAAAGAACGGTAAGTATACAGATGTATTTCATATTCCTGGAAGACTTGCTAACAGTACAGACTTTGATCCTATGGATCCTGCTAACAAAGACGTGTTTCATATTGTTAACGATTGTATAGCAGAAGAACAGTCTTTACGTTGGCAAGTATACAATACAGGATCTAAGGGTTTAATGTACTCTCAAAATCCTGCAAACAAACAAGAAGAACAATACTCTTGTGCTATAGTACCAGGAGAAGCAGGACAGTTTGCTTATTGGGAATCTACAGAAACTTATCCTTGTTATGAAGAAGTATGGGGAGACTTAGCAGGTCAACCTATTCGTCACCATAAGTTTCCTGATAGTGCTATTACACACATCCACAAGAATGATGAACCAATCATCTATCCTATAGGAGTACGTGTACAGGAAACAGTATTTGAATCTATAGTAAATAACACCACTGTTTACGATCCCTTAAACACTTATGGTAATCATCAGATTCCTGTTAAGGAACTTATCTGTGGATATGAGTTGGTAAGGGGTAACCGTGTAAATAACAAATCAGTTATTGCTAAGGGACTTGTGTATGATGTAGGAACCTTTCACGATGAAGATACTGGTAAGAATTACTACTACCCTAACTATCCTTATAACGATAGAGGTCCTGATGCTTTTATTAAAACAGATTCTAAGTTTTACGACAAAGGAGATAGAGGAGAGTTTGACTTCCCTATGCACAGTGGATTTGTAAATCCTGTTTTATATGGAACAGAAAGATTTACTTTTCATTCACCTGATACTCACTTCCAGTATCCTAAGATTGGTACAGAACTTAAACTAGAAACCTTAGAACACGGAATTGTAAAAGGTCACTTTGTTCCTGTATTAGATCATCCTAAATATAAAATAATAGGTAAGGGTACTAATCTTCTATCTGCATCAATTGCTACGCTTTTATCTTACGTTACAAGTTCTGAGTCTGATCTCGGTGTCACAGCAGGTTCTAGATCTGTTTTTGAGGGTAGAGTAACAGAAATTATTACTAACACTTCTATTATGAAAGACTTAATTGAAAAGTCTCTTTCTTATAGAGAGTTAGCATGGCAATACAATTCAGTAGGTAACTATACTAAATACGAGTCTATTCCTAATACTGGAAACAAACGAAGAGTATTAGATATCGGACTTTATGCTAATGATAAGATAGTTGAGTTAAATGATAATTTTCCTCTACATAACAGACTTAGAGAAACTTCTGTTTATCTAAAGACAAACGAGCCTCTAGAAAATAACTTTTTATTAATTAGAGATACTACAAGGTTTACAATTTCTCAAGCAGGATTAGAAGATAATCCTTCTAAGATTGTAGAGTCAAATACTAGAGCCTACTATTCTTCAATTAAAAGAAACTTTCCTAATCAGTACGGTCCTATAGAAAATATTAAATACGTTTCTACTGGATACAGTGCTGATGTAAGTTTAGATGATTCTGGATACTTAAAAGTAGAAAGAACTTTCTATCCTGCATTTGGAGGAGACACTTATATTAATCAGTTTGCACTTAAACGTAAACACTCGTTCTTTACTCGTAACTTAGCTAACTTACCAGCTAAGGTAGATAATGTTCCTTTTGATTACTGGTTGTTTCCTAACTTAGGATATCCTACCTATTATGCAGGTAACTCCTCGGAACCTATTACTGCAGGAGATATAGCTGGATCTTTAACTGCTCTTGGATTAGCTATAGCAGCAAAGAAAGCTCCTGCTTTACTTAACTTAGGATCACAAGCTGCAGCAGCTGCAGACCTCGCAGCTAATGCTGCTTTTGTAACTGCTTTTGCTTCTGTGTTAAATGATTATATTCCAAAAATTAATCTTGACTCAGCAAATAGTACTGCAGATGTAGACCGAGATGGATTCTTCTACACAGCTTCTTATGGTATACCAGTATTCTATGTAGAGTCTGATATTAACGTAGACTTGCGTCATGGAAGAAATGACTTAGAAGAGAACTTCTATCCTAACGTAGGAGATGGTATCCCAGATGACTGGTTGCATGAAGTAAACGTACCTATTAAGTTTGACAACTTCTATAGCTACAATGCTACTTACTCTGCACAGAACTTAAGTCCTAACTTACCTTATAGATTAAAGTATCCTTCTTTAGAGTGTTTGTCTATTCACCATAACCGTGTAATCTATTCTGATCCTGCAAACTCTTCTAACTATCTTTCAGATGCTTGGAGAGTATTTCGTCCAGGTAATTTCTATGACTTCCCTAAGCAAGGAGGACGCTTAGTTGACTTAAATGCAGGAGAGAACGAAAGAGTATATGCTAGGTTTGAAAATACTACTAAGGTTTACAACTCTCGTATTACTCTAAGCACTACTTCTCCTTATCAGTTAGAGATTGGTAATGCAGAGATGTTCAAACAGAAGCCTGTTGACTTGGCTAAGAGTGATCTAGGTTATATTGGAACTCAACACAAAGCTTATGTTAAGTGTGAGTACGGAACATTCTGGGTAGACGCTAAACGTGGGCATATCTATCAAATTACTGGAGACGGGTTTAACGAGATTAAAACAGAAAACAATTACAACTGGTTTAAGCAAAACTTACCTTTCCAAATCCTTAAAGATATTCCCAATGCAGACATTGACAATCCTCCTATTGGATTAGGTATTGTTATGGGATGGGATGAAAGATACGAGAGAGTGTTTATTACTAAGTTAGATTACAGAGTCAAGCCTGAGTATAGACCTGGAAGTGCGTCAGTTGTACGATATATTACAGACGTGGCAGATAGTAATTATCTTAAGTATGTAGTAGATAGTGGAAGTATACAGATAGTAATTTCTTTTGGAGATCCAGCTTTCTTTGAGAACAAGTCTTGGACAGTAGCTTACTCCCCTAAGTTAAAGAACTTTATTTCTTTTTACTCTTTCCTTCCTAACTTCTTTGTTCCTTTACTTGGTCATTTCCAAACTTTGATTAATACTTCTACAGGAGCATCTACTTGGAATCATAACTTGTCTATCTATACTTATCAGAATTACTACAACAAGTTGTATCCTTATATTCTAGAGTATAATGTAAACTCTTTCCCGCAAGTATCTACAATTAACTCTGTTACTTTGATGCAGGACATTCAGGAATACTATTCTGATTACGAGTACTATTCTTTGTCTACTGCTAACAAGAAAAACTTAGCAAACTTTACTAAGGCTATTATTTATAACAAAGAACAGTCTACTGGTATCATTAAGTTGATTCCTGAAGAGTTTGGTAACACAAGACAGAAGATTACCTATCCTAGAATGACAGCAACAGGCATAGAAGCTCTTATCTCTCGTAGAGAACACTTGTATACCTTTAATGGATTTTGGAACGTTGCAGCTCAAGGAAATGGTCAACCTCTATGGTCGACTCAGTGGAGTGACTTAGTTACTCAATACCCTATAGACAAAGTACCTAATACTAAGAGTGTAAGACCTGTGTCTGTATCTTATCAAAAGTCTAAGATCAAATCTGATTTTGCTAAAGTAAGATTGATTCAAGATCAGTACTCTAGATTTAAGTTTATTAACACCATTCAAATAACCCAAACCAACCCATAATATCATGAAAGAAAAAGAACTCTTCACAACAGTTAAACCCGAAATAGTACTGGGACAGTTATTCCAGTCTAGGGACATCATTCACTTAGCTCACTTACAAACAACTTCGTTTAGTGAGCACAAAGCTTTAGACGGTTACTACTCAGAAGTAATTGGTCTATTAGATGATTTAGTAGAAGCATACTTCGGAACTATTGGAAAACGCTTAAACTTTAAGATTCCTGGATCAGAGTATATGAATGCTAAAGCTCATCTTACTTACATGAAAGACTATGTAATGAAGCATCGTAATGTATTCGGAAACGAAAACACCCATCTACAAAATATCGTAGATGAGATCATTGCTTTGATTACTTCTACTTTATATCAATTGACACTAAACTAAATAACTAAATTAAACTATATGAACCGTTTAAAGAAATCTTATTCTACCTGCATGAGTTGCGGAGGTAAGAAAATGAAATCAGGAGGCAAGTGGATCCAGTCTGCTATTAAAAAGCCAGGATCTTTTACTGCACAAGCTAAGAATGCTGGTATGTCTGTACCTGCATTTCGTGATAAAGTATTAAGCAACAAAGAAAAGTTTTCTAGTACCACTGTAAAGAGAGCTAACTTAGCTAAGACTCTTGCAGGAATGCGTAAAGGAGCAGATGGTATGGAAATGGATATGCCTAGAGAAATGGATATGCCTACAGTAAAACCAATTGATCCATTAAACATGGCGGCTAAGAGTACTTTAAACCAGTTAGAAGGTTCAAATCTTTCTCCTGAAAGACAGAAGGTAATGAAGTATCAGCAAATGCTTAAGAGTAAAGGATATAATATTGCTGCTGATGGAGCTTGGGGACCACAAACACAGAAGGCTTATGAGTCTTATATTAAGACTAAAACCTCTACAACTGCTAGTAAATCCAAGTTAAGTCCTGACTTAGAAGCTATTCATGGAACTCAGAATAAGCCAGTACGTATGCAAGAAATTTCTATTAAAGCTAAGAAGCCTATGAGTACAGCTTCTAATTTAAAACAGATGCCAAATACCAGAATGGAACCTGCATATGTTACTAGTGCATTCAACAACCTTTCTAAGTATAAGAAAAACTCTCCTAAGCAAAACTCTTCTAAGATGTCTCCTTACAAGGGAGTATCTGCTAATGAGAAGTTAGTATTGGATCGCTTAGCTAAATACAAAGCAGGTAAACCACTTCGTTAAATTATGTTTGTCCCAGGAGTAAACGGTTCTATAATTCCCAGTGCACCCTCAGGTTCTAAGCTTAAGGGTGCATATAAGAATTCTAAAAAACGTAAGATGCCTAATGGCGGAATAGAACTTGCTTTAGATGCAGCTTCTTACATTCCACCACCAGTAGGTACAGTGGCTTCACTTCTTGGTGCAGGTTTGAATGCCTATCAGGGGGATTATACAGGAATGAGTCTAGACTTAGCTAGTGCTGCTAGTGGTGGAGCATCTAAGTGGTTTGGTGCAGCTGCAGATGCTGCAAAGATGGCTAATTCTGCGAGACTTGCTTCAAGTATGGCATCTAAAGCTAAAACATTTCAAACTTTTTCTAATCCAGTAATATCTAAGACAGCATCAACAGTTAGAGATTTTAGTTCAGCTACGCAAAACTCTCCTTATAACTCAACTATAAGAACTCCCCAGAGGGATAATGCTCAAGTACAATTTAGACCTAATCCTAATTTACGTAGGATGGAAGAAGGCGGAGAAGTAGAAGGTGATGATAAAGAGATGGTAGATGGAGTAGCTGCTATCTTAAGAGGAGTTAAAAGTAAATCAAATAGACTACAGTTAGCAAATAAACTTGCTAAACAATTTAATAGAGAAAAAGTAAACTATGACTTATCTTCTTTCCTAAAAAAATCTAAAGTAAAGAAATAGTATGTTGTCTTTAACAGAAGATCAGGTAACTAAGTACATCACTAACAAGAGTCGTAGTGGAGTTATTTATAAAATCACCAACCTAGTTAATGGTCATTTTTACATAGGAAGTAGCCAGAACTTTATTAAAAGATATTATACACACCTTAATCATATAAGAATAAATAAAAGCTCTTGTACTGTTCTAATTCGTGCAGTTATTAAATACGGAGAGGACAATTTTAAATTAGAGATAATAGAAGAATGTGAAACTCAAGACCTACTTGCAAGAGAACAACATTACTTAGATACTTTATTGCCTGAGTATAACGTGGCAAAGATTGCAGGAAGTAACACTGGAATAAAGAGAAGTAAAGAAACCAAGGAAGCAAAGTCTGCGCAACAAAAACAAAACTGGCAAAATACAGAATACAAAAACAAACACTTAAAACTATTATCTAAGAATTGGAAATCTGGAGAAGCACACAGTATGGCAAAATTGACCGAGTCAGACGTAGTTAAGATAAAAACAAAACTACAATTGGGACATAAGCCAAAAGAAGTTGCAGATATGTTAGGACTTAGTTACTATTCTGTAAAAGACATCCATAGAGGTAAAACTTGGAAAAACGTAATAATATGAAAAAGAAATTAAATAAACTGGGTGTAGAAAATTCTTTATGGAATAACATCCGTGCTAAGAGAGGTTCTGGAAAGAAGCCTACTCCAGAGATGCTTAAACAAGAACGCAAGATTAAAGCTAAGATGGCTGACGGTGGTAAGATGCCTACCTCAGTAGCTAAAGCAAGATTTGTAGCAGCTAATAGTGGAAACGTATCTGAAGCTAGACAAGATGCTTCTAAGTATGGTTACAAATTTATGGCAGGCGGCAGACTTAAAGCTGCTTACATGGCTAAGGGAGGAAACATTGCTAAGACTACTAAAGGTCCAGGAGCAAACTATCGTCCTACTAAACAAGGAGCAGGTATGACTAAGAAAGGTGTAATGGCTTATCGTAGAGCAAACCCTGGATCTAAACTAAGTACTGCTGTTACAGGTAAGGTAAAGCCAGGTAGCAAAGCAGCTAATCGTAGAAAGTCCTACTGTGCTCGTTCATTAGGTCAATTGCGTAGATCCTCTCAGGCTACACAGAATGATCCTAATAGCAGAATCAGACAAGCACGTAGGCGTTGGAAGTGCTAATAACTAAATAAACTAAAACTAAATATATGGCCGCTAAAGCATCTAAATCAAAATCAACTTCTACTGCTTCTAAGTTTAAAGTTAAACCAAAGATTCGCAGAAAGGGAGTAGTAGCAAAAACTAAAGCTTCAAAGTTAAAGTCTAGTAAGAACTACTTAAAGAAATCACGAGGTCAGGGGTAAGCAATTACCCCTTGCTTTTTTTTATTAATCTTGTATATTTGTATAACTAGCTTATTCTCAAGCACTTATTAACATACTAAGTTAATAACATTAATCATTAAAACATGTTAAGAAACAATCTTTTTAAGAGATTTGGTCAATCAGGTATGAAAGAACCTGTAGACAAAATATCTGGAGCAGGTCTAGAGCCTATTCAAGACTATCCTACTATAGAAGAGATAGCTAGTAAGATTAAGCCTATCACTAAAGATATGATGGGATTAGGCAAACCTAAGAATGAAGGAGAGTATGAAAAGGCATATGGAGAGTTGGAAATCTCTCCTGCTAAAAAATCTTCTATTGCTCCTATTACAGAACGTCAAGGTATAGGAGATAGAATGTCTGCAGATATACGTAATCAAGATCAAACCTTAGATGAAGCAGAATATTTTACTACTACTCCTGAAAGTATACAAGATGCTCAAGATGTAAGTAATGAAGTAGCTTCTCAGTATAATCCTAAAACAAAAAAGAAACTTCCTAAATTTGGAGAGGACTTTGGAGATGCATTAAATCTTGGATTACTAGGATTAGATGCAGCTCTTACATATAATCAAGACTTAGAAAATCAACGTAAATTAACTGAATCAATTCAACAAAAAAACTCTAAACCTCTTTACGACTATAACTTTATGTATGGTCCTACTACTAGTGGTGGAACAGAGTATCAACCTACAATCAAAGCCGAAATGGGTGCAAAAATAAATAAACGTTATGCTAGTGATGGCATGAACGATGTAGAGATCGAAGGAGGAGAGTTTATCCAACTTCCAAACTTAGAGACAGAAATAGCTGAAGGACCCTCTCATGAGAATGGAGGTATCCCTACAAACCTTCCTGATGAAACTCGTGTTTACTCTAACAACTTAAAGCCAGAAGGCTCTAAGAAAACCTTTGCTCAGATTGCTAAGAACTACGATACTACTTCATATAAGAAAACCTTAGAGAATCCTTTTGCTAAACAAGTAGATAAGGATACTGCAGGTATTATGATGCAACGTAATCAAAAGATTCTTGATGAACTCTTCAGAGACCAGCAGATTATGAATGGTAATTCTAACGGGGAAGTAGAAGCTAAGAATGGAGCAGGTATCAATAACCCAGGATTTAAATCATTACCTGGTTATGTACAAGCTAAAATTACTGCTAATATGAAAGACGGAGGTAAAAAGAATCCTCAACCAGATGTTACAAGTCTTCCTCCACAACTTCGAAACTACGCTAAATGGGATCCCGGATTTCAAAAGAAAGATGGTTCTATTGGAGCTTATAGATTAGAAGTACCTGCAGGTTTAGATCAAGATGCACTTACTAGTGTAGCAAGGGCAGCTGAGTCTTACGGAATCAGCAACTTAGTTCAAACATCTAATACAAGAATGCAAGGAGCTCCTGGTATTAAAGGATTCCATTCAGGACTTTCTCCTCAAGACTTCGAAAAGAAAATTGTAGCAGAAAGTATAGGTAAAGAACAGGCAGGAAAATTAAATGAATTAGAGACTCGTCAAAAAGCTTTTGAGTTAATGGGGGTGGATACTGAAGGGTATGATGTAAACGATGCTTCTAAATTATATGCTGATGACTACTTTAGAGAAAAAGCATTCTATCCTGCATTTCAAAAATACTTACCTGAAAATAAATTTAGGGCACAAGAAGGCGATGATAAAATGTTTGGCTTTGAGCATTATGATGCAATTAAAGCTAAAACTCCTCCAGGAGAAACCCCAGAAGAAACCCCTAAACAGGATGTAACTGGAGGAACTCCTGTTGGTGAAGTGGGAAAACCAGTAACAGGTAAATACACTAGAGGACAGTTTCCTTTGTATCAAGCTATTCCTGAAGCTATGGGATTAGCTCAAGCACAAGAAATCTACTCTTATGCTATTCCTGAAGTAGACGCTCCTTACGTACGTCCTCAGACTTTAAACATTCAGAGTGAGTTACAAGACATTGATAATATGGGAATGGCAGCTATGAGATCAGGAGCAGATCCTAACATGGCTTACATCGCAGGATTAGACGCTAAACAAAAAGCTTTTCAGTCTAAGCAAAACTTCGATGCTCAGGGACGTTCTCAAGCTGATATGGCTAATGCACAAATGAGTATGCAAGCAGATCAGTTTAATGCTCAGGCTTTTGATCGTGTATACAATAACTTAGTAGGCCAAGCTAGAGATGCTCAGTCTGGAGAAAAGTTAGCAGCAGTTGCTAGTTTAACAGAGAAAAGAGGTAAATTTGAACAAGACGAAAACCTTAAAGCTATGGGTATTCCTATTGTTGCTCCTGGCTATGATGTTAATTCTACAGGTGATATGAGTTTACCTGCAAATATGAAAGCTGCTTTTGACTATTATAATTATATGAAAGATCAAGATGCTAAAGCAACTAAGACAGCTAAAAAAGGAATGTACAAAAAATCTAAAAAGTAAACCATGCCAATTTCAGCACAACATACAAAGTTTGAATATCCAGATTATATTTCTCCTTTACCAGCAGACGACCTATTAAAGTTTGCTCAGAAAAAGCAAGAAATGTATGATGAAGGTGTAGCTAAAGTACAACAGAACATTGACAGTTATCATAACTTACGTTCTTCTATTCTTACTGACGTAGAGAAAGAGTACTTTGATAAGAGTATGGGTAACCTAGTAAAGGCTATTAGTTCAAGCGCAGGATTAGACTTCTCTAACAAAGCAAATGTACAAGCAGTTTTAAACGTAGGTAAACCCTTAGAAAGAGATCAATATATCTTAACAGCTATCTCTAACGGTAAAGAAGTATCTCGTAGGCAAGAACAATTGTCTAAGATGAAGCCTGGAGAACGTAGTGCAGTTAATGACTACTTCTATATGAAGGACGTTAACGACTATATGCAAAGTGGTAAGTTAGGTCAAAAGATCGGTTACGGCAAAGACTATACTCCTTACGTAGATCTTTCTAAAGATTGGATGGAGTTTATGAAGACTCAAAAGCCTAATCAAAACGAGACTTTTAATATGCAATCTGGTATGGGACCTGCTTATATTGAAAAGGTAACCGTAGAAGGATTTAACACAGCAGACTTAGCAGAGAAGTTTAAAGCTTTCATTGCAACTGATCCTAACAAGTTACGTCAGTTTCAAATGGATGCTGGTTATAGTCTAGACCAAATAGGTAAAGATAATGCTTATACAGGTTACGTAGAAGATATGCAGTCTAAGGCTACTACAGCAGCACAGAATGCACAGATGTTTAGGAATGAGGCAAACAGATTAGAAAGAGCATACGCTACTACTAAGTCTCCTACTGTTAAATCACAATTAGAACAGGCTAAACAAAAAGCAACTTACTACGAACAATCTCGTTTGTTAGCAGAACAAAAAGCTTCTACTACCTTAGAAGACTTTGACTTAGGTGAGTACATGGAAATCTACCAAGACAAGTTTGCTACAAACATGGGTAACATGTATGCTAGTCAAAAAGTAAGTAGAGATCTTATCAGCAACGAATACTGGAAAGAAGCTAGAGCAGATGCTAGACAAATGCAAAAGATTAACGCTGATAGACAGACTGCAATTGATATTAATAACTTAAATCAAAAAGTAAGTTTCCAAGCTGACACTTCTGTAATCAAACCTTTGTTACAGAACTTTAGTAAAGTTCAAAGTAGCTTGGCTGTTATTGCAGAACAAGCAAGACAAGATGGAAATGCTGGAGCTGCTTCTAACCTTAATGAAGCTGTACAGAATTTTAGAAGAGCTGAGAAGGCTACAGGAAAAGATCAACTATTCTACATTGAACAAGCACTTGCTAAACTTCCAAAGAGAGGTATCAATTCTAAATATCAAAATGCAATCTCAGCAATCCTTTCAGGTTCTGAAGGCACAGACTACGAGTCTACTAATACCAGACTAAGAGAAGACCTTAGAAACATTAGAACTGCTATAGATAAGTACGGTGAGGGAGAAGATATTAATTTACCTGTAAGTGTAAACGGTATCTTCGATAGAACCTTAGGGGGTATGACATCTTTTGACTTTATTAGAAATGCTCCTAATTTAAATAACTTTTATATAGGTGCAGCTGATATTAGTACCTCTACTACAGATGATGGAGGAACTACTAAGACTACTAGATCTGTGAAGTATTCTTCCGATATAGATAAGAAATAAATTTATCTATCTTTATTAATTACAATTAATTATATTTGTTTACACAGTAATTTTAACTAACTATTAGATGCCACAAGATCCTATAATTGCATTACTTCAGAATCAAGGACTAGATCCATTTACACAATCTAAGCCAGTATCTCGTCTACAGGCTGCTAGTATATCTACATCAGCTGCCGAAATAAGTAGAGCAGCTGCAGCACCTTTTCAAGCACAGTTGACTATTGGTAAAGGAGTAAATGATATTTTAGCAGGAGGAGCTAAAGCAGAGATGCTTAGCCCTTATGAAAACGTATCTAGTTCTATGCTTAAGGGAATTGAGATTCCTCAGATAAGTTTAGACAAAGGAATACAACAAGAGATTAAAGTATCTGCCGATGTATTGAGTAGGACTTTAAGAGAAGGAAGTCTTGAAGAAAGTCAAGCGGCATTAAAAGAACTACGTGATAAGTATAATAATATTTCTAAGTCTGTTTTAAGTAACAAAGAAAAAGAAAACTTAAGACAAGCTTATGCAGGTTTAGTAGAGCAGGTTAACCAGATCAATACGTTTAAATTAGCTAAACAACAGACTGATTCTTTCTTTTCTGAAAATGCTTTAGAGGACAGAGAAAAGGGACTTAAAGACTTTAATGCTAACTCACGTCTTCCTCTTTCACTTAAATCTAAACAAACTAAGAACTCTGACATTATCAATAGTCTTGCAGATTTAGAATCTAATAGAATAGGATCTAGACTATATAACGAAGAAGACTTATCTACTTTTAAATCTACCTATGTAGATACTGATAAGGATCTTTATGCTGGTATGGAAATGCAGTATAATTATGCTGTTAAGCAATCAGTAGATGAAAAGATCAACGACTATCAGAAACAAATCCAAGATTTAGATTCTCAAATTAAGCAGTCATATGATCAAGGTCAGAAGAATGCGTTAGCTATGCAGAAAGCAGGTGTAGTAAAAGAACTTAACTACGCTAATAACCTTTCTCAGAAACTTAAGCCTTACACTAATGAAGATACTTACCTAAAGAACTTCTACCCAGAAGAGTATACTAAGAAAAAAGATAGACAAAAACAGGAAGTATATCGTAATGAAATGCTTGCTGAAGGTGATCAAGGATCTTGGTCAGAAACTCTATATAGAAGTGCTCAGAGTATAGGTTCAAATTTTACCAAACAAATTTCAGGTGCAGCTTATTTTTTTGGAAACAAAGAACTTGGATACAGACTTAAGTCTGCTGCAGAGTCTATTGCTCCTCCTACTTACTTTGTAGGTAAAGATCTAAACAAGAATAGTAAAATAGACGATTCTGAAATTACTAGAGACATTCATGGTAACCGAGTTACTATGAGTCAAGTAAGATGGATAGATAAAAGCGGAGAGTCTCATTGGAACCTATGGGCTCCTGTAGAACAAACTCTTCCTATCTTAACAGACGTACTTACTACTATTGCAATTTCTAAAGGATTAGGTGCAGTAGGTAGAGGTGCAGGATTAACTTATGGTAGGATGGGTGCTGCTGCAGGATTAGGTGAAGCTGCAAATGCTAGCTTTGTAAAAAACTGGGCTCCACGTATTTCTACTATGGGTATAGTAAGTGCTACAACTTTCCCTAGATTTTATGCAGAAGAACGCTCTAACTTTAAGAACTCTGATGATGCATTTAAAGTAGCTACTATGCGTGCGGCTGTAGAAGGTCTTACAGAATCTATTGTACCTGATGTAAACATGTTTAGTGGCAAGATTGCTTACGGTGCTTTAGATCCTGCATTTGCTAAACTAGGTAAATTAGATCCTGCTAGTCTGAGTCGCTTAACAGTTAAGAGAGATGTTCTATTAGGACTATTACCTAAGGGAGCTATATCACCTGCTAAGGCTGCTTTGTTAATGGCTCCTGCAGCTCTAAGAAGAACTCTAACAGGAGCTTCTCAAGAAGCTATAGAAGAACTAGGTTCTTTAGTAGGTAACTATGTTGTAGATCAGTATGCTTCTAATCAAAACTTTGAAGTAGAAGAAACTAATCAACTAACAGGTGAGGCTTTCTTAGATACTTTTGTAGAAGGTTTTATTCCTTCTTTGTTTATTTCAGGGGGTTCTACTTTACTTGCTAAAGGAGCAATGAAAAAAGAACGCTTAGATCAAGCAAGATGGAACATAGCAAACAACCCTGAAAAGTATAAACAGTTAATCGCTAACCAAGTTCAAAACCAAAAGATCACCAAAGACGAAGGTTTAAAAAGAACTGTTGCAATTGATAGACTAGCTAAACAGTTAGACGTTATTCCTGAAATTCAAAACATCAAGAGTCTAACTACCTTATTGGATGACAAAGAAGCTCAGTATAACTTCTTTAATAATGTTCTTTTTCAAGAAGATCTTCTTACTGTAGATACTACACAGTTAAGTGAAGAACAAGTAGAGCAACATAAAGAGTCTTTGGCTAAAGTAAGTAAAGACATTCTTACTACGAAAAATCTAGCTGATAAGTATGCTGGACTAGAGGAGAACGATAAGAAAGCAATCATATCTAAACTGTTTGATAAGCAAGCTCAGGCTGCAACCTCAGAGGATGCTACTCTTTCTTCTATTATGTTTACTGCAGAGCAAACTAAACAAATGATGGTTACTGCTCCTGTAAACGATCCTAGATACGAATTTATTAACGAACAGTATAAGAACTTTCAAAGCAAGGTAGATGCTAATATTAGAACTAGGGTTGAGAACTTTGCTTCTAGATTAGAAAACACTCCAGAGCAAGTAACTCTACTTGAGTTGCAGATGGCACAAGATACCTTCTTACCTGCATTAGAACGCTTAGATGCTTTAGATAAAGGTATGCAGGTAGAGAACTCTCCTATGGCTCCAGAGATAGGGCCTATGCCTGAGAATACTCCTGAGTTAATGCAGGCTATTAAAGATGAATTAGCTTCTAGAAAAATAATATCAGCAGAAGATTTTAATCGTGAAGTAAGTCAGAACTTAAAGAATCCAGAAACCAAACAAGTACAAGAAGCTCAGTTAAGTGTAGCAGAGTTGTCTGAAGAAGAACTTGCTACTGGAGAGCTGAGTGAAACAGCTCACGAACATTTAAGTGATACACAAAAATTTTCTTTAGCGACTAGTTTACAAAATCACAAAAAACAAAAAGATCAGTCTCCTAGTGAGTTAACTGACTTAGAAGAGTTTAGAAACAGAACTCTGTTTAATATATACAAAAGTAGTTTAGAAGGTCTTACTCCTGAAAATCAGGTAGCAAAGATTATAGAGATGAACAAAGTTGCTTTGGGCATAGCTGTAGATACTCCAGCGGTTAATAACTTCTCTGCTAATCCTACTAACACTGCTGTTCCCGTAACTCCTGCACCTGTAGTAAACATACCAGGTCAATTAGACGAAGTAGACAGAGAGGTTTACACTGAGTATGCTAATTACTTGGCTGAGTTTAATCAACAGTTAGCAGACTTCGATCCAACTGCTGATGAGACTCGTACAATGGTAGCTGAGTTTAACAAGAATCTTTTTGACAGTCTTTTATCCTTAGATTCTTTAAACGCAGTTAGGTCTGCTTTGTTGGCTGTTTATCCTGAGAATGTATTAGGAATTGAAGCTATGTATGAAGCAGCTAAGCAGGGTAATATAAACTTAGATTCAATACAATTTAGCCCAAAGAAGAAAGAAAGATTTATTGCTCGTTTAAAAACTCTTATGGGTGAAGCAGACTCTACTCCTGAAACTCCTGTAGTTGAAACACCAACTAATGAAGTATTAGAAGAAGCACCAGAGATTGCAGAAGATGGAGAAAATAATCAAACAGATAATTATGACTCAGCACAAAAGTCAACTGAATTAAGTCTGACAAATCTTCTTAAAGGAACTAAAGGATTAGAACTTCAGTTAATATCTGTAACAAAAGAAGACGTATCCCTTAACGATCCAGCAGTAAATCTTGCTTATAGCATTATGGAGTTTTACTCTGAAGCAGAGCGTTTAGGAAAGAGTCTTGCTATGAAAGTTAGAATTCAAAGCATGATGGGTATTTATGAGTTCGTACTGCCTGCAGGATCTGTAGAAAGATTAAACGAATTAAAACAACTTAAGTCTTTGTCTCCTGAAGAGAAAATAGAGTTAAGAGATTTATTATCTGTAAACAATCGTCCTATTCATAATGAAGGAATGTTGTCTTTCTTAGAAGAGAATCCTTCTGAAATAGGTACTGGAGTAGGTACTGCGTTTGTAAACTCTGACAATAACTTGCTTAAGTTTACAGCTAAAGGAAAACCATCTACTGCTAAGACTGCTTTTGTTTTCATTCCTGCTATAAAGAAAACAGGAATACAATCAGAGAAAGAGATTAGAGAAAGAGTTGGCAGAGGAGAAATTTTAGTATCACCAATTTCAGGAATTGTATCAGGAGTGGATAAAACTTCTCCCTTAACTAACGCAGTAGGTGAAAACATTTATGTACACACAGGACCTGCGACTACTATTAAAGGGGCACAAAAAGTCTATACACTTAAACCTGGGGTTGTGTACTTACAGAAGGAAGATGCTCGTTATCAGTACACAGGTATAAACATTCCTACTAACGGAAGTGATATTCAAATTCTTGTTAATGCTTTTAACAATGGTACTCTTCCTCAAAATATAGATGAGTCTATCAGACAAGATGCTAGTCTATTCTTAAACTACTTAAACAGACAGATAAACTCTACCAAAGTAGGCAAGGAAGAAACTTTAAAGATTAGATTCTTTAAAGGGGCTAATCTATTCCTCTCAACTACTAATGATAATAAACTTATAGTAAAGTATCAAGTAGAAGGTAAGGATGGTAAAAAGTATTTAAAGCCATCTAAGAACCAAGACGAAGACTTGCTTAAGATTGGACAATCTTCTTACAAATTAGTAGATGCAAGATTCTTAGAAGATAACAAGCCTTACACTGCTTTAGTAGTAGATGCTAAAGGTAAAATAAGCACTAAGCAATTTAACTCTTACTCTGACTTTATTAAGAGTCCTGAGTTTGGAGCAAACTACGTAAGAGAAGAGAATAGAACATTCTCTTTTAGTCCTGAGCTTGAGTCTCTGAATACATCTTCAGTTGCTGTGGATGAAATAGATACAACTCCTATTGCACCTATTAGTGAAGTACCGACTACTCCTACTCAACCTGCAGATGCTAGAGCTGATATAGAAAAAAGAACTACAAAAATAATATCTTCTGAAATTGTAGAAAAAGGAAATAGAAAAGGTCAAACAAGAATCGTAAGTCAGACTAATTCTATTACAGATTTAGAGGGTACACTAGTAAGTGTCACAGAGTATGAAGCAAAAGTGGGAGATACTACAGTTGGACTTGGAGGTAAATCCATGACTCTTAAACAATTTAAAGAAGAGTTTCCATTAGACGAGGATTATGTAGGAATATTTGAAGGATTAGATGATGACTCAATTATTACAGTAATAAAAGTAAAAAGAGTTCCTACTAGTTCAAGATTTAATAGTGTAGTAAGTATTTATACTGTCCAGTATGGTAAAATGGATGCAGGCATTAAAAATGATGATGTAAAATATAACGCAGAACTGGCTGCTTTAGAACAGCCTACTCCCCAACCTGCAAAAGGACCTAAAAGACTTAGTAGAAGACCTACACTTTATAAGGATCCATCAGAAGACTCTCTTATTGATCCAGACTTTTTCTTTAGAGCAAAAGCTTTAAGCAACTCTATCACAGGTAGGCAGAATACTTTAGCAAAAGCTTGGGTAGCTAATCATCCTATATTTAAAAATACTCCTTTCATCTTTGATGAGACTATCAGTCATCCTGAAGCTTATGCTGTATGGTCAAAGGCAGGTATCTTCTTATACGAAGGAGCTAACTATGCAGAAGCGTATCATGAAGCATGGCATGAATTCTCTCAGTTGTATTTAACTCCTGAACAGAAAGCTGCTTTGTATGCAGAAGCAAGAGAATTGTATGGAGATTTAACGTTTGTACAACTAGAAGAAAGATTAGCAGACGACTTCCGTGCTTACGCTTTAAGCGAAGGCAAAGAGTTTCCTGCTCTTATCCAACAAGCAAGAAAGAGTAAATCTATCTTTAAAGAGATCTGGGACTTTATCTCTAATCTATTTTTAAATAAGAAAACAGTTGACCACTACTTCAGTCGTTTGTACAAAGGAAATCTTAATGGTTTTAAACGTAGAGAGTCTAATCAATACTTTAAACAACTCTACTCTGGTAAGTACACTTACAATGACGCTGAAGGAGTAAGTCATGCACTTTCTTATGTAGACTCTAAAAAGTACCTAGACGACTTAGACAGTCTTTATGTAGCTACTACTAGTGCTATGTCTAAAGACAAAGGAGTTACGTTTGTAAACATACTAGCTAATCCTAAGCAAGCAAATCTAGTCTACTCTATGATGGCTAAGCGATTAGACTCTGAATATACTCAGTTGTTAGAATCATACGAACAAACTGATAATGTAGAATACGTTCCACGTATTGATGCTATTGTAGACCTTTTAGAAAACTTTGAAGCTACAGTAAAATTCCATAAGCAAAACTCTTTCTTATTTGAAGATAAAGTTAGAAAGGCACTTTTAAATAATCAGATAGTTGAACAAGAAAGTGTCAATGCTGAGTTTGCTTCGTATGAAGCTAGCGTAAACGAAATGTCCCAGAAGCAGTTGGCTTCACAAACTTTAATTAGTGCTCTTAGAACGCTTCCTAGATATGAAAACGGGGTACAAGTATTTCATCCTGTATTTGGAACTCCTCTGTTGAGCGACTTTAGTTCTAACTGGAATATCCTACAACGCAGGTTGTCAGGAGTAAACTCTTACTCAGAACTATTTAGTAGGGTAGAAAACATTGCTGAAGTGTATCCTCAATTTACTGAGTTTCTATCTTATTTGCCTACACCAGAAGAAGACTTAACTTTTACTAGTGACTTAAACTTTAAGAATGAATTCTATCGTATCTTTAGTATGCCTTACATTGAAGGCTACACTACAGACATCAAGAGAGATGAAGATGGAAATATTGAAGACGTAAGAGTATTCCAAGCACAATCATTAGATGCTCAAAACATTAGGCGTTCTTTTGACTCAGCTTTTTCTCTTAACCCTTCTGAGTATTCTTTGACTAATGCAGAGACAGGTACAGCATACTTAAATACAACAAAGTACTTTAATACTTTCCCTGGTATCCCTGCAGTACCTATTGACGAAGAAGAATTTGAAGACTACAATCGTTCTTTGTATAATATGTTAACTCCATTAGGATTTAACTTAAGTCCTAACTCTATTGAGTTGTTTGTTAAGGAAGATCCAACTGTACAGTCTGCTAGAGTATCTTTAATTTATAATAAACTTAAATCTTTATCTCAGGTACAGGCTTACATTGCAACTCCTTTAGCAAGTATTTCTAGTTCTCATATGATTGAAGATAAAGGATCTAAGATTAAAGTAGAAGGAGAAAATACTAGTATATCAAATATTATACAATATGAGGTAGAGGCTAACCCTCAGTATGTTAATGACATGAGGTATAATGCAGTACAGAAACAAATCTGGTCTGTAAACCAACATACATTAATGACTAGAGTTCTTGGAGTATTAAACGATGAGGTATCTTATCCTACATTAGAAGATGTTTACAGAGAACTTCCTCATCTAGATCCCACAAATAATCCCAACACAATAGGTTCTTTTGTATTGTCTTACTTGTTTAATACAGCAGGTAACCGAATTACAGATAAGATGCAGAACCAACAAGTCTACAGAAAAGTAGAACTTGGTAACTTGTTAGGAATTAAAGATAGAGGAGAAGGCGAAAAGACAATTGACTCTAATGAAGCTAAGAAACACTATGCTGATATTTTAGGATTAGTTAAGTCAGGTGTAGAAGAGATTAACCGTCTTAGTGGTAAGTCAACTACTAGGGGATTAATCATGGATCTTCGCTTAAGAAAGTTCTTGGGCTTTAACAACTCTACTAACCAAGTAGATGAGTTCATTGCTTATGGGCCAGCGCAAGTTCCTTACAGTTTGTTTGTAAGTAGAATTCTTCCTCTTATTAAGTCTGAAGTTGAAGTTACTCTTAAGGATTCTGATAAATATAAAATTAGTCCTTTAGACGGAGATGGTTCTCCTAAACTTACATACTTCCATAAAATCTTTACTCCTGAACAACGTACTGCTTTATACGCAGCATACACATCAGCAGACTCTACAAAGTCTTTAGAGGACGTATTTAAAGAAATGCCTGAGGCACAAGCAGTATTTAATAAGTTTCAAGAATACATTGCAAGTAATGTAAAAGGATCAGAAGCTATCTTAGGTACGACTTATCCTGTAGATAAAGTAGATTTATTTAAGTATCATTTCTTCTCTTTTGTTTCTCGTATTGAACAACATAAGATATTCTTTAACCATCCTTACTACTACAAGAATCCTAAAGATATCGAAAAGCGTTTGAGTATGTGGAATGCTTTTGGTTCTTATGCTATAATTGATCAACAGAATATAGATTACTTATTATCTGATAGGTCTGGTTTAAGTATGTATTCTCACAGAGATGCTTTCCATGCACATGCAGGTCAAGTAGGAATTAAAATAAATGCTAATAGAGCTGCAGTAGATCAAATCTCTTACCTCGTTTTAAAGGATGAGCCAATTAAATCCCCTACAGCAAAAGCAAGTAAATTCTACGGTAAGTACAAAGATGCTTATACAAATGATCCTAAATCAGAAAAACAAAATGCTGCAGCTTTCTGTACATTAGATTTCTATCGTAAGTTCTATTCTTTGTCTACAGGTATTACTCTTCCAATGAAGCAAGAGTTTGATCGTCAAGATAAGATCTATAAAAAATACCTAGAGTTACAAAGAGCAGACGAGTTTACTAGAGACCAGCTCAGTAAGGAATTAGAGGAAGAATTAAATAAAGGTCCTTTCTATAAGTTTACTATTAAGAAACTACAGTACGCAGGTCATAACAAAATAGAAAGTGGAGAGTCAGTTCCTGTAGGTCACAAGTATTCTATGAAGCCTATTCTTCCTTCTGAGATTATAGGTGATCCTAAACTCGCTTCTATTCTTCAGAAACTTCATGCTTCTTCTGCAGAGTATGCAGTATTTGAATCAGGCACTAAGTTGTCTGAGACTGTTAAGCCTGTAAGTTTATTTAATGCTAAAGGAGAAGTACAAGACAAAGCAGTACCTGTAGGATTGATTGATCTTAAGAACCTTAAAGAGCAGGTATTAATTGAAAACAAAGAAGACTTTAACAACATCTTCAGTACTCAGTTCCGTAAACTTGTATATAAGGATATCACTACTCCTGACGGAGAAGCTTTGTATGAGTCTTACAAATCTATCATTGAGAATCTTACTAACTTTGATAAACTTAATTTCTTAGAACAGTTAGACGACAAAGAGAAACTTGTAGAGTTCTTGATTCGTGAGATTTCTAAAAAGAATGCAGCAGAGTCTACTAAAGATCTTCTTAGATTAAAAGAAGATGGTACTTTAACTCACAGCCTTGATAGTATGATTGATCGTACTGTTATGGAGAGTGCAGTTGTATCTAGTGTTAAGAATCAAATCATTAAACAAAAGCTTCCTGGTGCACAGAGAGTACAGTATCCTGTATCTTTGATTAGACCTTCAAGGAAGTTAAGATTCTATGATATAGTAGATGGAAAGATTACTAAGGCCGAAGCTATGGTCTCTTTCTCAAAAGGATATTACCCTTTGCTTAATCTTCTTTCACCTGTAGACAAACAACCTATTGGTCAACTAGACAATGAGGGTAATGTAATAAACCCACATACTGCGCTTACTCGTTTGAATGAAGCACTTGCTAATCCTAAGTTTAGAAGTCGTTATGCTAATCAACTTACCATGGAAGCTATTCGTATTCCTGGAGAGAAGCATCGTTCAATGGAGAACTACGAGATAGTAGAATTCTTACCCGAAGAAAGTGGAGAAATTATTTTAGTTCCTGACGAGATTGTAATTAAGTCTGGTGGTGACTTTGATATTGATAAGTTGTTCTGTTATGATCCTGTATTGAATGCAGACGGAAGTTTTACATACGGACCTGAGATTACCTCACAAGAAGCTTTTGAGTTAAAGAAAGATCTTATAAATAGATTACAAGAAAATAAAGAATTGTTTAGAGAGTTCTACCAGGATAAACAAGACCTTATTCAAGACTTACAAGATATCCTTGTTAGTCGTGGTATTGCTGCAGACACTAGAGTATCTGCTTTGTATAAAGAACTTCGTTCCTACAAGTATGTAAACGAACAAGAACTTGTAGACGAAGGTGCTATTACCGAGACAGATCAAGAAAGATTAAGGAAGTGGGCAGCAGGAGAAGTATCTACTGAAAAGAAAGACCTCTCTAAAGACATTAAAAATAGGATTAAGGTACTCAGAGCCACCTTATCAGAGATATCGGATGAAGGACTCTCTCAAGAAATCATAAACATTAATACTAGACTTAGTGTTATTGCAAAAGAAGGAAGAGATATCAAGAACGAATTAAAGAATCTTAGAGGTCGCTTTACAAATAGACTACTTCTTAACATCTCTAATCGTTTATCTCAGCCTGAAATCTTCGAAGACTTAATTGCCCCTAACGACATTGCTAAAGTTACAGAAGCAGTAGAGTTGTTTGGTAGTTCATCAGATATTACTACAGCGTCTCTTACTAACCTTGTCAGTCCTTTATACCAGTTGTATGTATTCTCTTTGAATACTTATAAGACTTCTTTGGGTACAGATGCTAAGAATAACGTATTCCACGCATTGTTACAAAGAACTACCTTCTACAGAGAAGATAAGAACGGTAACAGAAAGTTTCTTTTAGATGCAAATAGAACTGTAGATGGATTCTTAAACTTTAGTGGTGTATTTAACATAGACGGAGATAAGATATCGAACATATCAGGTGAGATGATTAGTGCTCACGTAGATATTGAAAAGAACGATGGTATTGCTAAAATTGGACTTAACAACGTAATCACTCCTGTAGTTAACTATGCTAACATGGCAGGTGTTAGATTCTTTGATATGGTTAAGCTAATTAACTTAACTGACGGAATTAGAAAACAATCTTCTATTATACGATACTCTAGAGGAAAGTCTATAGAGGAAGTTTTAGATGTTATGTACAAGAATGCTTCTGAAGGAAGTGTAGTTAAGTCTTTGATTGATACTTCTAAGAATGAATTTGGAAGAGTTATTCGTGGCAAACTGATTAACAATGTATTTAACCAAATGCTAAAAAACACTACATCAGAAACTTCTAAGGAGTTAATGCTTAGTGTTGAAGACCCTTTACAGGATCTTAGAAGATTTGCACAGTTCCTTGAGCTAGAAGACCAAACAAGAGACTTAGCTACTATTTCATTGGCTACAGATTATGATACATTCTCTCCTCAAAACTTTGAATCATTCAGATCTAACATCTTAAGTTTGATTCCTTACATAAAAGAAGGTGGAGAGAAAGCAGGTATCTTTAACAAGAAAGGTCTGGACGATATCATAAACAACTCAATCATTGCTCCTTTCCAAGTACAACAAGATGTTTTAGATAAGTTTGTTCAAGTATTTCCTATCTCTGCTAATCCTAAGATTACAAATACTATTCTCAGACAGTTTGCAGTAGTCCAGAAGATAAATAGAAAACTAGACTATGATAAGTTCTCCCGTACGTTTAAGAATGATTTGCTTTATGCTTTGTACATTAATAACGTACCACAGGTGGTTCAGTTTGAAGCTTACTTAGATAAAACAAGTCCTGCAAACTTAGCAACTATGCTTACTAACCTTAAGAGTAGACTGCGTAATAGAGGAATTGCTGCTGATAATATTATGTTTGATATTATGAGTGCAACTACAGATGTTGACTCTAAGTATATTAGAACAGGTATCTTGGATACAGACTTAGACTATTCAGTTGATATGTATAAGGAAGAGTTTGAGAGAGGATTCAATTGGTCTCACTCAGAGCTAAATCCTGACAACGCTTTAGACTCTGAACTTATCGGAGATATGCAAGCTTTCTTTAAGGCATTTGCTTACGCTGGTATTATGGGAAGTCAATTAAATAAGAAGTTTGATTCTTACTTGCCTTTGATTCCTGAGTCTATCTACACCCTTCCTATGACTTCTGTTATTGAAAACTTTAGTAGGGAGTTAGATGCTTCAGAAAGTGCAGTTGTAGAAAGAGAGTATACTCCTGAAAAGGTTACTAAGTCTAATTTACCTGATAATGGTTTCTTTGTATTTGGTTCTAATGATAGAGGTGTACATGGACTAGGAGCAGCAAAAGATGCAGTTAAAAACTTTGGAGCAGTTAAAGGTCAGGCAACAGGAAAACAAGGTCAAGCATTTGCAGTAAGAACAAAAATGTATCAGAACGGTAAACTTACTAAGTATAATGACTTAACTGAGGACAATAAGAAAGTAATGGATAGAATGACTGTAGAAGATCTTAATGCATTAAGAATGGAGGCTATAGATAATCCTGACAATAAGTATTATGTTACAGTAATAGGAACTAAGTTAGCAGGAAGAAGTGTTGAACAGATGAAAGATTTCTTTAGTAGAATGAACAGTAAGGTTGGTATTCCTGATAATATAATTTTGCCTGAAGAATTTGAAGTAAGAACAGAATCTGTTAGTGTTCCTTCTGAGTTTAATTTCTTTAAAAACTTCTTAACTCGATTTACTGAGAATCATCCAGAGTTCCGTAATGCAGAAGCGCCTAAGACTATGACCTACTACAAAGACTATCTTTTGTCTAGGGATAACATTGTAGCTCAGTATGAAGCTTCTATAGAGAGTATTACTAAGAGTACTAATGCCGGTTCTAAACAGATGATTTTAGGAACAAAAGTTAAAGATGGGATATACGTAAATCAATCTGCTTTAACTAAAGAAGAACAATTAGAGTTATTTGACTACTTAAAACCTTTCTTAGAGGAACAGGCAGCTAAAACTAATAAAGGGAAGTCCGCAAGTAAGATGATTGGTTTAGGATTAAGGTGGGATTATAAATCGAACAATCCTGGAAAACAAGCAATGAATATTCCAGATGTTATTAATCCTGCAAATAAGACTAAGTATGGGTATTATGATTCTTCTATAAATAACCTACCTCTGGCTCCTATTACTAGTCGTTTCAGGGAGTTGATGCAGAAAGCTTCAGGAGTAGATATGACTAACTATGATGGAGCAATTATTAATTTATACGAGGAAACTACTTTTATTAGTTTACATAATGACGTAGATGAGAGTAGATCTGCTATTGGTTATCCTGTTATAGGAGTCAATCTTGGAGGTACAGGAAACTTCTCTATTGAACCCAGAAATAGTAGCCCTGAACAAATTAATCTTAAGGCAGGTACTGCTTACATTTTTGGAGTTGATGGTGTAAACAGAGAAGTTTGGCATAGAACATTGCCTAAGCCTCAAGACAGTTTCTTACCTGAATTAACCACCAACATAGATGGTAAGACTTACGAACCTGGTTCTTATAGAGTTACGATAACTATGAGAAGAGTAATGCCTTTGGAAGAAGGAATGAATGCTACTCCTTTTATAGAAGAGACTCAATTGCCTAGTCCTGTATCCCAACAGTTAACTTTAGAGTTACCAGTAGACAACAGTTTTGCACTGAAAGATTCCTTCAACAGTCTACGTGAGATCAATAACAACCTAAGTAAAAACTGTTGATTAAATTTTAAATAAACTATATTTGTATTAAGCCATTAACTATGTTTTGTCCTAACCTATCAGATCCTACTATAAAAGCTCAGTTTGAGTCTCTCCAATCTATAGTCCCAGAGTATGCTTATTATCTCTGGGATAAGTATCAGGGAGATGTTCCTGCTAAGTACTATAACCTATCTACTGCATTTATAAGAGATGGAGTGTCTGAATTGTTTGAGTCTAACCCTGAGTTAGTTAACATAGGTACACCTCAACAATACTCTCAGTACTTAGATTCTATCTTTCCTGGAAGTAAAGTAAAAGATATTCTTTATCACAGTAGATTTACTATTGATAACATTAAAAATAAAGATAGGTGGAAAAATGGTTTCTACTCTGGTACTAGAGATCAAGCAGACTTGATGGCTGAAATGGCAGAAGACGGCAGTAATGACCTGATGACAACTGTTGCTTTATTAATTAATATGCAAAATCCTAAAGTAACTGATTTCGTAGATAGAAAAGTTGAAAATTATAAAAACACAAATGATGGTTTTATTATAGAAGCTACTCAAGAAGATGCTTTACAATTAATTGGAGACAGGGATGGGTATAATCCAGAAAACTTTAAAAAAGAGTATGTAGTATTTGAACCAGAACAGATACATATATTAGGAAACAAACAAGACATAGATGGGTTTAAAAAGTTTGTAGCTACTTCTACTATGCCTATTAGTATGCCTACTACTATGTTTAGTAGGAAGGATGCTAAGTTTGTATCTGACAGATTTATTCGCTTAGAGAGACAGTATGACTTCCTTAAAGAGTCTCAAATGGATCCTGAGTACTGGAAACTTAATAGTATCGCAGATAAGAAACAATACGTAGCTAAGAAACAGTTTGATACTGTAGTAAAAGCAATAGAAGGTAGAGAGTCTGTAAGAGTAGCTGATAACAAAATTTACTTATCATCTACCAAAACAGTTAAAGGAGGTAAAGTTCTTTATGGTTATGCGGCAGGTTTAGCTTCAGACATAAATAAAATGTATCCTTTAGTAACTGATGCTTCTCCTGCTTATGCAAGAGAAGATTCTAATGGAGAAGTCTACGTAGAATTTGACTTAAGTGGTCGTTATGCTACCTTACTAGTAGAGGGAGTAGAGTTCCTAGAAGAAGAATCTATGAGAGCAGAGATAGAACTAATGGATATTCATGATGCTATTCGTAGAGAGAAGGCTGCTATCATGGAGAAATTAGAATCTGCAAACGAGGTAGTCATTGACGGAGAAGTTTATGCTTACACAGGATCAATGTTCCAAAAAGGATTTGCATTAACTCAAGCCCTTAAAGACCCACAGATTAAAAACTATACTAAGTTACTAAATAGATTGGTTTCTAAATTTCCTGGAGTTACTTGGAAGTGGAACACTGAAATACCTGAGGTAGCAAAAGTAAACTTAGCTACAGGACAGATAGAAATTAATCCTACTCTTATACAAGAAGATACTCCTTGGCATGAGTTCGGGCACTTTGTAGTTAGAGGAATCAGAGAATCTAATCCTGAACTATTTGAACAGCTTAAGAAAGAAGTAGAAACTTTACATAATGAAACTCCTAATTCTTCTTCGTATTCTCATGTAGAAGCTTCTTATCCTGAGTACTTAGGAACAGATTCATTCTGGGAAGAAGTTATCGTAACTGAGTTAGGAAGACAAGCTGCTAGAAAAGAAAACAGAAGTTTGTTTGACAAGGTACTTGATTGGTTTAAATCTCTTATTAAAGACCTAGGAGGAAGAAGTACTGAACAGTTAGCTATGTCTAGTTTAGTAGACTCTTTAGTAGATCCTAGTGTTGCTTTTGAGACAGAGTTCAACGAAGAAGCAGTAAGTGATTATATGTTCCAAAGGATTGTTCCTGCAGAAGAAGTTGATGCACTTACTAGCTATGTAAAGATTTCGCCTAATGATCCTTTTGTATTCCAAGACTACGCAGAAAAAGTACAAGTAATCGCTAATGCTATTAGTGAGACTGAATTTAAAAAGATCTTAGACACAAACAAATACTTAGGCTTAGGTAGTGAGTCTCTCCAAAGAGCATTAGCTGCTATCAAAGAAGTTAAGAACATTGTAACTAAAGAAGATGTAGCCGCCTCTGTATTAGAACTTGCAGATTACTTACAGTACAATGCACTTTACTTAACAGGAGTTGTTCGTCACTTAAACAACATTCTAGAAGATCCTACTATCCCTTCTGGTAAAAAGCTAGGAGACTTGCATAGAGGTTATAAGCAAGCTTTAGCTATTGAGAAACATGTTAAGAAGATAGAAGCCTTGTTTACTACTCGTGCTTTAGATGAGATGATGCGTAGTGAAGTCCAGAAGGATGCTTTCCTTAAGAACCTTTCTTGGATGCGTACAGCAATTGCTACTATTAAGAATGGTCATAACAATAAGATTGTTGATCCTGTAATAACTGAACTTGCTGATACCTTTAAGGCACAGTCTAAAGACATTGAAGATTCTTTCAATAGAGATATAGAAAAGTTAAAGTCAAGGACACAAACTGCTACTATTACTAAGAGAATCAAAGAGTTAGAAAAAGAAAAGCAAGATAGTTTGCTTACTCCTGAGAACATTAAAAAGTTCTTAGCAGACACTAACTCTCCTTGGTACTTAGCTATTGACTCTGCAATGGGAACAAAGAACCCAGGAGTTCAGTTGATTGCTAACTACATAAGAAGTATTAATAACGAGTTTCAAGAAAACTTAAAGCCTATAGCTAGTGAGTGGCAAGATCTTATGGATGATGTTGCTGCTAGTGAAGGAGGATTTATAGGTTCTGCATTAGATACTAAAAAGTTTTTTGAACCTTTCATTAGAGAAACAGTTCTTTATGAAATCATTGATGGTCAATTAGTTAAAGACAAAAAAGTTCTTTCGCTTAACACAGAAGTTAAAACAGTTGAGTTAGGTAACAGAATTACTGAGTTAAAGCATACAATTGATTTTGGAGCAACCGAAGAAATCAGAGAACAAGCAGAAGAAGATCTTAAGAAATTCTACGAGGAATACACAGAGCGTCCATTTACAGACGACTACTACGAGATTCAAAAACTTCTTCCAGATGATATTAAGTTTAAACGTAATCAAATCTACCAAGAACTTGCAGCAATTAGAGAAGAGTTTGGTACAGGTATCATTGAGGACGAAATCTTAGAACGCTTAAGAGACAAAGAACAAGAGCTTTACGAGTTAGAAAGACTTTATACAGAAGATGGAACTCTTAAAGAGGGAAAACCTTTAGAAGATGCTTTAGCTATTCAGGCTTGGAAAGAAGGTAAAAGATCTGCTAACGTTGTAAGTTTTGTTCTTACTTCCGACAGTAAAGCTGTGTTTGAAAGGATGCTAGTAGATAAGAAAGCACAGTTAGCTAAATCTTTAGCAGCAGCAAAGACTACTCAACAAAGAGATGATGCACATAAAGCTTACAATAACTGGGCGAGTATCTACACAAGAACTGTTTACACTCAAGAGTTCTACGATACAAGAAAAGATATTTTAGACGAAATTCAGCGATTACTTAGCGACAGAGGTTCTCTAAGTGATATGTACTCTGAGTTGTTTAATCTTTTATTAGGAACAAGAGATACTAATGGGGTTTACAATCCTGTAAGTATTACAGACAAACAAGTAAAGAAAGCAAAAGAAGTAGAAGAACAGATCGAAGAGATTAAAGCTTTGCTTAAGCAAGATAGTCCTTTAAGTGATGCTGTAAAGGGAAGACTAGGAGAACTAATACAGGATTTACAAGCCCTTCAAAGCAATGTAAACTCTGAATACTATACTAACGCTGTAGACAATCAATTAAAAGCAATCAGAACTAGAGTATTTACAGAACACACTGATTGGGATGTAGACTCTGTTGAACGTGAGACTAACATTAGATTTAAAAACTCTGACTGGTATAAGAATAACCACATTACTAAGTATAGATATGACCCTGAGATTAGAGGTGTAGTAGCAGTACAAGAGCCTATATTTATGTGGAGAGTTACTAGACCTAACGATCCTAAATATATTGAGACTGATGCTCCTTCTTCTTTGTGGTATAAGTCTGTAGTTAGTCCTAAATACAAAAACGATAACTATAAGCCAGGAGAAGTTACTTTTAAATCAGTAACAGGTGGTCCTTACTATAACTCTGCTTACAATAATTTATCAAACAATCAGAAAGCTTTACTTGGTAGAATGAGAGAACTCCACTACCGTAGTCAAGAAGGTCTGTATCAAAAAGATAAGTTAGGAGATTTGATTCCTGGTATGAGAAAGACTAGGGGAGAGTTTATAGACTTAGTTAAACTTAAAGCAAACACCATCAAACAATTCTTTAAAGGAATTAAGAACTGGTTTACAGGTGATCGTGAGGCTTTCTCTGAGGAAGAAGATATCTACGGAGACGCTTATCAAACAGATGCGTTTGGTGATCCCGTAGTAAGAGAGTCTAGAAGACTATTCAATCGTTATGCTCGTACTCTTCCTATAGAAGAACAGTCTTATGATATTATGACTTCTATGGCTTCTTACGCTACTTCTTCTGAAAGATTTAAAGTAATGCGTAAGTATCAGTCTACAGTCCTTACTATGGAAGAAGTGTTTAACCAAGGTAAGTCTGAGTCTCTTTCTTCTAAAGTAATTAGAGATTTAGTAGACAGAGAACTTTATGGTAAAGTACTTGAAGACAAAAATGATTCTAAGCTTTTACGTAGAACCAATAGTATTATTAGTGGTGTTTCTAGTTTAGCAGGATTTAAAACTCTTGGTTTTAGTCTTTTAACTTTACCACAAAACTGGATAAACGGTTATCTTAAGATATTCTCTCAGCTTGGATTTTATCATATCACAGCTAAGGATATGGCAAAAGCCTTTGGAGATACTCTAGGAGTTAGTAAAGAGTTTTATTCAACCTATAATCAATTTGGTAATAAGAGTTATAGAGTTTCTTTAGTGGATTACTTTACAGGTACTCAGTCTATGGCTAACCAAGCAAGTGAAATTAACAACAAAGGTTTGGTTAAGTATGGTAAAGCATGGAAAGCAATTTCTACGCTTAGGGATTTTACTGAATTTGACATATCAGCTGTAACGACTTATGCTTTCTTAAACAAGTACAGAGTGCCCTTAAAAGGATCAACTACTACAATACCACTAAAAGATGCATTCGAGTTAGTAAATGGCGTTATACAGCCTAAAAACAACGTAGACGTAGATCCTAACTTTATTCAACAAGTAAGAATGAATATTCAGTTGGCTAACGAAAGGGCACAAGGTATTTATTCTGTTGAAGCTCAGCCTACTGCAATGAAGAATGCTTGGTTTAGGTCTCTTATGTTCTTGAAGAAGTGGGTTATACCTGATTTAAAAACTACTTGGGGATCAGACACTGTACATTATGGTGCAGGTATTCGTACAATAGGTTCACACCAAGCAGCAATGAGATTTATCAGAGATGTTGTATTGTTGGATAAAGGAAACTTTGTTAGGACTTGGTCAACTAGTTCAGAAGTACAACAGGCAGGTCTAAAACAGTTTGCAGTTTCTTTAGGTACTTACACAGTTCTTGCTAACTTAATTATTCAGATGTCTCTTGCAATGGATTGTGAAGAGGATTCTGAAGCAGATTGGAAAGACTATGTTTGTTTAGGATTAAAGAGAACTACAAACGAAGCTGAAGGTGTCTTCACTCTTTGGGGTATGAATGAAATGAAGTTTACTTACATTTCTGAACAAGCAAACGGTGTATCTATCTTTGAGAAGATTGGTTGGGCAGCTTTAGGTCCTTTTAGTGTATGGAAAAAATTCTGGACAGATGAAGATTTGTGGACTTCAGATCCTTACTATCGTTATAAGTCTAACTCTAATCAAGTAGATTGGGATAAAACTCATCCTATGCAAGCAGGACAGATTGGATTAGCCGTTTTAGGTATGGAATTTTTAGGACTTAGAGGATCGTTTATTGGTCCTAAGTCTATAGAGTTTCAGAACAGAGCATTTAATGATTATGCTCCTAAAACTTATACCAAAGAACTTAGGACTAGATACACTAAAGATCACGAGGGTCTTGAGATTATGCCTACAAGAACTCGCTTAGCTCAAGAAAAGAAATTCTTTAAGAAACAACTTAAAGAAATTCAAGAAGAGATAAGAGGATATAAAGCAAAAGGAGAACCTGTACCTGCAAGTCTAGAGAATAAGTTAGTTAAACTTAGAGACTCTTACAGAAGTAGAGTAGAAGATATTAAGGAAGGAAATACAGAAGAAGGAATTTCTATTGCTTATCCTTTCATGGATATAATTGGAAACAGAAGAGGACTAGATATTACCCCTGAGCCTGAGGAAGAATAACTTGACTTTATTTTTAATTAAAGTATTTTTGTTATACGGACTAAGGTCGGACTTAACAGTCGTAAAGATAAATATTTATGGAAACACATGACATTCTCAGAGAGCAATCAAAGAAACTTCGTCACATCGAAGGTCAACTTTGTTGCATCAACGCTAGCGTAACTGCGGAAGCAGGTATGAACGGCAGTAAAGTAATCTCAGGCACATCACCAGTTACAGGTACTTTTCAGTACTTTGTTGTTAACGCATCAGCTGTAGTTAGTGCTATCTTGGATCAGAACGCAGCTAGTCTTATGACAAGCTTAGGTCTTTCAGGAGTTACTTTGGCACCAGGAATGAAGATTAGCGTAGCTAAAGGAACAACTATCTCTTCTATAACACTTGCTTCAGGATCTATTATTGCTTACAACGCTTAATTGATGAAGACCCTTTTAGTAACTATCACCACAGTATGTGCCTTTTTGGGCACATATTTTTTAAATCTAACTGCAGATAACGCAGAACAATACTTAGCGATTGTTGCTGTTGTATTTGTAGATGGATTTTTTGGTGTATGGGCAGGTACTAAGAAGATTGGTTTTCAAACAAGAAAAGCAGTTAAAGTACTTCAGACTTTGTTTGCTTGGGTAATGATTCTTTCTGCTATCTTAATGGTAGAGAAAGGATTTGATGGTACGTTCTGGCTTTCAGAAACTTTCTGTGCTCCTTTTATTGTTTTCCAACTTATTAGTGCTCTTAAAAATGCTAACACAGTAGGAGTAATAAACAACAGTGTACTATCTCAGATCTTAGCAAAGATAGATCAACATAAATTTAACCACGATAATGAAAAACCTCTCGATTAAACTTAATATTATCTTTTTCTTCATCATTGCTTACTTACTTTTTAAGTATGAGTATGTACAGGAACAAGATACTAACCAAGTAATATCTTTTATTGATTCTATAGATAAACAAAACGATACCTACTTTGAAAAGATTGACTCTCTAGAACATATAAAGCACGAAGAGTATTTCCGTTACGAACAAATCACCCTAAAGTATGACACAATTCAGATTGCTATTGACACTATGCCTGATATTGACGGCACAAAATTCTTACTCACAATCAGTAGACAGCTTACCCTTAAAGGAGTTGAATGATGAGTTCCTAAAAGGAATTCAAGCACGTGAGAGAGTAGTAAGTCTTAAGAAGATTATCAAGACAGATAGCGTTCAGTTATCCTTGTATAAAGATTCTATTATCCCTAACTATAAAAAGGCTTTAGATACCGCTAAAGTAGAGATAGTTCGCTTAGATACTAAAGTTAGGTCTCAAGCAGAAACAATTAAAACTTTAAAGAACGTTTTGAAAGGCGGGTTATTTGCTATAGCTTTGTTAACCATAGGGTTAATACTTTAACCTACCAGCCTATGATGCCAATCTCAAAACAGATTATCCAACACTACATGGATAATCCAAATACGGATGAGTCAGCTTTAGAAGTTGCTATTCGTTTCAACTACCAACCAGAAGTATATAATGAACTAAGAGCTAAGCGAGTTCGTGACTTAAAAAGAACTGCTATGTATAAGTTGGGTGCAGATAAACCTTTAACGCCTAACGATCAACCTACACAAATTACAGGAACTTATGATGAGAATCTAGATAAAGGTACCCTTGAGGTATCTAAACTAGTTTCTACTCAGCCTAGATCTTCTGAAGAAATCATCGAAATCCACAAAATAGATAGATCTAAGTGGAGATTAGTACAATATTGGAGTAAAGAAAAACAATCAGGTTGGCTAGTGTCAGCCTTATTTGCTTCTATAAAGCCTGAGGATACTTTTCCTCAAGACATAGAGAACGTTCTCAGAGAGGTTTTTCTAGAATCTAATATAACTCCGTACCCAACACCTAGAAAGTCTCCTATAGCGTCTAAGAGAGGCTTATTCGTCTACATGAGTGACAAACACGTAGGTGCTCTTACTCATCCTAACTCTATTTTCAACAATCAGTACAACGAAGATGTCTTCGAAGTACGTATGATGAGAGTATTAGAAGAGATAGAGAAGCAAGTAAAGACCTATGGAAGGTTAGAAGATCTTTTTATTTGTGATTTAGGAGATTCATTAGATGGTTGGAATGGTCATACTACTAGAGGAGGACATGCACTTCCCCAGAACATGAACAATAAGGAGTCTTTTATGACTTATCTTTATGCTCATAAGCGATTCTTTGATCTTTTAGTAGAAAAAAACCTAGCTAATAACATTCATGCTATTATGCAGACAGAAGATAACCACTCAGGTTCTTTTGGCTACATAACTAACCAAGCACTAACTCTTTATTTAAATACGGCTTATCCTTTTATCAAAGTAACGATAATGGAGAAGTTCTTAGAACATTTTGACTATGGAAAACATACATTTATTTTTACTCATGGAAAAGACTCTGAGGATCTTAAGCATGGTCTTCCCCTTTTCTTAACTGAGAAAGCAGAAAATTTCCTTAACAAGTATATAGATCACCACAATTTAGGAGAGAATAAAAACATCTCAATAGTAAAAGGTGACCTACATACAGAGAGCATGCAGCAAGTTTACAAGTTTAGATATAGGAATGTATTGTCTATGTACGGCTCTTCTAAGTGGATAATGAATAACTTTGGTCCTGGTTATCCAGGAGTTTCGTTTGATTTAGTAGAAAAAGATACGGATTTAATATATTCGTTTTATATTCGCTTTAAATAAAATTAAGATGATTAAGATAGCAGATATAGATAAACTTATAAACCAGTTCTATTTAGACTCAGAGAAGGATGGGTTAGCAGTAAGACCTAATGTGGTACTGCTTACAGAGGATCAGTTTGAGGATCTATTAAAAGAAATGGGAGTAGAGGAAGAAGACGATGTTGTGATAGAAAGTATACTAGGATTAGATGTCGTCATAGCAAACGGGATAGAACATCCAAGAGTAATAAGATTATAAAAAAAGGGGCCCTATTAAGAGCCCCTTTTCTTTTGGTTGGTAAACTAAATAACTAAAAACTAAAACTAAATAAACTAAAACTATGATTACATCGCTTGTGGTCCTCCTGTAGCAGCTAAGAAAGCAAGAACTTCTTCTTTTACTTTCAGCTCTACTACGATTGGCTCACTTGTGATTTCAAATTTAGTGATTTTTACTGGAACTTTTTGCTTAGTTGCAGGATCAATTTTGTATTGATAGTCTACAGGGTTAAGTTTATCAGCGTTACCTTCTAAGACAACGGCTAAACCATTCTCTGTAGGGTAAGTCATAAGAACCTTGTGGATGTTAAAAGAGAAACCTTTCTTGATGATCAATTCCATCTCTTCACCGTTCTCTACTTTTTCTTTTTCTGTGTAATAGAATAACATATTTGTCTTTTTAATTACCAAACGATAGCAATGTCTCGATCACTTACCATGATCTTTTCTTCTCCTTCTACTTCAACTAACTCTGCTGATTGAAGGTACATGATGTTTACATAAACGAAGTCTCCTACTTTTACGTTGGTTACTTCTTCTCCGAGAGCGTATACTTCTAAACGCTTAAGGTTAGCCAACTCTTTCATGTTCAACTCTTCTTCCATCTCTGGTGTAAGTTGAATGAGTCTTTCTTCTCTCTTAGGACGGTTGAGTAATACTCGGTGTCCTTTTACTGTGATTGCCATATTGTTTTAATTTGTTTTTGCTTTGATTACATCTAGACCTGCTGCTATTAATAGTTCTAATCCTGTTCTATCTCTATAATCTTCTAGATATACAAATGTAGTGATTCCACTTTGAATAATCAACTTAGCACAATGCACACAGCATGCATGAGTACAGTACATAACGGCTCCTTCTGTACTGATAGGACTCTTGCATGCTTTAGTAATTGCATTGGATTCTGAGTGGAGTACGTATTCAAAGGTTGTATCATTCTCTTCACATACATTTGGAAACCCTGAAGGAGTTCCATTATACCCAAAAGAGATAATGTTTCCGTTCTTTACGATTAAAGATCCTACCTGGAGTCTCTTACAGTAAGATTCTTGAGCGATTCTTACAGCTAAATCTAAGTAAAGTTCAGACTTATCAGTCTTAGGCATGTTATATATGATAGGTATTTTATACATTATTGTTTATTAAAAATTGTTCAGGTGGTACAAATCTACAAAGTTCTCTTGGTATTCTGTAGAAATAATCTTCTCCAGATCTTTCTCTCGTATTAATATATAACCTCTCTAAGTACTCTTTTTTAAAAATCTTATCAGATCTTACAATTAGAGCTGCATATGTTTTACTGCTTATAATTATATAAAAGAACAAATGATCTTTACTAAATTTTTTCTTTCTATCTAAAAAAGAAACAGTAGAATATGGAAAACTATTCATATCAGTAAAAGCGGTATTTTTCATTTCTACTTCAAAGAAGTATCTTTTACCGTCTTTGTAGGCTACAATGTCTATGTTGTAATCTTCTTCCTCCTTTGGCTCAATTGTATAACCATGACTTTCTAAGAAGGAACATGTAAGTTTCCTTCCTAGAGCGTCATATCGGTCATATTGATCTTTTACAAATTTCAAAACTATCTTAAACTGAGTTCAAATCTAAAGATTTCTTTTGGAATATCTACAACTACGTCTTTAAAATTTATATCACGATGTAAAAGAGATTTATAATCTTTGGACATGTCATTAAACCTACCTTGCTTAAACAATTCAATGTCTCTATGATATAAAGAACTAGGTCTAAAGACATACATAACCATGTTATCTACTTCATAATAGTCGTAGAAAGAGTCAAATCCTGTAATTTTAGTTTCAAACATCTCAAAAGCATCTTTGTCTGTAGGCTTAAACAAAAAGAACAAACAGTTAGTGTACTTACTTTTATACCCGTAATCATCTATGTAAACATTAACTAACCCAAAGTTAGCAAGTAAACGAGCAGCATTAGCCCCTGATGTAAATATCATGGGGCTAAGAAACTTGGTGGTATTGTTTGTAGTATCTGAGTACACTTTACACAATTCTAAGTCCGTCATTCCAGTAGTCCTCCATTGTATATGCCCACATATCGTTTTCTGAGTGCCATTTTAAGCGTTGAATTGCTTGGTGGAACCCTTCATACTCCTTACCTAAGTAAGTGCCTCCCATCTTTCCTAAATCCATTAGCTTGTCTGACATCTCATAGATCAAAGGACTACCTGGATACTTCTGACTTTCTACGATAAATCTAAAGTTATGTATAGTCAAGTTCTCTCCGTAGATACTTAGGTCTGTCTGCTTAAGAGCTTCTGTGTAGAAAGCTGCTTGGAAATCATATCTGTGCTTAAGCAACATCTCTACCCAATAGTTTAAAGAAGTTGTGGTTGTTTTAAGGTCAATAGGATATAAGATGTTGTTCACTGTGTCAACTACCACTAAATCCAAAAGACCCTTACAAGCAATTCCTTCGTATTCAAACTGAAGAGACTGTTGGGTAAATACTTTAAACTGTGAATTCCCTACTACGTACTTAGAAGTAAAGGAACTCATCTTAAGAGTGTTGGCTACGTTCTGAATGGTTGCATACTGAATAGGACTTACTACTTTCTTTCCTTCTCCAGCAATCAAGTCATCATAATAGGCTTTACCCTCTTTCTCGAATCTCTCTCTCACCTTAGCAAGAGTATCACGCTTAAATCCTGCTAATTCGTAGGCTATGTTTTCTGCCATAGTATCATTACGATTAGCAAATAGATGCCATACAAAGTCTCCCATCTGTCCTGTAGGTCTTTCTACAGTACTAAAATAGAATTGCTCCATGAAAACATCCTCTCCTTGAGTTAATAATAAATCTACTCCGTCACCTATAACTGTTACTTCTGCTGGTTCATCCATGTCAGAATTAGGATCGTAGTTAATATAAAGATTAGGGTGTAAAAGTATTTTCTTTAGCCTACTCTGGCTTTGTGCTGTGTTGGATAAATAATCCTCGTCTAAAATCATTGCTTCGTAAATTTAATAGTTAGTGTAAACCATAAGAACCCTAAATGAATACTAAACCTCTCTCTAGAGTTAGTGCGACTAAAAGTTAATATGGGTAAAGGATAGAAGAACCAATAAGGATAATTCCTTTGGCCTTTGGTTAGTTTGGAAAAGTTACTTACTTGGATCTTCATGGGTCAAATCATTAAACTCAGGCTTCTCCCTTAAGATATAGGCAATAAACATAGCATTACATTGTATGTGTCCTATATGGTGGATAAGAGATTCTTTGTCGTGAGACTCTCCTGATAACAAACTAAAAGTATGTCTCAACATACTCTCTAATACTTCGCTAGCTGGCATTCCTTTCTTCCAATTATCTTTAGCGTATTTCTTAGCTCCGAACTCTAGTACTTCTACCATAGGTTCTAAAGACTTAAAATCTACTAAAGACCACTGAGCCTTACCTTTGTTGTAGCGTAGTGCTTGACTACCCTCATTATAGTCTTCCATAGCAGGAAAATCGTTAGCCATAGTTAACGTTTTAAAGCACCTGTAGTAGTTTTAGAAATAGGATAAGCAGGAACTACTGTAAGAACAACTCTTCCAAATTTCATAGGAAGAACATTAGTTACAATAGACATTACTTCATTACAGTTTACTATAGTTCCTAATTGGATAGTTTGACTGTACTCATCTCCATAGTAAGTGACCATGTTTTCTCCATAAGCGTAGGAGTGTGCGACATCAGGGGAGCCAACAGCTTCCACTTTGTCTGATTCTGTGCGGGGTTCTATAATATATAACATAATTTTTAGTCTAGTTCTGGTACTTCCACTCCCAGGATTTCTCTTGCAAATAAAATCACATCTTGTATAAACTTATGTACTTCGTCCTTCTTACCGTTAGATAACGATAGAGGAGTTTTAATAAACTGTCCTTGGAACATAGTCTCTTCGTAGAAGTACTTGTCTTTAAGGAATGTTACTACGTCCTCTTTGCTATATACTTCGCCTGTAAGCGACTCAAAGCCTGCTTTTACTATAGGTACTAGGGTACTATAGAAATAAGCTAACTGAGGGTTTGTTTTCTTAGAATCTATTCTAGTAATACAAACTTCTACATCTATACTCGGATCTTGTTTCATAAGTTCTTTAAAGTATGATTGCATTAACTCTTTATCTCCCTTAAGATAAACGTTACCATCTATATTAAGGGAGAGAGTTGCAGGTATGTAAACTCTATTTATCATTAGTTCTCTTTTCTATTTCTTCCAAAAGCAAAAATGCCAACTCTTCGTCTTCTTCTATCTGGTTACTTACGTTTCTCTTCTGCAAATATCCGTCTAAAATTTTAATAAAGTAAGCATTTTTTGCTTTTGCTTCGTTAATTGCTTTCCGTAAATCGTCATTAACAAACTCACGGATAAACTGATACTGTGTGTTAACTGCTCTAGCAAGAAGATAAGTTCTTCTTACTTCTTTTAATTGTTCATCTGTCATTACACTACTGCTATCATAGTTTATTTTTTCTTAAGAGATTTAATAATCATTCTAATCTGTTGACCTTCAAGTCTCAATTTATGAATTTTTTTATCTATGGTAACCAATCTTTGGTGTAAATACTCTGGGGTTAACTCTCTTAGTTTTAAAATTTCTTCTTGTTTCATAATTACTTTTTCCAAAATTTTTCTATGCAAGGATCTGCTTTGAGAGGAACTCTCTTACAAAACTTAGCACCTGCATCTACCATTGCTTTTTCTAATTGTGCAGCAGCCTGTTGCGCAATTTCCTCAGGTGTTTCTATTAATATCTCATCGTGTATTATATTGACTATCAATACTTTAAACAATAAGTTATTAGGTACTAGATACTTAGTCCAGAAATACACACAAGCTAACTTAGTAATCTCTGCGGATTCACCTTGGATAGGATAGTTCAAAGACATGCGTTCAATGTCTCCACGCTTTCTAAAGAATTGACTTACCTTTTCTTTCATCTCTCTAGCCGTAGGTGTGTTTGCATTCTTCATCTGCTTGTACCTGTCCCAGAAATCTTTGTTCATCTCGTTCTTAAGTTTAGAAAACTCATCGTAGTAATCTACGTAAGACTTTTTACCTGTTACGGGTGAGATAAGAACATAGCCATTCTCTACACCAAACTTCTTTGCTTCAGTAAAGTAAGCTGCTAATCCTGGGAAGGCTCTAAAGTATGCATCATAGATAGACTGACCTTGTTCTACATTTAGTCCTAGTTGATCTGCAATACCAATACCTGAGCCACCGTAGTTAATAGCAAAGCCTGCAACCTTAGCTGATTGACGCTTATCTTTGTGTTTCTTTTTGATGTCATTAAGATCCATACCATCTAACTCAGGATACATCTTGCTCGCAATAAAGCTGTGCATATCACCCAAGTCATTATCATAGAACTCTAAGAGGTTTTTATCTAGACACTTGTTAACTAATACAATTTGTTCTTGGCCTGTATAGTCACAACCTACTAGAGTGTTTCCTTCTGATGCTACAAAGCAAGATCGAGTTTCTTGGTCTGAGGGAATGTTCTGAAAGTTAAAGTTCTTTACGTCTCCTGATTTACCACCACTAGATAAGCGTCCTGTGTTCATCAACTGCTTAAACTGTGTGTGAATTCTTCCGCTTACTGGATTAATTTGATCTATCCAGTTCTGTCCGTAAGTCCCTATGTCTTTTTGAGCTCCTTTAAACTTTAAATAAGTCTCAATAATGGGGTATTTTGAGCTGTATTTTACTAGATGGTTAGCTTCAATGGTGTCTTTAGTCTTTCCTTTCTCTACTACTTTAGTGTTTACACCTAGTGCCTGAAAGAATTCTACTACCTGTGAAGGTGAGTTCCAATTCACATTAACCTTAGTCGAAGAAGAGAAGAGGTCAAGTTGAGAGTCGATAAACTTTTCCATCTTATTATCTAGGATGAATTGGTTTAACTGTGCTTCAGCTTCATCTGCTATGGCTTGTACTTTGTTTATCTTAGCTGTCCATTGCTCTACGTCTAGTTTCATTCCTGAATACTCGATGTAGGCTAGTACTAATACAAACTTATTGTCCAAATCAATGGACACTGAGGTACCATCTGCTAGCTGTAAGAATTCTTGTTTGTCCTTTAATTCGTGTAGATACTTTACGTCATACGCAGAGTACTTTACGAAACCTTCAGTAAGTCTACCTGTAATATTTAGTCGCTCTTCTTTGCTTAGTATGATTCCACAATGACGTAGTACACAAGCAGCAAGTGAGCATCTATGGCTTTCTATACCTAGGCGAGATGTTTTTTCTCCTAAGAAGGTATCGTATACCTTTGTTGGAATTACCCTATAATGATAAAGGAATCTTAGGTCAAACTTTAAGTTATGACCAATAAGACCCTTAGTCTCTAATAACTCTTTGTATTCGTTGATGTCAATCGTAGTTAAGTCTATTACGTATTGAACATCGTTATCTCCTAACTGAAGAGTATACAGTTTAGTAGTGTAAGGATCGAAACCTGAGGTCTCTGTGTCCAAACCTATCCACTCTAACTTGTTTAAGTATTCGAGGGACTCTTGTACTGTAGTAAGGGTAATGTCGGGTAAGGAGATATCTTGTTTGGTAACTAGATATATCATTTTAAAATGGGTCCTACTATCTTGTTATAATCATTTAAAGCCTGTTTAAGCTTTTCATACTTCTGTTCTTGTGAGTAGTTGCCTTGTTCAATATCGGTAAGGCAGGTTCTGTACACATCGTAGATAAGCTTTCTATCGTGGTTACTTAACTTAAGAATCTTATTCGAAAGTTGTAGCATGTCTTCTGTGGTATCTTCTCCCCATATCTTGTTTAGGGATTTACCTAAGTTCCATACGTGATGAGGGGTATAAAGATTGCACTTAGGGCAAGCTGGCAATAAGTTAGTTAAGTGATAACGAGTAGATACTTTAGTTCTACCTACAAAGTGAGCACATTGAAGTCCTTTAGGATCTAGAGTAATTTCACAAGCATGGCACTTATTGATGTGTGCACCTCTTACTAACCATGATGTTATTTGATCTAACTTGGTTTGAGTAATAGTTTCTTGTTTGATCTTACGTTTGATTTCTTTGCGGACTTTTTGCTTAGCTTTCTTTTCTTTTACTACACATCCTGCACAAAGTCTTTTAGTCTTGTTGGCGATAGCTTTTACTTTACCGCACTCAGAGCAAGGCTTCTGCAAGTCTCTTTCTTCGGGATTTCCTTTTACAGGAACTTTCTTGATTGTTCTCTTTAACATGGTGTACAAATATAACTAAAAGAAAAGGGGATCTGTTGACCCCCTAATCTTTTTTGGCATGCAAGAGAATTACAAAGTTAATCTAGCTTCGTGTAAAGGAGTGTAGGTTTCAGAAATTAATTCTAAGCCTCTGTTGTTGATGTTGTAAGCTGTTCCGTGGATCAAAGACTCACGCTTATGCTCTATACTCTTGTGTCCCATCATATAGTTAGTGAAACGAGTAGTAGCATTAAACAAAGCATAAGCTGTATTACCATGAGTGTTATACTCAGTAGCAATAGCTTGTTTGAAATCTAAGATACGATTCTTAGTACGAGAAGCTTCCCCATCACCTCCGATAATACCTAAGATAAAATCGTCTGTAACTACTTCAGGAATGTTAATTTTACTCAATTCGATTAACTTCTCAACAAATTGCTCCTCTTGAGTAAGAGAGTTTTGTAGTTGAGAGATGATAATAGCTAATCTTCCGTGAGAGTTCTTAGTGTGTCTTACCCTCTGAGACTCTCTTAGAGCCATGTAAAACGTGTTAGCACATACAACTGTCACATTGGTTGCTCCGAAGCCAATAGGAGCACTACCATCGTGTGAAGTAAGGGCTGTAAGAAACCTCTTATTGTCAGATCCACCGATAGTAACATCAGTTAGAGGGAATTGATAGTATACTTTCTGGCCGTCTCCTAAGAAACCACCTCTTTCTCCTGAGATATTAACCCTAGCAGCAGCTTCTAAAAGCATGTCTAAGATTTCTTCATTCTGTGTAGGAACATATTTAGATCCTACGATACCTAAACACTTGTTAGTATCTCCTCTGAAGATACCAAAAGCAGGAGTAGGTTCTCCGTTAGGACCTACTAGTTCACGTTTGTCTACTGTCCAGTTAGTCCTGGAGGTTTCTAATAATTGTTGTTTGTTCATAAGGCTGGTCTTTTAAATGTTTCAATAAAGTTTTGTAGTTCTTCTAGTTCTTTAATTCTACCTTGTACTTCACAATATTCGTACTCGGTGCTTTGTTCCATTAGTTTGGTTTGTTTTACTCTTTCAGTAAAGTGTTCTATTAATTTAGATTTAAATTCTAAATGACTTAATGTCTCGAAATCTTGCCAATTCATATTTTTTATTTTAAGTTTTGTAGCCAGTCTATATCATCACGATTACTGGCCATTAATATTTCGTTTATTCTTTTAAAGTGGTTACATTCCCACTTACCTCCAGCGTATAGAGCAGCTGCAGGATGAGATGCTACTAATACGTGATGAAATTTATCATCAATCAGGTGAGCAAACTTTAAAGCGTCTTTACCCCAGAAACAAAAAATAAGTCCTGTGGTGCTTTCGTTTAAAGTTTTGAATACAGCTTCTGTAAATTGAGTCCAATGAGCTAGGTGAGAACCTGACTTACCTTCTTCGATAGTTAAAGCTGCGTTAATTAAGAGAACTCCTTGCTTAGCCCATGCTTCTAGGTCCATGTCAATAGGAAATGATAGTTCGTCTGGATAAATATCTTCTTTAATCTTGTTATACATAACCCTTAAAGAAGGAGGAACTTGATCTTTATTTCTAGGACTGAAAGCTAAGCCATGTGCTGTAGGTTCTCCTTTGTATCTACCTGGATACGGATCCATACCTAAGATAACCACTCTTACTTTCTGAAAAGGGGTTAAATTAAAAGCCTTGAAGACTTCATCTTTGTAAGGAAGAATAGACTTAGTTTGTCTTTCCTTAGCAATGAAGCCCCCAAGGCTCTTAAAATATGGACTTTCTATTGTATCTCTTAGGTGTAAATACCAATCATCTGGAATATTTACTAATTTTTTCATTAATCTCTTTTCTACGTTTACGTCTTCTGCTACTATCTAAAGTTTCTACAATAACATTAGCTCTAATCTCTGTATTCATCATACCAGGAAAAACATCATCTACCATGTTAAGGATTTGATTATATCTTACCTTATAGCTGTTCATTACATCGTAGAAGTCAGTATGCTGCCTAATCGAATGAATGATTGTAGAGTGATCTTTGCCTAGTAAGTTACCTACTTTGGTATATGTGTAGTGAAATTGAATAAGTAAAACAGCAGCAAACTGAAATCTAGCTTCTACATACTCTCTCTTTCTGCTTAGTTTAACAAACTCTTCTACACTGATTCTATTGACGTTACAAACTATCTTTATAATAGTCTGCTCAAAGTCTGTAAACTTAGCTAGATTTACTTTAACCATCTGAGCTTTTTCTTGTGCTAGTTTTTTCTTTCTTGCATACTCTTCAGGATCGATTATATTAATCCTTCTTTGATAGAACTCTTTGTTTTTAGATTTTAAATTTACTGTATTCAATAGACTCTCTTGCATAAGAGGTTCTATTTTGAGTTTTGTGAACACAATTTCTAAAGCTTCTTTTACAATATCTTTAACTCTTGGCATAATTTTATTAATTTATCTTTTCCGTGTTCTTTATAAATGTCACTAATGTCCTTACCTAGACTTGCATGATGGTATAATACAGGTATGTCGTACATCTCAGATATTTTCTGTGAGCCTTCTATACCTGCTCTATCTGCATCAAACCACACATATATGTTATCGAATCTTGCTCTAAGCAATTCATAGGCATTTTCCGATATAGGTGTAGTTTCGCTTCTTACTGCAACTGCATTAACTCCAATAGAGTGTAAGGTCATAACATCTTTAGTACCTTTAGTAATGACTAGGATACTTCCTTTGTGAGGGAGTTGTGTGTATCCTTCTAGCATGCCTCCGAAGAAATTAGTTCTAAACTTTACTCTCTTTTCTGCAAAAGGACGGTATAATTTAAACTTATCTTTCTCTTTGTAGCGATAGCAAGGATCAAAGTCATTGTTAATGTACCAGATGTTATCAGCTATCCAAGCTTTGTCTACTCTTCTTATGTCAAAAAACTTAAGGATACTTGGAGTTACTCCGAACTGTGCCCAATACTCTAAGTCTTTTTGTGTAAAACGAGTAAGTTTAACTTTAATAGATGCTGGCTTTACCTCTGCTGGTTTAACTGTTTTAAGACTGTCGACTTCTATTTTAAGACCTAACCTGTCTTCTAGGCTAAAGTTCTTAAGTTGGAAGTCAGACTCAATCTTATAGAGAATGTCTGGATACTCGTAACCAGTTCTCATTTGAGCTATGTCTATACAGTTGTAGTGGATTTTCTCAGTAGCGTAATCTATAAAATAAAGATTACCACCTTGACTCCACTTAAAGAAGCATGTTGCATGCTTATCAGATCTGAAAGGATTCTTGTACTTGTTTCTAAAGTTAATCTTTTCTCCGAAGTAAAACTCCATGAGTTGTTCTTGACCTAATAACTTGTACAAAGTTTGTACGTTAGGTCTAATTTCTATACTTGTCAGATCCATAAGAAAGGTTTTTAAAAGAAAAAGGGGCTACAAATGTAACCCCTTTTCTTAAAAATGAAACAGTTAGTTAAAATTAAAACAAGCTATCTACGTCATCACTAACAGGAGCAGTAGCTACATCGCTTTTTTCCCATGACATCATATCACTAGCAAAAGGACTTTCTACTTCGTTAGCAGCAGGTGCATTGTTTTCGGTGTATTCTTTGAAGTCAAAGTTTCCGTAGAAACTCTTAAATCCATACTCACCAGTAACTTGTTTAGCTACGTAATCAGTGATTTTACTGTTTACGTTTACAAATACTTTAGTACATACATCTTGGTACTTGTCGTCTTTGATTCCTAAGAGAACTTTAACACCCATGTTGGCTTTGTTAAAGTGTGCAAAGAAATCTACCAACTCATTACCTTTACCTTTTGCAATAGAATTCCAAGAATCCAATACAAATGGCTTCTCTTTAGGAGAGATATTACCATAAGCCTTCAATAAAGAGTATACAGTTTCTTCACCACCTTTAGCTTCACGAACACTCTTAAGGTCCATTCTACGAGAAGGATCCAAAGATGCTTGTGCTTCACTCAAAGCAGCCAAGTTCTCAGCCCAAGAAGTTCTAGTAAAGTTGTCAATGAATTGTTTCTTACCTGCTTGAGAGGTACGAGTATCATTGTTTACCCACAAAGAAAACTTACCACGTAAGTCTGTTTTAAAATCAGGATGGTTTACATACCAGAAGTCTAAACGCATTCCGTTTTCACCGTCATAGTTAGGCTCTTTTACTTTGTCTTCGTCAATACCTAGTAAAGCAGCAAGTGCTTTACTGTTAGGGTTAACAGCTACAATTTGAATAGGAGCAAATCCTGTGTACATCTTTTTGCCTGATGAAGGCTCTCTGGTTTCTAATTCGTCAAATTTCATAATAATTTTTTTTTGTTTTTTATTTTGTTTTGGTTACTTCTTCTGTGTAATAGGAGTCAATAGACTGACATACTAAGTTAAGGTCATTAGGGATTAAAGTTTCTGAGAACATATCCATTGGGCTCTTAGCAGGATAGTTGCGGAAACGGTTAGTCACAAAATGATAAGTTGCATTCTCGTCTTTATCTTCACCTACGTGAGTATAAAGTGCGATTGTAAACAATCCTTCGAGAACAATCTGGTTGTCTAACGCTTTACCGATAGTCTTAATCTTCTGACCTACGATATGTCCATCATCCTCAATTGTTTCGCTGTGAGTGATGTAGAATACTTTAAGGTCATTACGAAGCTTACGAGCAGTAGTAAGCATGTTAGTTACGTCTTTAGCCAAGTTAACAAACTTACCAAAGCCTACTTCGTTAGCTTTCTTCATCATAAGAAATGACATAGAGTAGATAGCATCATCCATTACGATAGTCTTAATGTGTAATGCTTTCTCGCTAATCTGTTGTAACAAGGTAGTGATTTGGTTGATGTCGTCTACTTCCATGTAATTCTTAGATTCTAGGTTGTAGAGTTTCTCAGCTCCTTTGAAAGGCAATTCTTTCCGTGCTACGTTAATAATAAAGGTTTCTTTTGGGTCTAGAGTCCTGATAGAGGTAGATTTACCTGTACCTGAAGGACCTACAATTGCGATTAGTTTTGATGACATATTTTTTATTTTACTTTGTTTTCTTCTATGTTGTCTACAATATCACCTAGTGTATCCCAACCAAAGTTGGCTACAAAGTGTACTGCTGCGTGGAAACAATTCATAATACTTTTCTCAGGGTTTTCTAACAGTTCTTCTCTCATAGCTTCGTTGTTAAAAAGCTCTTCTGACATCCATACAATGTATTCGTTTTCTTGTTCTTCTGTCCAGGTATGTTTATCATACCATTCATCTTCTTGAAAGTCTATAGTGTTGTAATCTACGTTGATTACTTCACACATCTTCCGTATGAGTTGTACTAAATAAGGGTTCTTTTCTTCTTCGATCATTTTTAATGTTTTGCTTTTCTTAAAAAATTCTCATAGTGATTAGCTGTAGGGCTATTCATCTCTTGGGGTCTAGGTAACTCTTCAAATTCTCCGTTAGCTCCATTAAAGTATAGACCGATGCTTGAGTTTTCTAAGCCAAAGTATCTATCTTTTAGGAATTTAAGGGATCTGTAGTGGTTACCGAGTAATGATACATCATAGCCATTGTGTGTGCCTATGTTGTATCTAGCAGGACTAAACAAACCTATTACTACTTCGTAGTCTTGGTGTACACCCTTATTGATGTGAAGCTCCTCCATTGAGGGTTCTAGCTTCTCTTCCATAAGTTGACCTTTGTAAGTGTAAGTTTGCTTTTCTGAAGCTGGTGTTTGTTGGTGGACGATTACATTAACCATCTTAAAACGCTTAGAAAATATATCAAGAACATAATCCTTAATCATAAAGTCAAACGTTTGATAAGACGATAACTTCATCTTAGTGTCAGGAGCTAGCTCATTAGATAAAAGACTAATATGATCTAATACAAAGAACACCCACAAGTCATCTGACTTATAAGTATAACCTGTTATTATACGCTTACCTTCTTCTATTTCTTTGTAGGTGTATTCTCCTATCTCAGGATTTTCGAAGTACGCTTTTACGTACTTAGCCATACCTGTGGGATTTCTGATATAGTCAACTACCTCTACTGATCTTTCTAGTGTGTTAATGAACTTCTCTCCTTGCTTTACCTTTTCTAATAGTTCGCTACTTAAAGTATAATTACCTACTGATTTAAGTTGAGATACACTGATTGTAATACGGTGTTTCTCATACATATACATAGATAGAAATGATAACCAAAAGTCTGTAGCACTTTCCTCTAAGGCAAAATAGAAGATTTTAGGAACTATGTTTGTGTTCTGTGTCTTCTTCATGATGTTAAGAATAGTCATGTATTTAGCAAACTTTGACTTACCTACACCTGAAGCAGCAGTTAAACAAGTAATAGAACCTTTAGTAAATCCTCCATAATGTTCTGATAAACGAGGAAATGGAGGAGGGATAGCTGTTAAGCCACCTGTCTCTTTAATAATCTTGTTACCCTCAATCTGACTTATTAACTTTTCAAAGTTCATAATTAGAGGATTTGATGACTATTGTAAGCAGGTCCTGTACCATTTTTGAGTTCTTCACACCACTTAGCTAAGTCGCTTTGATCTACTCCGTCTACTTTCTTAAAGATAAAGTAACCACATTCTCTGATGAATTTAATACTTCCTTGCTGCTTAAGCGTACTAATATACAGATCGGTGGCTTGTGAGATCTCTTCGAGAGTGTAATCATACTCAGATAAAAACTTAATCAACCTTTTAACTACACTAGACTTATCAGTTGTTTTACCTGATACTCCTAGATTCTTAGCACTGAACTTAGAAATAAAATCAGCTAACCATGTAGGAGGGATACTTAAGTCTCTGTTAGGAGCAGTGTTTATGTGTGTAGTCTTTAATTTCTCAAGAGCAGATAACTCACCAACAGACTCAGTTACATCAAGATCTTGTAGTGCTTTAGGAGTCCAACTGTAAGTTGTTCCATTAAACAGAAGTTTCTCTTCGTAAATCCATCTGTCTATCATCTTTTCCTGTTTGGCTAGTGCCCATAGTACTTCGTAGAATGTCTTTTTCATCTGTTTCTTTTATTAAATTAAAGTTTACACCTGCAAATATTTCCTTCGAATTAATCTTAGGCGGGTCTACAAAGATAAGCGAATCTTCCTCTTTTTCCAAGTCAATTTGGTCTTCCAACCACATTTTTTTCATAAAAAGAAAGCCTGGATGTGACTCCAGGCTATCTCCATAGTGTTCTATTTCTGTCATTTACATGTCTGCTATTTCTTGGAAATCAATTTTTCTTTCCACACACTCTTTAATCTTAGATTCTACGTAATCTTGGTCTTCTGCAACTACGTTAAATACGCTTTCACAAGCATGACAACAAGTGTGTAGTAAAAGATCGTTAGTAATTACTAAGCCACTTTCATCATAACAATGAGGGCAGATGTCATCCATAATCATTTCATCCAGCAAATCCTGACTTATTTCTTTAATTGTAGGGAAGAAAACAGAATAAGACTTAAGTTCCTCTCTGATTTTTGGATCTGTGTATTCAGGATAGCATTCCATAATCCACTCATTGTACGTTTCATACTCTTTGTCTTTTTCTAGTTCTGCTTCATCTATCATTTCAGAAGGCATTTCTCTGCTCCAATAAGTGGATTGTTTACCTACTTTAGATCCAGTAGAAGCTGATGGCTCAAAAGGATCTATAATTTTAGGTTTAGATTCTACCCAATCTCCAGCTACTGCATCATAGTACCAATCATTGTCATCAGCATCAAACATATGAATTTGACGACCACCATAACCAAGAGGAATAGATGTAGATTTAACTTTAGATCCTCCGTATGGAAGTTCTGACCTAGAGTATATAGGAAATGTAAGAGGAATGTTCCTTTCAGCAAGCATAGTAAGCATTTCATAAGCAAAGCTAAAAGCGTTGATAAGAAGACCTACACTAGCTATCTCGGTATCTGAGTGCTCGTTAAAGTAACCACATGATAAGTTATGTGAAGAAACTTTAAGTCCTCTTTTACGTAGACCACCGACATCAGTTGCTGTACCTGAGTTAAGAGTGTAACCATACTTCTCCATCAAAGGTTGGATTAGTTCATAATGATCGTGACTAAAAGTCTGAACTCCATTAGTAAACTTAATAAAGTCATTAGTGTAAGACCTACGATCCAGCTGAGTAACTACTAGTGAGTTGTCAAAGAAAGACATATCACAGCAATTAGTACCTACAATTCCTCGTTCCTCGCCATAAGGTAAGAAAACCTTACATACAGGCATCATCTTAAGCATTTGGATAGCAAAGCATACACCTACTGAATCATCGAGACCTAAGCCACATTGTTCACCTGTTGCATCATCAAAGCCAAAAATCCACTGATCTGTTTTAAAGATACGCATACCTACATGGTAATCTTGAGCTGTGTCATAATGACCTACAATAGTAGGGTAGAACTCAGCTTCTCCTTTAGTGCAATAGATATTCCCTCCCTTTTCTACTACTGTTACACCTTCTATCTTAGAAATCAATTCTACAAGCCAATCTTTCTTTAGTCTTTCCATTTCTGGTTGATAAGTAGGGCTTTGTTGATACATGATATCAAACAATAGATCAAAATCTACGGGGAAATCTCCTTTAATAGTGTGGTCTATACTTTCTAGTCGGTTAACGTAACTGCTAACATAAGATTTTGTCATTTTTGTTTTGTTTTAGTTTGTTTTTTAAATAAGGAATTGTTGTTCATCTTGTAGATCTTCCTCCATTTCTTCTGGTTCTAATTCTACTTCTTCTTCGACTGTTTCGTTAATCTGTGCTAGTGATGAAGATACTGAAGATACTGAAGATAATGAAGATCCATGTATATTTATACCTGAACCAGTAGAATTAAGATAAGTTAAAACTGGAATATGATTATATGTACCAGTTGTTCCAGAACTACTTGTAATGAATGTATAACTAGTTTCTGTTTGAGCAATTGTTTCTCCTAGAGCACGTGCTTGTGCTATCATTCTTATAGTTTCTTCTTGTGCTCTTCTGTCAGCTTCCTGAGAGTCGTAAGCGTCTTCAGGGATATTTGGATCGTTCTTGTGATAGAAACCATTTCCGTCAGTAAAGTAAAAGTCTTCATCTAGAATAAAGTATCCGAAACCATTTTCATACTCTCTGAGTTGTTCGTCATTTATATGAGCATACTCTCCATTATTTAGTCTAAGAGATCTACATGTAAGAATCGTTTCTACATTATAGGTTTCTACTGTGTCATCTTCTATAGTAACATAAGAATCGTCTGCTTCACAATAAATATAACAACTACTGCAAGCATAAGAATCTGAATGATCACCTGCAGTAATATAAGTTGAGTCGTCTTCGTTTATCTCATCTCCACAGATGCAACATTCTAGTCTTTCACTAGAGTTGTAGCGACTAAAACAACCTCCAGTAGATCTAAACTGCCAATATTCATCCCTAAGATGTTGGTTTGTCAGAAGCATTCTATGAGGGTCGTAGTTACAAAGAGTGTCTACATAAGGAAACTGATTAATACCTGTTAAGTCAATGTTTAAGGAGAAATTCCTATTTGATTGAAATAAAGTTTCATAACCAGCTCCTATTAGTGTGTTCTTAAGCAAGTTATGAGTCTCGTCATTTGAATAATAGATACGGTCAAACATAAACTTACCTTCGATATTCCACATAATAGAACGAGCAGCAATCTTATTTGATCTTTTAAGTACAGCCATCTTTACTTTCTCTGGGTACTTAGTGTAGATTTGAAAATAATTCCTACAGTTTTGGTAACGCATACAAGAATTACCTAAGGTACCTGAGTGTTGATAGTAATTATTTTCGTGATAAGCGTCTTTAATATCTTCTCCCTCGATAATCTGAAAGTCATACAAAGGATTGGAAACAGTAATCAAAGAGGCATATGCTTCTGCAAATGCAGTAACCTCTCTATCTGAATACTTGTCTGCAAATAACCTACGTACAATCTTACCTATGGAAGTGTGATAACGCTTCTTAAAGTTCCATACTTCTTTAACAGTCATTGAAGTGTTCTCAAATTCTACTGCTAAGAGTCTTTCCCAGTTATTTGAATTTAAAATAACACCATTAGTAGTTAACGTAAACGCATCTGCTCCTCTAGTTCTTGAGTTTTGAATACGTAATGTTCCTGCTTCGTGTGAAAGATAAGTCTGTTTAAAACTAAAAGAATAAGTTTTAGTTGGAGAATCGTCCCAGAATTCTTGAATAAAGTATACGTCAGCGTCTTCTGTACGTTCAATAGGATAAAATCTATCGCCTAGATGTCTTGCAGTCAACTTTAAGGTAAATACCATCATCATATCTTGTGCTGTAGAATCATCTGGAGTCTGTTCTCTGCTTCTACGTCTACTTCTCTGTACATAGAATTTAGCAACAGTTCCAGGACGAATCATCTCCATTGTAGTTTCTTGTCCTGCAAGTCTTTCTTCACGGTCTTTATCTAGATAAGAAATCTTAGTATAGTCCGCTTGAGATAAACCTAGATAGTTACAATACTTACCTTCTAAAGGAACATACTTAAGGTTTAGAATGTCTTCAGCTACTGCTTTTGCTTGTTCGCTACAGTTACTAGCAATTAATCTAGTTAAGCGAGTCTTTAGGTCTTTGTGTAATACAAATTTGTCTCTTGCTATCCTTACTCGTCTTTTAGGTAAGCTACCAAGTGAGTGAGCAGATACTTGTAAGGTATTTGCTGTTTCCATAAACTCCATTGAAAATGGATCATCGGGGATTAGAGCTGCAATTAGCTCCTGTGGTTCTTGTGGTTGTGAATTAGGCATATTTTAGTTGGTTTAGTTTAAAACAAAAAAGCACCCCTAGAGGTGCTTTCATTAAATTTTCTTCTTAATTTAAAGTTGTTCTGGTGTTTTTTCGCTGTCTTTTTTGTAACGATGAGCTAGCAGTAAGTTTTTTTCTCCTAAAGCTTTTTTAAATTCTCTGTCTCTTTCTTTCTCTGAGTAGAACTTGTAGTCTTCGTTCTTTTTCATTGTCTTTACAATCAGATGGAATTCTATGACTGTACCTTCTTCGCTTAACGTATACTCCATTATTCAAAGATAGCACATAAATCTACTACAATCCCTATTAACAGGGAGAATACGGAGACAAAGAGAAGAGAGAATGCGAAGAACTCGTTACTACTCATACAGTTAGTGTTCTTAAGCTTTCTTCCAATATTTTTACATGCTTTTCTCATTGATGTGCTGTTTTACTTCTTTCCAAAATAAAACTGCATTATGTACAGTTTTGTTGTTTAGATAATTATCCATGTCTCTGTACTCAGCAATGATCTTATCTAGGGTATAATTAGCAATCTGCTTAAATCGGTAGTGGTCCATTTGAAAACCTAAAGTCTTCTTGATTTCCACTTCCATAGCTTCTGCCTGTTGTTTGGGACTCATGTTACAAATATAAGTTAGTTAAAGCTTTTCTGCCTTCTCTTCGAATCTATATTTTAACTCTTCTTTAAAAACCTCTTTGTAAAAATCAGAGAGTTGATATTGAGTCTTTAGTATAGCTTCTATGTGATCGAAGTCTAAGTCTTTAATAGGTTTGTAGACTAAGGGTTGTCTTCCGTCTATACCTCTAGTACCCCAATGAACAGCAGATCTCCTAGTTAAATGTGAGCCATCGTCATAGACGCTTAACTCTTCGTAAGTTCCTATATGTCTTCTAAGATAATCTGTTCCTCCATCTACCATAAGAACTTCTTTAGTAATAGTATCCTTGTAAGTCACATAATCATGACGATTATAAGAAGTAAGGATAGTACCATCTGGTGTTTTAATCCTGTTTAAAAGGATCTTGTTTTCCGTAGTCATAAGTTAGTATATAAGCTGGTTTAATTGTTGTTGTGATGCTTCCGTTGATGTCAACTGTTTCACTCCTACACTCATAGGTTTTGAACTTGTAACCTGCTTTAGTAAAGAAGTTAAGCGAAGTTAAGTTATTCGCTTTAACTCTTGTAATTACAGTTACAAATTCTTTTGTCTCTTCATAGATAGATTTAATAACATAATCTATGAGAAAACTTGCATAACCTTGTCTTTGATACTTTTCTGCTACATGAATAAAGTTAATACGATAGCATTCTTTCTTCTTTCTCATTAACATTACAGCTACTATATCTAGTCCGTCTTGGATAGCGTGTACTGTTAAATTAGGGTCGTTAAACGACTTTTCCGTAAATTGTACTTCAAAATGATCTGAAATAAACTGAAAATATTTAGGATCTTTTCTGTTGTAATAAGAAATTTGAGTTAGCATAGATAGTTTTAGTTTCGTGTTTATAGATAGCTCTTTTGTAGAGCTCCCTAAAAGCAAATCTATTAAGACCTAAACGATTTCCTGCTCTTTCATAGCTGTACCCTAGTTCATCTCTTAAGATAAGGGCAGCATATTGTCTAGGAGTAAAACCTTTTAGGTCTAGTTTGAGAGGGGTGCTTTGATCGGGGGATGACATAAGTAGTTTTCTAAAATAAAGTCAGTATTCTCTAAGTGTGAATGTAGTGATTGATCTTTTGATAGTGACTCATAAAAGCTATCTGTTTTTAGATGCTTTAATCTGGGTAACTCATAAAAATCTCTTTCTATTTGCTCTTTAGCCTGTTCGATATGATTTAAGTAGAGGTGAGTATCGCCTAAGTTACCTATTAATTCATCAGGAACCATATTTACCTCTTTAGCAAGGATAGTTAAGAGAAGAGCATAGGAGGCGATGTTGAAGGGAAGGCCGAGGAAAGTATCTACTGAACGTTGATTCCACATTAAAGAGATTGCTCTGGTTGGTATGTTAGCTTGAGTTAAAGCCACATCGATAGTATTTTCTATTGCATCTCCCAAGTTTAATTTTATAAACGGTACTTCTATTTTATTTTCAAATTTAGAGTTATAATTTTCTACTCTTTCTGCTCTACTCAACTCTCTTGTATAAACTTGAAATCCATAATGACAAGGTGGAAGAACCATATCTTCAAGAGCATCTACATTCCAAGCACTAACCATTAATCTTCTAGAGTCTGGATTGTGTTTAAGATTATAGATTAGACTTTTAATCTGGTCAATTGAACCTCCTGCTAAGTCTGTTGAAGGCCATCTTCTCCACTGAGCACCATAAATAGGACCTAACTCACCGTATCTAGCAGCAAAGTCAGAATTAGTCTTGATTTGTTCTGCAAACGCTTCTATAGTGTAAGCATGATTATCGTCTGGTCTTGCTTCACGGTAAGATTTATAAGCGTCTCCTGTCCAAATATTACATCCGTTGTCTAAAAGGTATTTAATGTTAGTGTCACCCTTTAAAAACCACAGTAACTCAGTTACTATTGTCTTCCAAGGCATCTTCTTAGTGGTTAAGAGAGGAAATCCATCACTCATCCTGTGTCTGATGGTGTAGCCAAAGATTGACTTAGTACCTGTTCCTGTTCTATCTGACTTCTCTACTCCGTAATCTAAGATAGATTGAAGTAAGATCTGGTATTGTTTGTCTATGCTGTTCATCCGTTAAAGTCTGAGTATTTAAGTCCCCACTGTAAGTTAAACCAAGTCATTTCGTTTTCAGCTCGTTTCTTAGTGAATTTTAACTCTTTTCTTAAGTAAGCAATGCTCCACTGTTTCCACTCTTCTGCTTGTGCAGTAGTCATAGTCCACTGAGTATACCAATCGTCTGTTCTATCTTTAATGTCTTCGTACGTAACTTGATGACCAGCAATAACAAACATCTGATTAAGGATATCTATCATTGCTTTTCTTCTTTTTTCGTCTCTTGTTATTCGTTTTGCCATAATTCGTAAATGCTATTTGTTGTTGCAAACTTAATGTAGTTTTCTTTCTGTTCCAAAATCTCTGTAACAGTAGTAGTCAGCCAGGTATAAGACATTCTTTGAGGATCTAGGATAAGCGACCTACCTACTGCAGGTTCATCATGTAGTTCTTTAAATTTACCATCTTCAGACCACTCAATCCATCCAGCTTTGTGACCTACGTTAGATAAGCCATCTCTTTCCCTGACTAACTTGTATCTGAAGAGATCCTCTACGTTTAAGTTTATTTTAACTTGTTCTATTTTGGTCATTTTGTATTTGTATTAGTTCTTGTTTTATCTCTTGGTACATTTCTATTACTTTTCTGTTTTGCCAAGCATGATGCTCTAATGCTTCTATAATCTTGTCTACAGAAATCAAGGAGCAAGTAATCGCTTCATTGTACCTCTTCTCACAACTCAATAGTCCTTCTTTATGGGACCCATTGTTAGGCAACTGATAATAAAAGTCATTAATCAGCTGCCTAGCTGGTGTTGGATTAATAATATCTTCTAGCATAACTTACCTCCAGTCGATTTTGGTATAACTAGCTGCACCTGTATCCATGATACGATCCCATCTATACCAATTATACTGACTATTCTCATCCCATATTTTGTCTTTTACAAACTCCTCATGATAGTCTTGTAGGTTTTTTCTAATCCTATTAAACTTCTCTACATAGGCTATTGCAAGTTGTTCATCGTGTGTAACAAACACAAGGTTCTCATAGTAAGTGTCGTAACTTCCTGTGGGATAACTAACTAAGTACATTATTTGATTTTGCATGATTTACATTGGTCCGTCACCTCACCCTTGACTAGTCTACACCATCCTTCTATACCTTCTTGATGCTGATAGAAAGGACAAGACTTAATCCAGTAAGGGAATAACTCTTTTTGCTGTGCGTTTTTCTTAAAGTCTGGAACATAGCAGTAAGGAGTATTCTTAGGGATTCTCTTCTTTAGTTTTCTAGGAATTCTCATCTGTATCTTTATTTGTTATGTTACGGCTTACACCAGTATAAATCATAGAATATGTAAATGAAATAAGTATTATTGCCGCAATTCCTAGTAAAACATAAAAACTCTTATGTATTCCTATAACTAACAAAATTAGTAGTACTAGTATTAATATTGAAATTAAGTGTGTTTTCATTGTCCACTTCCTTGTATTTTATCACGCATCCATTTTGCGCCATAAATTCTACCAAATTTTTCTGCACCTGTTGGTTCACACAAAGATTGCATTTCAGCCCATTTTTCTATCTCCTCATCACTTAGTAGTTCAATAGGGGTTAAAAGTGATACAAATGAATCGGCTTGATCTTCGTCTGCTAAATGTATTTTTAACAAACTTAAAATTTCTTCTTCTGTGTATAGTTTCATGATTTGTTTATTGTTGCTCATTTGTTACCTCCTTTGATTTCAGTTAGTTTTTCTTCTATGCATTGTTTTTGATACTCAAGATGCAGTATTTCTGAGTGTTTTTTGATTACTAAATACGCATTGTCTAATAATTCTTTTTCTTGTTCTGTTCGCCATCCTGTTTTCACAATGCAAAGTGCATCAATTAGCGATAGATTTTTATAGTTACTCATTGTTCCCTCCTTGTTCTACATAAATGTGTTTCAATGTTTTACCACTCTCAGTAATAATGTAATAATGAGTGTTTGATACAATTGGCATTTCTACTTGCTCGGAGTAAATCATACCGATAACTTCAGGGTCAAGAAGTGTTGGGTTGTTTGTTTTAGTGTGAAAATTCCATTCAGCAATAAAGCTTTCTTCATTGTTTTCTCTCATGACGATTCTAAAATTGTCGCCAATCCATTGATTTGTTTCTTCGGAGTTACTTCTCCATGTTCTTAGTGTGTACATATGTTTGTTTGTTTATTTGTGTGTATCTAAATTTACGAACTTTCTTTTTAAAAGCCAAATTAAAGTTGAATAATTTTTTTCTTTGTTCCGTCATCATATAGGTAGATCATAAGTTCATCTTTGCGGATATATTGAACAGGTCTACCCATCATATCATAGATTCCAATGAGTTTAGGCTCTGGTTTTTTGACTTCAGATGTGGTAAGTGTTACACATGGGTCAATAGTAAATCTTATCAAAATGTTAGTATCATCGCCATGACAGTAATGAGACCATGTTAACACCAATAAGTATCTACCCGGTTTTCTGAATTTATAATTTATTTGTCTACCAGCATCTAAAGTGTCTCGCTTTTCGTAAACAATATCTTTGGAACTCCAGCTCAAACCATTATCAAATATATTAGGGTCATTAGACCATTGGCTGTCTGTAAATCTGTCTAAATTACCACTATGCAATAACATGGTCCTGTACACCCAACAAAAACTAGGAGGTTCAAGTGTACCCTTGGTCATTTCACCAGCTATGCTATCAATACAACTAGAGTCGTAAGTTGATAACATTTTGTAGTTGAGAACACAGTGATTAAAGTAATGGTAATCAACATAGTCGTAAATGATTGTATCACAACCAGTACAAGTGTTTGTTAATTTTAGATTGAATTGATATTTCCCTTTATGTGGAAGGTAAATTCTTGGAAAAAGTCTTTGACTCTTGTTTAAATTAGTCAGAACTTTGTGCGTTGACAGGTCAATAATGTCATAGTCGTACTTGACACAAGTATCCTTGAACGCATCTCCGGTTATTCTCCAAAGAAAGTAGTTTCCACTACTCATTTGTTCAATGTTAACAGAAGCCCATGTACATTTTGCATTCGCTGTTGCTAAGGAGACCAGAAGCATTAACAGCATTATTAGTTTTTTCATTGATTTAATTGCTTGAGTAGAACATTGTATTAATGTAATTAGACTTCTTTGAGGATTTCATTTCCTCACGATTGGCATAATCAAGTTCTGTTTTCTGTACTTGCTGGTACAAAGCTAAAATCTCTTCGTGAACATGAACGCTTATTTTTGCGTGAGCCAACCCTGATAATACATTTTTGTAGAAGATATAACTTGGGAGCCAATTTACCGAATTGGAAATAAAACCTTTCTCCAATGCGAATAAATAACATCTGTAGATGTGGTTTGTTTGTGCTGATGTCAGAGTTACATCCTTTAAGCATTCTAAGAGGCCGTCTTTGAATACTTGTAAAATCTGTTCTTCTTTATTTTTCATACGTTTATTGTTGCTCATTGTTACCTCCGAATATTTTCTGCTTCATAAAGATTTCCCACCTCATTCTAACAGTACCTTCACTATCAAGCTCATCAGTTTCAAAAAGTTCTCTAGGTGTAGATATAATATCCCAGCCCTCAGAACCTAATTCGTTTAGTTTTTTGCTTAATTCTGGTCTACTTAAAGTCATAAACCCGTATTGATATTTAAACTTGTCCATAAATTATTTTTAACCTCCAAATGTTTCGTTGTAGTATTGTTCACCAGTTATTGGTAGTGTACTTTCAGGATAATCAATTCCATGAACTGTTCCTTTGTTGTATGCAGTTTCAATTCTTTCCTTCTCAATTTCTTTGCATTGGTCTGCATAAGATTCTATCATTTCAAGATGTTCTTTACTCAGTAGAATTTGGTCTTTAATAGCATTTAGAAATTGTTCAACTGCCGTTTGTTGTTTATCCTTTTCCATTAGTTCTTTGAGTTTTTCTTTACGCTCTTTTCTTAGTTGTTCTCGGTTTTCAATACGCCATTTGTTCTTTGCTATTGCATCAGATTGCTCTGCGTTTTCAAGTAGTTTTTTTATCTTGTCGTTCATTGCTCACCTCCTCCGTAGGTTTGTTTGTAAAACTGTCCAAATGTCATTACATCCGATTCATTCATCATTACATATAATTCGTATTCATAATACAACTTAATGGCTTGCTCCTTTTCCATTACTTTGGCTTGTTCAAGCAGTTGGATTTCCAACATAACAAATTGTTTTCCTGTTATTTTACCAGTTATCAAATCGCTTGTTAATCTGCCGATTTCTTTGGAGTAATAGTCCAATGCTGTCGGTTGTTTATTGTCTATCATTAGTGCCATCCGTTTTTAAATGCTGCGTTGTAATCATCAAACATTGCTATCAATAACTTACATATGATACCAACTGTTAAAAATAATACTGCTTTTATTGTAAATACTAATATCTTTTTCATTACGGTTTGTTGTTTATTGTTTGTCATTGCTTTTTATTTCTAAGTATGGTTGAATAAATACAGAAGTATGCGAATACCAAAACTGGAATTGCCATAACTGCTATTGAAATTGCTTTACTATTTGCTACCCCTATGCAAATAATGATAACCCCAATTAAAATAATTAAGGAAGTAATTGCCGTTTGTTGTTTATTGTTTTTCATGATTTATTATCCTCTAAGTTTATCATTAGCTTGTTGAACAAGAGAATCTAATTGCTTATCTCTTTTTTCTTTTTCAGCTTCTAGTTCTTCTAGTTGTTTTTCTAAGCGATCAATACTACCCCAGATAATGTTTGAGTTAGGGTCTAGTCTTTTAATCTGAGCTACTAGTTCTTCTTGCCTACCCCTACTGTAAAATCCGCTTTCTATATCATCAGCTAGGTCTTGTAAGTGTTTAGGTGCTGAAATACTGATACGTAAGTCATAACTACTCCACTTAGTCTTGTAGTCCCAGAACATAATACCTTTGGTTAAGTTTCTAAATAAGTTGTGTAGTCTTCTGTTTCTTACTCTTACTAGAGAGTTATCACAACCAAACAAATGTAAGAAGCGTAGAAACCATCTGGGGCACCATTTAGGCTTAGCTTCATAGTCCATAGCTAGAATTAACGGGTAAATAGCCCTAAAGCAGTCTCCGTCTTCACTGTAAGGAATAGAACCTAAGTAAGAATACTTATCATAGAAACCCTTAGGGAAGAATATAGGCTTAATTTCTCTCCAGCCTATATGCATAGTATGAACCATACCTTTCTTACGTCCTTTCCAAAACAGTAAGCCTGCTAAGAAGAAGGTTACTTTCTCCTTAACAGGTCTATTGTCTTTTACTTCAAATTTGGTTCTCATTTGCTATTTTCCTTGTGTATAGGGTTTTTGCAGTTACCTTTGTGGCAAAGAATGTTACCCTTGTGATTTTTACAGATAAAGTATTCACAATCTTCAATTACACACACCTTAAGTGGCTCTGATGCTATGTTACCTACTTCTGGTATTGTGTAGTTTGTTTGTTTACTCTGTACTGTTGGTTCTGTGCATCCTGTAATGAATAGCATAATGAAATACAATCCTCCTACTGTAAGCAGAAGGAAGAACAGTTCTTTTTTCTCGTTTCTTTTTATCATAAGTTAAAGTTTACCTTGGGTCATATAGACATGAGTGTCTATGGTCCACAAGAAGTTAAGTTTTTTGATTAAGTTTCTCATAAGTAAAAAGCCCTCGATTAAGAGGGCTCTTGAAATTTTAAGTAGTTGTCTAGATATCCTTGTATGTTATCTCTTCCTACAGGATTCTGAGAGTGTACAAAGTACTTTGGTAGCTTAACTGCATTATTCATGCAGTATTCTATAAGCCATTTTGCACAATCTAACCCTGTTAACTCTGTGCCTAAGTCGTGATCAAGAGACATTCCATCAGGCATAGGATTTTCAGTTAGATAGTTTACAAATTCTCTGTAACCTTTTACCCAAGTAACTTTTACATTTTCACCAAAGATAACTGTAATCCAAACTCTGAATTGTGCTTGAGTAGGATTACGTAAGTCATCAAGCCAAAGAATTTCCTTTGTCACCGTTAGTAGTTCTTTTAGTGTTTGTTGACCTACGCTTAGCGTTGGCTGCCTTACGTTTTTTACGCTTAATGGCTTTTTGAATATCCTCCTCTACGTGGTCATAAGTAATATCACTATGTATAGGGTATCTTTCTTTTTTATCTGTACGATACAGTAAGTAAAGAATGATTATACCTATAGCCGAAGCTCCAAATAAGATTGCTAAGCCTGTGAATATGCTTTCCATTATTTCTGACTTAAGTCTATGGAACCTGTAATGAAGTTAAGTTGTTCTGTGAGATGCATCTCTCCATAAGCATTGTCTACTTCATACGTCTTAGCAATCTTTACTACCTTCTCTTCGATTTGTTTTTCTAGTGTTTCATCGTGAAGTTGAGACCAAGAGTCTCCGTTTTTAATACAAATCATTAAGATGTTAGCGTTGTGTTTGTCGATCTGATAGTTTACCCGATACATAATTAGTTTAGCTTTGTGTATTTTCTACTGATTTTTCTTTGTTCCCAAATTAGATGTAATTGCCACCTGTACCATTTGATTAAGTCTATACCTTTCTCGTTACAGTGGTCTATAAACTGAGGAGTCATCTTACCTTTAAGAGATACTACCTTTTCCATGGCTGTCGGACAATTGATCATCATCTGCAAATATACTACAAATAACATCGTTTGTTACTTCTTGTTCATTGATTTCGAACAAAGTAAATACACTTGGTTGATTTTTAAACTGTTCTAATTCAGCCTTAGCCGCAGCAAAGTCTGCTTCAATTAGAATGTCTAGCTCCTTAATGAGCTGTTCTGCTGATTTTTCTTGGTTAGTTTTCATGATCTGTTTTATTTTAAGTGTGTGATTTTGTTTTGATCGTAATTTTTAAGATTGTCGCTTACCCATTTCTCATCTACTGTGTTACTGTAGCAAAGAATATGTACAGTAGCTGTTTGATCTGTTGGTAAGCGTAACATCCTCCCGAATTTTTGTTGGGCTTTGGGAGAACCTCCTGAATAAGAGTGTAGAATAATAGCATTTTTAAGGTTAGGGATGTTAATACCTTCGCTTAACTGCTCTACACATGATAGTTTAGTGATTTCACCTGTTTTAAAGGCTTCTAAGGGACTATTCTTGTTCTTGGAATGGTGAGAGTCCTTACAGAGTCTTTCAGCTTGATCTATGGTGTTTGCAAAGATTATAACTTTCTCCTCTGAGTCTATCTCTGAGATAAGTTTCTTAGCATAATTTTCCTTAGTTTCAAACTGCTTTAAGAAATTGATTCTTTGAATGGTCTTAAACATTAGATTGTTACCCATTGCTCCATCTATCTCTCTAGTGATCCAATCATACTGTGCTCTTTCACTGGTCATCCAACCTTGCTTAGTCTTAATGGTTTTATTTCTGTTTAAGTCTAAGTAGTGTACAAAGATGTGATAGTCGTTAAGAATCTCATTCTCTACGGCTTTATCTGTCTTAAATACGTACTTAATAGGGTAGTATTCCATCATAAGTTGCCCTTTCTCTGAGGTTAAATACTTAGGAGGAGTACCTGTTAAGCCTAAAATCCTACCCTTATATCCTTGTAAGAAAGGAAGAGCAGTAGCTTTAAGAGAATGTGCTTCATCTAAGATAAGAATATCATATTCTTCAGGATTGTGTTTTATGAGAGAAAGATAAGTAGTGAAGGTAATACGCTCTAAAAGCTCTTCAACCTCAAACTTAACTGCATCAGCTGTCCAAGACTTAAAGATATCTACCTTAGGAGCGACTACAAGAACTTTCAAGTGATCAGGTAAGACATTGATATAATCTAATCCTATCTTAGTCTTACCTGCACCTGTCGCTAATTGTAAACCACACCTTTTAAACTGTAAGGCTTCTTTAAGAGCCTGATGTTGTATTAAATCTCTTGTTATCATATATTATCATTTGTAACTCTTTAGTTTGCTTACGTAAGTAGGATCTTCAGCATAAACACCGTCTATGTTTTTAAGATACCTTTTTTGAATGTGAGCATAACACTTGATATTGTCTCTATAAGTGTCATACTTAGCATAGACTCCGTGTTTACCTGCTACATGTTTACATTTATGAAAAGTAATACCAAACAAGTTCTTTGCTTGAATACCTACATTAGACTTACCGTGGTTACTTTCAATTCTAGATTGTAAGCAAGCAACTGCTGCTAGGATTACTCCTTGCTTAGTAAGTTCTGCTGTAATTCCTGAATCATTAAGAATAACATCCTTTTCTGTGATAACTTCTTTTATCACTTTAGTCTTAGTTATTACCTCTGATTCTGGAAACATAAATGATACTAATAGCAATACTGCAAAGATAACATTAATAGTTAAAGAGATGTGAAAATACTTCTGATAATTGGGAGCTTTTGATAAGCTAAGATCTTGATTTTGTTTGTAGTACATGATTGTTAATATTAAATGTGAAACATAAATTAAGGCAACAACTATGCCAAATGGTAATAATTAGAACTTAGGGCAGGTATCTCTCCTACCCTAAATTAAAGTTAAATAGTATCGTCTTGCCAGTTAATAACGCTTACTACTTCAGACTCTTCTATAAAAGTCTTAAGATAATTCTTACCTACCTTGTAGTCTCCTAGAATGATATCATGGATAACTTGGTAGTCTTGAGGTACTATTACTTCTTTGATGAAGGTAATAGTTTGCTTAGTAGTAGGAAGTTCTCTTAATCCTCTTAAATAAGTCTTTTCATCAATCATAGACTTAACTGTTAGGTGTTTAAACATCCTTTTAATCTCTCTTTCTTGGATACGATCTAGCTTATCTAAGCTAGTAATCCTACCCTTAAGTTGAAAAGATTTAAATTGTGGCTTCTCCTCCCTTACGGAGTAGACTTTCTCTGCTACAATAGCAGTCGAAGTGATTCTTTTTCTCATATAAATGTATTTTAAGTGTTTCTAAATTAGATATCTGTCTAAAAAGAAAAAGGAGGCCCAATAACCTCCTTTGACGTAATACAGATATGAAAAAGATTTTAACCACTCATTGGTTAGGGCTAATATTGGTTAGCCTTTGCAGTTAGGATAAACGCTAATCTATCCTAACTAAAAAGTCCTGGAAGCAGATCTTACGGTATGCAACCAGGAACATTTAAAAAACAACTTCTTGCATGCTCACCATGCTTTTAGATTTTACTGGACATAGTTTACTGTCCACCTGTTGACGTGCACATCAGAGCAGGGTCCATCACAGTTCACTTTGGGTCATGTAACTCATTTGGGTAATTACTCCCAAGAGCCAAAGTATCTTTCAACGGTGCTAATCCGCCCTCTGTAAGAAGTTGTTTTTTGGTTCTATTGATGGGAATCGAACCCATACTGACATTGCTGTCAACAGGATTTTAAGTCCTGCGTGTCTACCTATTCCACCACAATAGAATAAAGGGAGCCTTACGACTCCCTACAAATATAATTCATTTAGTTAAATTACTTCTGCTTTAGCTTTAACTTTGTTTTCTTTGATAGCATCCATAGGATTAGCTGTCATGTTAGTAATGCTACGAGACAAGTTTTGATCTTGCTTAATAGTAGCATTAGACATACCTGGTTCAGCAAACTCTACAGAAGTGTAGATCAAAGCACCTTCAAAAGTTAACTCTTGACCATCACGAGTCTTTTTAACAGACCATTGAGGCTTAAGAGAACCATCAGCATTTTTTACTACTGCATCATCAGTAGTATCTACTCTGCGAAGGATTAAGTCTTCACCATACAACTGAGAAGTACTTACGTTAACAGGGATAGCTGTTGAATAGTCACCAGTTACATCATCAGCAGTAAAGCCAAACTGACCAAAGTCTTTGTCAAAGTTGTCTTCAGTGAAGTTAAGCAATGCAGTCATACGGTTGGTAAGGTTACCACCAAGACCACGGCTAATCATACGTTGGTGAACAGATAAGTTAGCAGGAGTGTAGCACTCGAACATAACAGTAATAGGAGCTGTAAGTCCAGAATTGCGGAAAGCTTTGCTAGCGAAAGCTAAATTAGTTGATTTGAAATCTTCGTAAGTCATAATTTTGTTTTTAGTTTTTTAAATTTGTTAATTTTTAGTTGTCTTCTAATACTGTTACTTTATCTTTCTCATAAATATAAATAGGCCCTATATAGCCGTCTTTAATAAGATAAGTCTTTTCACAGTCTTGTAACTTGTAAGAGATGATCATGTTCCATTCTGAGAACTTAAACACGAAACAATCTATTACTTTAGGAGGATTAGGATTACCTTCTCCTATGAGATCTTCAATAAAGAGAGTATCTGAATGCGTTAAGCGTTCAAGTTTTACACAGCTATCAGAACAAAGAGATCTAATAGGAAATAATTGGGCTTTTAGATTAGTAAAGCCGTTTAAAATTAAGATAAAGAACAGTTTTTTCATAGTTTTAAATTAAAGGGGCCATTGCTGACCCCTAGTTTTAATTACAAGCCTTTACGCAAGAACTCAAGTGCAATTTCTTTCTTAGAAGCACAGAATTTTAATTGATCTGCATTTTCTTTTACATACGACATTAAAGCTTTATGCTTAGCGTTAGTATAAGTTTCTTCTGTAAAGATATTAATAGCAGCACGAGTTAATGCTCTTGTAGACCATCTGTCCATTTTAGGAACAATAGTAAGCAAGTTTGCTACACGTTGACAGGCTAATTCAGATTTAGCAAAGTCAGGCATTTCAAATTTACCTGCTTTCATAGTCTTAACAGCTTCACCACCGTCATTACCTGTAGATGCGGTAATAACAACATCAAAGTCTAAGTTGTACTTTTTCTTCAAGAAAATAAGTTGCTTATAATCTTCTTTAGATTGAGCCCAGGCATTTACATAATCGCCTTGTTTCCAAGATCTAGAAGAAGAATTAAGCATAGCAACTAATTCAGTAAGCTGTTCAACATTTTCAATTCCATTTACAACTACATAAGGAATAGGAATACCTAAACGCATACAAGCCATAAGAGCATGTTGACCGTCTGCTACATACTTACACATATAGCCATTAATAAAAGATACTTCTACTACGATGATAGGACGAATCATACCATACATTTGAATAGAATTAGCTAAACGATCAATGTGTTTTAAGATAAGAGTACGTTGAACACCTGGCAAAAAGTTAAGTGTTTCGTTTGCTTTAAGCCACTTTAAGTTGTTTTTAAGACTGTTTCCGCTTACATACAACATCTTCTTAGTTTTGCTTACTGCTGTTTTAGTAACTTCTTTAGCTTTCTCCATAAAACTAATAGGAGTAGTTCTAGAAGATGACTGTAACAGAGAATTAGTTACTGTTGTTTCTTTAGAAACAATAACATTTTTACGAGGACGACCTTTTCTACGAGGAGTAGGAGTTGGTGCGTCATTTTTGGTTACCAATTTAACCTTTAATTTGTTTGTTTTCTTTGTTGTTTTCATAAATGTTTTTTTTGGTTTTTTGTTTTTTTGTTTAATTTGTGGTAGCCCCTGGGTGAATCGAACACACCATCTCTAGGATGAAATCCTATTGTCCTACCATTAGACGAAAGGGCCAATTACACTTTAACCTTAAGTGTGAAGGATTAGTCTATGCCTACTTCTTTAGCAGCATAATAAGCAGAGAAAGCTCGGCTTACACCTTGCTTTCTAAAATACCTGTAGAAATCCAAGAACTCCGCTAAGAGTCCATAAGATTTAGCTACATACCAATGTTCTAAGAATTGATCTTTCATAATATTTCAGTTAAAGAGTTAATTTCTGCTTTAAGAGTTTCTATGTAACGTTCTTGATCTCTTACCCAATTCTCTTCACCAGAATCCATAGAAGGTACTGTAAAACAAAATAGGTCATTCTCTGCAGCATTTAGTTCTTGATACAAGTAAGTCAATCGGTCTTGAATGTCTTCAGTGTTCATAATGTAATTAGATTAAGTTCTTCTTTAAGTTGATTAAAAGGGTTGTGTTCAGTAATTCTGTTTAGTGCTACTCTTAAGTCTTGAGTTTGTTCTAAATAAAACTCATCAGAGATGTTGCCTAACTCATACTCTTCATCTAGTCTTTCTAAGAAGAAGTATAAGCGGTTAATCTTCATGATGATCACACTAACAGCTAAGGCTTCTACAAATTCTTCTGGGTTCATAGTTTTGAGATTACTAGATAGTTAGCATAAGCATCTTCATAAGTCAATGCCCAAATTCTGTAGCCGTCAATGATAAATAGTTGTTTTTCCATTAGTTTTTAAAAGGTTTAGAATCTACTATTATAGAGCCAATGCCTGTAGCAATGGCTCCAATAGAGAAGAAGTTAGAGATAACGGTCAAGCCCATTTGTTCGCTTAGGTATGCTGCTAGAATAGCAACAATACAAGCAATCCCTAATAGAAGGGAAAGTAAAGTAAGTCTTTTCATGCTTCTTGGCTTAAATAGTAAATAGTACCGATAATAGTAAACACACCTACTATAAAAGTAGTAATGCCTGTATTAAACAACCCATAGAAACATTCAGTAATACTTCCTGCTCCTGAAAGATTTCCAATGATAGCAAGAAAGAAGTTAAAAATAGTAGTAGTAACTACTAAGAAGACGATTGGAAGAACTACTATCAGCAGTGCTTTCCACATAAATTTAAGTATATTCATATCTGTTTTGTTCTAATTAAGAGAAAAGGGGATTATTAGTCCCCTTATAGATTTTTTGCAAGCACTAAAATTTCTACTAAATCATCAGTACTTACACGAGGGTTAACATCTGTACCGTCTGGAGTGATAGTCAGATTACCATCATAATAAACATACCAGTTACCATCTTTGTCTATGACAGCAACTTCAGCAGTTGTTACACCCTGATCACAGTAATGACCTGTACCAAATCTTACGCTTACATAAACTTTGTTAGCAAACGTAAGACAAAAACCTTCGTCAATAAAGTCTTTAGAGAATCCACGAGTAGTCTCTTTAATAGTAATGTAGTTATTCATATCTGTATTTATCTGTATTTTTTAAAGTTATCCGCAATAAGGATCTTCTTCATCCATCCAATTATCAGTGTTGAACATCATATTAAATTGTTCTGCTTGCTCTATAAGAGCTTCAAGGTCAAAAATACTGAAGCCACTAATTTGCTTAGCATAGTCATTAACCTTAATGTAGATAGCATTAAGTCTTTCAAGTTCCAGGAGATTATCCTTAACCATTTGTTCTTTTGTCCTACTCATAGTTTGGTCTATTACATAACAGGCAAGATCAGCAAGAATTTTTGCTTTATCTTCGGTCAGTTCAAGTTCAGTCATAAAGAAACTAATAGCTTGATAATACCCAAGAGTATTAACAATTTGCTTAGCAGTGTCTTTAAGTTCATCATTCATACCATCTAACATGATAGTATGTTCATCGGTTAGTTTAAATGTATTTTCCATTTCTATATCTGTTTTAGTTTAGTTTATACTAATTGGTATTATACCATAAGGTATAATTTACTTCCATCTGCACTCAGTTGTAACAAGGCTACATGTTACCTTGCTTAGGGATTAATGTTTTCATTACAACTGCTCACCCTTTGGAAGTGAGTTGTGGTGCATTAAAGTAAAGGGGTTGTTACACCCCATATAGAGAATTATGAATCTTATATAGAACACCATTATCTTCAAAGACCATCCAATACTGATAATTAACATCAAGTCTTGTTTGTCCTTTAAATTCAGGATTCTTTAAGTTCATGTAATCAGACGAACTGATTTCCTTTGCAATGTTTAATAGATTTTCCATATGTATATTGTTTGTTTTAATTTCAAAATAAAAAAGCAGTTTAAACACTTGCTTAGGTGTAGATACAATAGCACTAATATTAATAATACAAAAATTATTAACATTACCCCTTAGATTCAATAAGACAACCGATTTGACTTACGTCCAGTAGTCTCTCCCCTAATAGGCCGTTACAAAGTAACATTTGTCTGCTATTACAGTAACACAGTAAGTGTCACTTTGTAGAGCTGTATCTGTAGCTCAACAGAAACCTGGTTCTTAAATTATAATCCCTATGAACCAGGAAGTTCAGGACATTATCTACAAGAGGCAGATACTCAACAGTTATTTCGTGCTGTAACACAAGTTATACTGATAAACTTAAGCTGGTCTTTTATGTAAAATGGCTTACTTGCTTAAGGTAAGTTAAAAACTGCCTGCTTACGCTCCGGCTACTCCACTCTGCATTCAATTGTAATAAAAAGCCAATAACACAAAAATGTTATCCGTTTGGGGCAACTAATTGTTCACCTATAAATAGGTTTAGTGTTTATCCATGCTTTATATCTCGTTACTACAATTGCCGGTCCTTGTGAAACCGGTTATGATGCATTAAAGTAAGACAGTTTCACTTCGCATTATATCTGTCTTGAACCCCGCTTCTAGGGTTTTATTAACCAAGCAAAACTTTCGCTTAGCATTAGATAACGTCTCTGATACAAGAGACGAATAAGAATAACAGATAACAACTTATAAGAGATTATATAAGAGGTTATCTGTTAGTAGGGTTAGTTAAGATTTAACTTTTTAGTCATATCACAACCTAAAAGGCATTAAAATCCACTATTTTGGACAGTTAGAAAGAAGATAGAGAGGGAAGAATCCCTTATTTCTAATGTAAAAAAGTTAAACAAAACATGATTTGTCTCCGATTTTCCCGGGTTTAGACTTTCAAAAGTTAAACAAAACCTATTTTACCTACATTTCATGACATTTCTATGACAATTGATAGATTGATGTCTTGATTTGTCGATTGATAGTTTGATGTGTACTTCCCCGAAAGTCAGGAGGCAATCAGGCGTTAGCATAAAACACTACCATGCCGCAGGCATACCATTTTAACAGAGGCAATTTGCGACCTTACTAACGAAAAAGGGGGACAGAGTCCCCCCGAAGGCAATCATTAGCCGATGCTTACGTCCCAGAAGCGAGGGTAGTCAACACCGTTTACGGTAGTCACGTTCTTGAAGGTAGCGTAGATGCTTCCGCCAAATTGCTTCGCTTGAAGTAGGTCGCCAAACTTGTAGTCGGAACTGCTACCGATAAGGATTTCCAACTTGCTGTCTTTGTAGGAGACAGTTGCGAAGGTGAAGTTGTTACGTACTCTGAACGAACGCATCGAGAAGATGTACTCTGTTTCAGGTACGAAAGAAATTGTTGGGGCTGCGCCAGCAGCATCTGTTGTGTTAGTTTTGGTTGTCATATCTGTATGTATTAAAGGTTTCGGTTGTCAGTCTACCACGGGGGTAGAGGCAAGTGCCGAAGGCATACGGGGATAGTGAAGGTGGACACCCCCACCCTCTCATAGATATAAAGTGGGGGGGTTCTAAAATTTTGAAAAAAATTTTTTTAGTTTACCTTTGAACCCATGAAAAAACTAGTCTTTATCTTATCTTTCTTTCTTTCCTTACAAGGGTTCTCTCAGAGGGATTCTGTTTATGTTAAGACCTCTATCTATTCTTGTGTGTATTCAGAGGTGTTACAACAGCCTAAGCGAGTTTGGTACACTGTTCAATGCCCTCTAGGTTCTTATCCTAGAAAAGGAATGGACTTCTACACTAACGATTCAGTAAGGACTTCAGATGGTAAGGACTATGAGGCTAATGTATGGGATAAAGGACATTGTGCTCCAGCAGCTGACTTTAACTGCGATAGAGATAGACTATGGGCTACCTTCTCTTACCTTAATTGTGTTCTTCAACACGAGAGATTAAACAGAGGTGCTTGGAGACTTCTAGAAGTCAGAGAAAGAGAACTAGCTAAGTCTCAGGTTGTCGAGGTAGAGATTAAAATGGTCTACTCTAAGAGCAGTTTAAAATTGCCAACAGGAGCTACAGTCCCTGATGGATTCTTAAAGACTATCAAGTACGGCAAAGTAAAAGAAGTTTACTATTTCAAGAACGAAGATCCAGGTACCACCGATTACTTAAGGTTTAGGAAGTAAACGACCAAAGGTTATATTACTTCTAACCGTTAAGTCCTTATGAGTAAACTGCCACATCTCTCCACTGTCTAGGATGACTGTGTATATGGTATCGGTTTCATAACCATAGTCTGTTACTAGCCATATTATTCCTTTGCCTTTAGGGGTATTTACTTCTAAGCGATTTGTAGGTTCAAAAATTATCATAAGTAAGTGTCTCTTTTACATAAATTTAAGTAGAGTGTTTTGTCTTCAGACCACTCCTTTCCTGTCCACCATTCAAAGCCTTTAAAGTCTGCCTTGTAAGCTGAAGCTAATTCGTAGCCTCCTAAAAGGTAGACGTGATTACATCTAAAGAACTGGGCTATTCTACACTCGAATAACTGAGACACATTACCTAAGGATAGTTTTGGGTTTTCATAATCCCACAGAAACTGGTAAGAGACTAAAGTCCTTCCAGTAGTGTCTTTGTATAGTTTAAAGATATTAGCTCCTACTAGTTTTTCTTCGTAGTAATAAAGCAGACATTCAAATCCTTTAAAATCTTCTAGGTTTATATCTCTTTTAAAACTGTGTTTGTCTGTGTACTTTCTATAAATAGGCTCTAGAAGAGTTAAAACTTCTTCTGATACAAAGTGCAGAGAGTATTGTATTTGTTTGCTTAGTTTTTTTACAGTTTTAGTAGGCTCATAGTCTTCTACTCTAAGTCGAACAGACCTTAGATTATACCAGTAGTCTTGCCACTCTACCCATCCCTCACTTAGATAGGTTAGATAAGTAGTATCTAAGGCTATTCCTTTGGGGTCAGAGAAGATAAAGTCTTCTTTTGTGACCTTACCGTACCCTGTTATATGATCAAAGATAACCTGTATCATAACTTTATCATAGCTCTATTATAGTTCTATTGTAAATCAAAGATAGTTAATTAAACAAAAACCACTCTTCTACTTAAGTTTTCTTGACTTATTTTTTTAAAGAGCTATTTTTGTTCTTAGGGGGAGATCTGTGTTTTTCTTGGAGTTACGATTGTTTTGTGACTAGTTTCTTTAGCCATGTTTTTGGAGGGTTACTAGGTAGGGATTCAGATCTTTCTCCTTTCATGTATTCCCCTACCTAGAACCCTTTTTTAGTTTATAAACTTCTAAATTTATATGCGTAACAACTTCTTTCAGACACCTGGCTACGCTACAGACTTAGTAAATGTAATTATTAAGGGGTTTTCGGAGAAGACTTATGTTTGTCCTCATGACTGGCAGCAGTTATACACTTTCAAAGAAAGAGTAGGAATAAAGATAAGAAGAGAAGGACATAAATGGTTTGTCTTACTTAGAGGAGGAGATAACTACGGAGGAGAATTTGAAACACAGGTTATAGAAGATAACACAGTTACTTGTTCTAAGCCTAGGTTTGAGGGTCCCTACCAGAAGTTAGGCTTTCTTAAGTACGAAGGCCAATCCGCTAAGGGTACTTTTCTAGAAGATGGTTATATTTTAAATGAAGAAGGTCAATATATAGTTTACGAATAAGTAAGAATAACATGAATTACAAAGTTTCCCAACTACAACCACTAACAGGTCCTGAAATTGCAGGAGAAGATCTTCTGTTATTAATTGACGTCAATCCCACTACAGGAAACGTAAGATCTCGTAAAGTTAGAGTAGAAGACTTAGTAGACTTTCGTTTACTTAATTCTGGTTTAAGTAATTTTGTTCTATTATCAGGGTCTTATGCCAATCCTTCCTTTATTACTTCGTTAGACTGGAACAAAATCATCAATACTCCAGACACTTTAGCGGAATATGGCATTACAGACGCCTATACCAAGACACAAGTGGACAATTTATTGGACACTGTAGAAGGAAATCAGATTGCTTCTATGTCTATTACAGGAGCAGAGACCAAAAGTTTAAACTTACACCAAGTAGATGGAGGCGTAGTAAGCGTTTCTTACGTAGATACTTACACTCACACTCAAAGTTCTCCTATTAGTACCTGGACTATCACTCATAACATGAACAAATACCCTTCGGTAACGATTGTAGATTCAGCAGGAACTACCGTGGATGGCTCGGTAGATTACATTAGTTTAAATGCAGTAACTATTAATTTCTGTGGAGCGTTCAGTGGTAAAGCTTACTTTAACTAAAATAAACAAAACAAAATAAAAATATAAAATCATGTCAAAAAAATTCTTATCTGGCATAGACCTCAATAAATGCGAACTGCAAAATGCGGTCATCCAGAACTTAGGTACAGCACCAGGAACTCCTGCTGCAGGTCAGGTCTACTTCAACTCCTCTACTGGAGACAAGTCAATCTACTTCTATGATGGTACTGCCTGGGTAGACGTAGGAGGTGATTTAAGGTCAATTGTAGCTGGTAACGCTATATCTGTTAGCGGAACCAGAGATATTACCGTAAACGTTCTGTATGACGATGCTTCTATTGGTTTAAATGTATCTAACCAACTTTACATTAAGGCAGGCGGTGTTACTAACGCAATGTTGGTTAACTCCTCTCTTTCTGTAGTTGCTGGAGCAGGTCTTACTGATGGAGGTTCTGTTGCTCTTGGAGCTTCTGTAACTCTTAACATTGGAGCAGGTACAGGTATTACTGTAAACGCCAATGACGTAGCTCTTGACACCACTTCTACTCGTAACACTGATCACTCTGCAGTTATCTTGACAGCAGGTGCAGGTTTAACTGGCGGAGGAGATATTACAGCTTCTCGTACATTTACAGTAGGTGCAGGAACTGGTATCACAGTTAACGCTGATGATATTGCTATCACAGGTGCTGGATCATTGACTACCAACTACTTAACTAAGTGGAACGGTACAGGATTCTCTAACTCAACTATTACAGATGACGGAACTACCGTAACTATTGGTGGTAACTTAACTGTAAACGGTAGCATTACTTACGTTAACTCTAACACAGTTGAAATCGGTGATAACATTCTTCTTCTTAACAGAGATGAAGTTAGTGCTCCTTCTCAGAACGCAGGTATTGAAGTAGAAAGAGGAACAAGTACTAACGTTTCTTTCATCTGGAATGAGACTAGTGACTACTGGTCTACTGTAACTGAGCCTTTACACGTAGGTTCTATTGCTGACGCTGGTGCTGCTTACACAGGTAACAAATACTTGGTAAGTGACTCAGGTGTAATCAAATACTTAACTTCTGCTGATTTAGCAGGTGACGTTATTACAGGAATCACAATCAGTGGATCTAACGGTGTTGCAGTTGCTGGTTCAGGAACAACTTCTATTACTGTAAGTGGTGTAAACGCTACTACAAGTGCTGCAGGTGTTGTAGAATTGGCTACTAGTGCTGAAGTAAATGCTTTAAGTAGCTCTACAGTAGCAGTAACTCCTTCTGGATTAGCTGCTTTGCGTTATGCTGCAACAGGTCCAGCAGCTCCAGCAACTAGCATGATAGTGACTCACGCTTTAGCTTCTAACGATATCATAGTTCAAGTTTATGAACTAGCTACTGGTGAGAACGTAGAGTGCGATGTAGTACGTACAACCATCAACGTAGTTACTTTAGGATTCTGTTCTCCTGTTACTACAAATGCTCTTAGAGTATTGGTGATTAAAATTGCTTAATTTAATTAAACTATTATCTTTGCTAGGGGCCTAAAAACCCCTAGCTTTTTTACATTACAAACAAAAACATGAAGTCACTTAGCAGCAAAACCTATCAATGTGGTGTAACTATACAAGGTTTAACCACTCTTTCAGGGACTGTTTATTTAACAGGAATAACCAACACAGCTAGCTGGGATCATGTTATTGTAGGAACAACTGCACAAGGTCAGATTTACACTAGGACCTACGCTCAGTTAATGTCAGATATTACATCTGGCATAGGCTTAAGTGGTTACGTTCCTACATCTCGTACGTTAACTATTAACGGTGTAAGTTATGATTTAACTGCTAATAGGTCTTGGACAATTACAACTCCTTATGTTTCTAAACTACAACACCAAGTTAAAGCTGGTGTAGCAATCAATAAGGGTCAAGCAGTCTACGTTACTAGTGCAGATGGAACTAACATGATTGTTGGTTTGGCTTCTAATGCTTCTGAGGCTACATCTAGTAAGACTATGGGTCTTTTGGATGCTACAGTCTCAACTAACGGTTTTGCTAATGTAGTAACAGAAGGTCTTTTAGCTGGTTTAGATACTTCAGGAGCTAATGCTGCAGGTGATCCTGTATGGTTAGGAACAGGAGGAAATTTAATTTACGGCTTAGCTGGTAAACCTTACGCTCCTGCTCACTTAGTTTTTATAGGTATCGTAACCCGTAAGAACGCTAATAATGGAGAAATCTTTGTAAAGGTTCAGAATGGTTTTGAACTTAATGAGATTCATGACGTAGATTTAAAAACAAATCTTCCTACTGCTGGTCAACTTTTAAGATATGACTCAGACGGGCTTTGGAAGAATTGGTCTCCGAACTACTTAACTGCTGAGTCTGATACCTTAGCTACAGTTACTTCTAGGGGAGCAACTACATCAGCTCCTGTAACTTTCAACGGAAATGTTACATTAGGTAATTCTGCTGATTTAGTTTTCCAAGATCTTGCAGGAACTTTTCCAACTAGCGGAAAAGGATTTGATTGGACTTTAAATAATGATGGTGCTAGAATATACGCAATTCAACCATCATCAGATAGCATTGACTTTGTATTTCAGTTAAGAGACAACGCTACAACAAATGACAGATTTGTATTTTGGGTAGATGAATGGCAAGGTCCTGCATACGATAAGTACCCACTTATCATTTCTGGAGGTACTGAGTTTGACTTAAAAGACTCTTCTCTCTACACAAATACTGTACTTAGATTATCTAATAGTGGAGTATTGCAGAATGTTACTGGTAACATCTCTATGTTTACTAATAACGTTGGTTATCTTACTTCCTATACAGAAACAGACACGTTAGCCACTGTAACTGGGAGAGGAGCTACTACTACAAGTGCCGTTACCGTAGGTACTTCTTTGTCCATAACAGGACCTAACAGAACTGTTAGTATGACTTCAAGTAGTAACTATCTGCATATTCAAGCATATGCTGGAAGCGCTAATGGAGCACAGTTGTGGTTAGGAAATGATAATGATCCTGGATTTTATGTAAATGCAAGTCAACATTTTTTTAGAGGACTCGACTCTTCTAATAAAATGTACATAAACGGTACATCAGGAAATGTTGGAATCGGTACTACTAGTCCTTCAGTAAAACTTGATGTTATCGGCTCAATTAGGAGCGAAATAGCAGTAGATGGTAATTTTTTAACATTACAAGCTACAGGACAAAGAGTTCACTATATAAAAAGATCAGGGCAAATTCTACAATTTACATCTGATGGAGCTAATACATATGATGTACGGTTTGATTCATCTAATGGATCTGTCTACTTTGCAACAGGTAACATAGGTATAGGAACTACTAATCCAGCTTACAAGTTAGACGTAAATGGTATAGGTAATTTTTCTAATGGATTTAGTAGTCCTTCATCAGAAACTGGATACCGATTAAAGTTTTATGATAATGGTGGAATCCATAACGATGCAGGAATTGGGTTAGATGGATCAGGAGGTGGTGGTGAGATCATGTGGTTTAATGCCCTTGGAGGATTCTATTGGGGATTAGGTACAGGTGGTACTAAAATGAAATTAGATAGTAGTGGCAATTTAGGTATTGGAACTACTAGTCCTACAGCTACATTACACACTGTAGGAAGTGGTATTGTAAACATAGTTCAAAGCTCAAATACGGTATCATATACACAGTATTATAATACTAGTACAGGTAATAATTCAACTAATGATGGACTTACAGTTGGTTTAAATGGAATTGATGCATATGTTTTTTCTAGAGAAGCAGGTAACTTAATTCTTGGTACACTTGATACTGAACGTGTACGCATCACCTCTGCAGGTCTTGTTGGTATAGGGACTACAAGTCCTGCATCAAGATTTCAGAGTAATAACGTTTCAACCTATAACAGTTCAACACCAACAGGAGCAATAGTTGCTTCTAATTTAGTTGGAGGTAATGCTGTTATTGATATCGGAGTTGATTCAACTTATTTAGGGTATATTCAATCAAGGAATATTTTAAATACAACACCGTATAATTTATTATTAAACCCACTTGGAGGTAATGTAGTTATAGGTACAACTAGTCCATTCACCATTGGCGGAACAGCTAAAGTTTCTATCTATGGTGATACGCCAGTTACTTACGGATTGTCAAGCACAGATGCTGTATACTTAAGGAGGTATGGAGTAGGTCAGTATCAATTTCAAACAACAGCAACTGGAGGAAATAATGGTGACTTATCTTTACAATCTTATGGAGGAAATGTAGGTATTGGAACAACCGCTCCTCAATATACTCTAGATGTAGCTCAAGTTATTCGCTCTAAGTATGGTTCTAATGAAGGTGGGCTTTATTTAGGAGGTACTCCTGCTGGAGTAGCTTACGTTGCAGGAGCTGTAAGAGCTACACCTTCTCCTAGCTATTCTTATACAGGTAAGTTGTCTTTCTATACAACTACTTGGGGAGTTGGTTCAGACTATGGTATTACTGAGCAGATGTACATTGAAACTTCTGTAGCTGATACTAAAGCCGCAACTATAGTAATGTTGCCTTGGGGTGGTAATGTTGGTATTGGAACAACAAGCCCTGCTGAAAAGTTACATGTAGTAGGAAATATACTAGTTGAAGGATCATCCGATAGCAGGTTATACCTAGGATCCAACATAGGACAAACATTCTCATTGGGTACTGTTTACGATGGATCTTACGATTCAATGTTTGTACAATACTCCGCTTTAGGATCACCAAAAATACTAACAATTAGAGGAAACGGGAGCGTAGGTATTGGCACTACTTCTCCTGCTCAACAATTCCATATTACACAAAATATGGCGTTGGGTCTTACTGGAGGAAGTATAGGAGATACTAATAGTATTTTATTTCCTACTGTAAACGGAACTCATGCAGGTGTACCTAACGGTATTTATTATACTAAGAAAGGTAACTGGGGAGGACAAATTGATATCCGTACTAGTTATGATTGGGGCTACTCTACTGATAATGCTAAGATTAGTTTAAATGGAGCAGCAGGAAATGGTATTACTTTTAGTACAGGAGCATCAGCTTTAGGCTCTACTGAGCGAGTACGTATTGATGAATTAGGAAATGTAGGAATAGGAACAACTAGTCCTGATTCCAAGTTACATATTGAAGGTACTACAACTGGTTCAGGATCAGGAGCAGATGCTATTGTACACATTAAACAAAATGGTGGATGGAATGGCAATGAACCTTGGGCTTTGTATGTTGAAGGTTACTCTTATCTTAATGGATTTAGAGTTAATGCTTACGATACTCAAAGAAGCTTATACAGTAGTGCAGGGGAGTTAGGATTTGCAGTTAGTGGGAATTCTCCAATTTCGTTTACTCAGAATACTAGCGATTACAGGATGTATATTGCTCCTGGGGGTAACGTAGGTATAGGTACTATTAATCCTCCTTACAAGCTAACAGTAGTCGGAGACACTTATGTAAACACTGCCAATTTACATTTAAATACTGGTTACGGAATTGTTGACGCAGCCAATATAAGTTATAAAATAGGATTTCCATCTCTTGGAAATTTTGCATTTGAGAATGTTAACGTAGGTATTGGAACTACTTCTCCTTCTACAAAATTAGATGTAAATGGAGTAATAACTGCTACAGGCGGAAACAGTACCAACTGGAATACTGCGTATAGCTGGGGTAATCATGCTTCAGCAAGTTATGTTCCTCAAGCAAGAACGCTTACCATTAACGGAACTACTTATGACCTAAGCGCAAATAGAAGTTGGACTATAGCAACAACAACTCCAGGAGGATCTAATACCCAATTCCAATACAATAGTTCTGGAACTTTGGCAGGAGCTTCTGCGCTTACCTACAACTCTGCAACTAACAGAGTAGGTATTAACCAAGCATCCCCAGGATATGACTTAGACGTAAACGGTCAAGTAAGAGTACAAGATAAACTAAGAGTAGGAACTGTAAACTCTGGTAACGGAATAGTACACATGTCTTCTACTGCTACTATTAATCCTAGTGCTACTACTATTGTCTGGTCTCAGAACGTAAGCGTAGGTATGTGTGCGTTTATCGAATATTACATTTTAAACAACAACACAACTACAGATCAAAGAGCAGGTACAATTATGGTTACTTGGAATCAATCAGGAACTCCTACAATCGCTCACACTGAAACAACTACACCTGACATAGGGTCAACTACCGCTGTAACCTTTACAAGCTCTCTAGTGGGCTCAGATGCACGAATTAACGCAGTTAACTCTAGTTCTGCTCCTTACACCATAGTAATGAGTTACAAATATTTTTAAAATACAGATTATACACATTGTTGGATAGTGAAAACAATAAAAGATGCCTAATGAATTTATCGTAAAAAACGGACTTATAGTAGGGGGTAACGTAGTTACCTCAGGTACTATTACTATTAATGGAGCTCTTGCAGCTACACAATCTTGGGTTACATCTCAAGGGTACTTAACTTCTGCTAGTTTAAGCGGATATGCGACTCAGTCTTATGTGACTAGTGCAATAGCTGCCTTAGTGGATTCAGCCCCTGCAGCTTTAGATACTCTTAATGAGTTAGCAGCAGCTCTTGGTGATGATGCCAACTTCTCCACAACTATTACAAACAGTATAGCTTCTAAGCAATCACAACTTAACGGAACTGGCTTAGTAAGAATGTCAGGAACAAGTGTAAGTTATGACAACACTACCTACTTAATTTCTAATTTTGGAAATATAGAAGGAGATCATACTTATGGGTATCCTTCAAGTGATGGTTGGTATAAGATTGCAGAAGTAGTTTTAACATCAACATGCCAATCTTTTAATCTTTGGGGAGAATACAGAGACACAGGTTACTTTGATAACTCTCACTATAGGATTCATATTACTGCAAGAGCAGAATGTGATTTTCCAACTAACAATGAAAATCATGCTATTAACGTAAACATATATGGAAGTAGTACTAATGATACTTACTTTAGTAATAACGTAAGGGTTGTTCTTACTCAATCTTCTTCTAACTATAGAAAGTACGAATTACAATACTATAGATCTACTTGGGATACAGGTAGTTGGCGTCTACAAACATTGGGTTGGACTACGTACACAACTTCTCAAACTGCAGGAACTCCTACAGGAACTCCTAGAGTCTATTATGTTTCTAAGTTTAGTACAGACAATATTTTTGTTGCTAACAGACTTTCTATAGGAACAACTTATGCTGGATTTGCAGCTAACATTGCAGGAACAACGTACATTATTGGAGCTTCAGTCTGGGTTAATGATGGTTATGGATTAACAAATGCTAGTAGTGGGGGTACAGGATTCTTTCCTTACAGTGATGGGACTTTAGTTTTTAATTCTGCTAACTCCGAAAAAATGCGTGTTGCTTCTAGTGGCAATGTCGGAATTGGGACTAATAGTCCAGGATATAAATTAGAAGTAAACGGTGGAGCTACTGGGAATAACATTGCTAGATTTACAACAGGGGGAGCAGGTGGAGGCACTAGAGGTCTTACCATGTACTCTGACAATTCTCAAGTTAAACTGCAAGTAAGTGATAATGCAGGAGGAGTTGGAACTTGGGCATTCTTAAACTTAAACCCCGATGGAGGAAATGTTGGTATTGGTACAACTACTCCTTCATCTCTTTTAAATATTGTAGCATCTGGATCTGGATCTACAGCATTAACAGTACAAGATAATGCACGTAAAATAAAGATTGGTAGAGATCAAATTGAAGTAACGGATTTATCAGATGTTGCTTCTACAATGTATCTGCAGCCTAATTCAAATCTTGTAATTAATGGTACTGCAGGAAACGTGGGTATTGGAAGCCAACCTTCTTACAAACTAGATGTAAATGGTACTATAAGAACCCAGACTGGTTATATACTAGGAGCAAATGGTTTAGCCGATATAACTATTGATGGTAATATAGGAAGTCAGTTAAGATATGGAAATCAAAAGATTTTATTAAATTCAGCTGATGCATATATTTATACTAATAACATAGCTAGGGTATATGTTAACAATACAGGTAACGTAGGTATTGGTACCACTAGTCCAACAGAGAAACTTCATGTAAATGGAGATACTAGAATTGTAGGAAATACTTACGTAGGAGGTATTATAAATGCATATCAAGGAGATGCCTCAATTTGGGTTCCTAATCTAGGTCAAGCATTTACGGTAAAACAAACTACAGGCAATGTTGGTATTGGAACAAGTAGTCCAGGATATAAACTTGAAGTAAATGGGAATCTTGCTTCTCTTAATTCAAGTGCTGCAGGATTATTTTCTATTAGTGGAACAAGAAGTATAGCAATTCAATCTTT